TTGAAGGCAAAGATAAGAATTTATAATTTCACCCCTCAGAGTTATTCATTGATCCGGTATGATCCTAATGGCGGCATAACAAAAAAAGAAGGTACCTTAGAGGCTATCTTAATTTAATTTAGTCAAAGGGCGTCTTTATTTAGTTCTCTGTACATCAACACGTTAATTGGTTTTAGGGTAAGGGATTTACTCCCTTTCACCTGAAAAAGGCAAGATACCTCTATTCTTATGTAGACCTCTGTGTAGGTCTGACAACAGGAGTATTCAAGCCACTAAACCAATTAACGTGTTATGGTTACAACAATCACATTCAAGGGGTACATCGACACAGAAGACCCCAAAATGGTCAAACTGGAGATGGTATTCTACAAAACCGGTTACAACCGGGTTCCGAGAATCATCAACATTTCCGGTGCTTACAAAAACTGGGACGGTGAATCCCAGAGTTTCAAATCCACGGCCAGTGAATACGTCAAGAAAAACCAGTTGCTGCTCGACCTCAAGGAAAAATACCTGAGTGTTGCCGAGCAATGGATAAAAGACGGGCACAACTTTTCCGCTTTGCAATGGGCCGACTGCTTCAAAAAGCAGGAAGAAGAAAAGCCCAAAGCGAAAGTGCTGACCGTACTTCAGACCATCGAAGAGCGGATTGAATTTTTCAAGAACCACGAAAAATTCAAAAACGGTAAAATTGTCAAAAGTGTGGGAACAGCAAGGGGCTATGAGGGTATTCGTAATTCATTGCAGGAGTTTACTCAAAACAAATACGGTACCCCTTTATCCCGGTATCATTTCACAGACATCACCCAACAATTTCTATTGGATTACACCCTCTATCTCGAAAAGAAAGGTATCGAAAACGGCAACAAAGCCGGTTTGCGTCAGCGACTTCGCTCATTACGTGCGCTCGTAAAATATGCCGCTAAAGAAGAAATGTACGGGGCCAACCCAGAAATCTTCGCATCCGTCCGTGAAAAAATGGCGTGGGGACAATTTGAATCCAAAGCCGTCAACGCGAATATCATCCGCCGTATCGAATACATCGACCGCAGTCTGTTCGACGATCGGGAACAGTTACACCTCGACATGTTTCTCTTCAGTTTCTATGCAGGAGGTATGGCCAATGTCGATGTGATCAACCTGACGTGGGATATGATCAACGAGAAAGAACAACAGATCATCTACGAACGCATGAAATTTCCCAAACTCGCCAAACCGTTAATTATCGGCAAAGTCAGAGAAATATTAGAAAAGTACAGAGGTAAGGGCATCGATAACTATGTTTTCCCAGTCTATACCCCGAAACAGAAGACCGACTTGCAACGGATGCGCAAACGAAACAACACATCCGATAAAGTCAGCAAGACATTAAGTAAGGCTTGCGCCATTCTGGGCATTGAGGAAAATATGACCTGGTACACCGCCCGTGGTACTTTCATCACCAACATGCTCGACGATGGCAACTCCCTGCTTCATGTAGCCGAGATGGCCGGCAACAGTGCCCGGATCATCGAGAAGCATTATTACAAGAACACGCAGAAAGAAAAGCTCCTTTCGCAGATGAATGCCAAATACGGCAGTTGGGGCAAAGAAGCCATCTGAAAGGCTATGTTGCCAGCCACTAACAAAAACCCTCACCAGTACATCTCGTGAGGGTTTTTATATCGACAATCCCTTAGACTGTTAATATCATGCAAGAAATTTAACGCCCTTTGATTTTTATCCCTATCTTTGCAATAATTTAAGATATTAGAAAGCGTTAGCTTTTGTACTTGCATCCGAAATCTGGTAAATTTCAATACTCGCAAGACAAACAGTGGACGCCTGCGCTTAGCGTGGGCTTAACTTGTTTGCGGGTATGGGCTTACCAGAGCCTCGGATGCAGCGGGTTATGTCCCACGCTTTTCGTATGTATAACAGTGCTTGAGGGGACTTCGGGCAAATAGAATCACTCTATTATGAAAGAGCCGATAATGGAATTGCTGATGAAAATTCCAAAAGAAGCGACCTCTGCTACCGTTCAAGGCATCGAAATGCAAATGATCGACAACGAAACCCGACTGGAGATGCTGCGCTCCAATTCCGAACATGCCTATTCCGAAGCCATCTATTCTAATGGACTATTCATGGCTATAATCAAGGACGGCCGGTTACTCACCTTATATAAAGTAATCGGCTCTCCGACAGAAGAAATGTTTCGGAGTTTCGGCAATGAATCAGTTTAATTCTGCATGGGTATCCCTGCTGCATTGCGCTTTAACTCCTGTTATTCTTTAGACTTTCAGCATTTATTCTTACCTTTGCCCTCAGAAATAAAATATTATAAAGCGTTTGGCTTTTATCCCGTAATCGGAATCTGGTAAATTCAATACACAAGGGGTAACAAGACTGAATGCTCACGTTTTGCGTGGGCTTCTGTTTGTTATGTGTATGGGCTTACCAGAGCCTCGATTACGGCAAGCTGATGTCCCACGCTTTTCGTATTACAGCTAACAGGTTGCAGGGGCAGCTTCCATAAAGAATCCCTGCAACAATGGACTACAAAGACAAAACCATTCCGTGGATGCTCAGTATCTCCCCGGAAATGGATGAAGAGCAACAAAAAATCTATAAACAGCAAGCCGTCGAAATACTCTCCCAGATGCAAATATCTGGTATGCTTGGGAATGGTAGCGCATTCGAACTCCAGCTTAAAGATGCCACTGTTACCTGCATCCGTCTCGACAAACTGAAAGGACAGGCATAAAAAAGCCCCGGAACATTGAAATTCCAGGGCCAAACTATTTAGGGTCAGTTTTATTTCTTCTCTTTCACCTGCGCCAAGAAACTCTTGGCCGGTTTGAAAGCCGGAATCACGTGCTCAGGAATGGTAATCGTCGTATTCTTCGAGATATTACGGGCAACCTTTGCAGCCCGTTTCTTGATAATAAAGCTACCGAACCCGCGCAGGAACACATCGTTCCCCTTAATCATCGAATCCTTCACATTCTCCATGAAAGATTCCACCACAGTCATCACGACCGTCTTCTCCACGCCCGTACTCTGGGCAATCTCCTTTACAATATCAGCCTTTGTCATAATTGTACTTATAAGTTTCTGATTACAAATATAGCCTATTTTCGGGTAATAACACTCGGATAATCAGTCTTTTTCAGATTCGGTAACACACATATAAATAGTCTTTAGGGAACACGCTTTCCTGCAAAATACATTGAATACAAGCATTTTACTCAGAATGAAAATTCTGAAATTTCATACAGCATAAAATTTGCTCATCATGTCAGCCACGGGTTCCTATACGGGTCATAATCCGACTGAAAAGTGGCAAGTTGCCAGTCCGTCACCGGCTTCCGGTCTTCCGCGATCTTCCGGGGTATCTGCGGATTCAGCCGCAACTTCGAAGCGTCATACAGCCACTTCATCGTATCCTCCTGATCCCTCATCCTCACCACACTCACATTATTCGGGGCGATCAGCTTCGTAAGTTCATAAACAGCCAGCCGTACCATGTGTTTCTTCACATTATAATTCCGGGGGTCATGCGGTGTCAGGTTCACGCCCCGCTCAGGTACGTCGGCGTTCACGTCTGTTGCTGGATAGAACACCCGACCCTCGTATACCACATATTCATGGTCCGTAAACTCATATTCGTTGTAACTCGGATCATAATCGGCAATAGCACCCCAACAATCGGACTCCAGTGGCGTAACGTTGTTATCGAACTCTTCCAGTATCAGCAAGGTGTAGAACGCTCCCTCGAACCACACCACGGACCACAATTCGTATTCCACCGGTTGCCATTCCGCGCATTCCGCTTCCAGCCAGCCTTCAACCAGCGGTATTCGGATATTCCCGAACTTATAGCCGTTCTCCACCAGACAGACGTACGCCACATCGTTATACATCACCACGTCTTTCTGGTAGTAGGTTCCGAACTGCGAATACCGTTCCACCGTCGCCGTATCCGGCAAAAGCTCCGCGTATTCTTCCCAATAGGCTAAAACAGCCGGAGCCTTATATCCGCTTATCGAACGGATCACCTCGCAGATCGTGCCCTCGTGGTAGATATGTGCTCCCACAGGAAACGTGATTCGGCGGTCGTATTCGGCAATATACTTTCCCTTATTCAATTCCTGCTCTATTTCGTAATTCTCCGACAGATACTCCACAACCGACATCTCGGCCGATTCTTCCGCCTGGATAAACCGTTCCTCGTTGCCCCGTGTGATTTGAGCCAGAGCTTCCGGGCTGATAATGCCCAGATAATCCGCGTCGTTTAGAAATCTCCTGTACATATTCCGCTAATAATTAAATCCTTCATGCAAAACAGCGGTCGAAACCACCTCGTAATTCTCCTTGCCTCCGCTGCGATACTTCTGCCAGCTATCCCGCAGGTAGTAACACAGCAGGTAATCCAGACAATCCGACAAATGCCCGTAACGTTCGTACTTCACGCCCGTTTTCGGATCGGTCGTTTTCTGCTTGCTCTTCGTCCCGTCTTCGTTTTTAAGCTGGTAGATCAGATCTTCCGTCAGCTTGCGGCATCGCAGGTCGATACGCAGCTCCCAGCCGTTGTATCCGCTTAAAACCTCGTTCACGAATTCGCATCTTGTCACCTGTGGCGGTTGTTTCTTCAGCAACTTTACTCGTGGCCGCAACACGCCCTGACCGAGTGTGTCCGTGATTACCGTAAAGTTGTTGATGCCGTCTTCCGATGCTGTCGAGCGTTGCAATCCGGAAGGATCGCCTGTTATATCCACGCCACCGGTCTGTTTGTCCATCAGTAGTTTCTTTCGCAGCCGCCGGGCCAGTGCAGGCGTGTTGTTTTCCTTTTCCGAAGCCTTTCCCAACACTTCTTCCAGGATATATACCTTTTTCTTCTCGTAGTCGATCTGAGCCAGTAGCACGCTCATGTGGGGAGCCACATTGAAGTCCCACACCGAGATCAACGGCCGCATCGGATCATACACCTGTTCTTTCAGTCCCGTCACCAGATGCACGGCACCGTCAAAGCGGTTGTAGATCGACATATCGTTCGCCTCCACGAAATCCCAGTTCCCGTAGAGCAACCTTTCCTTGGTTGCTTGGTCGCTGATCTTGTTCAGGGCCGATTCGTATGTCTGCCGGAATGCGATATTCGGGTTGTCGAAGACGCTGAAAGGCACGTAGGCTTCCCCTTCCCGGCACATCACCTTATCGCCGTTCTCATCCTGCACGAACCGCCCCCTGATCCAGTTGGTCGTCGGGTTGGTCGTCAGCAGCATCTTCGACACCCGGAATGTTTCATGCGTCTTCCAGCGAAGACGGGAAAACAACACCTCGATAGCTCGCTGGCTCACCTCCGACACCTCATCGCAGGCGGCAATCGTGGCCTCCATAGAGCCGAACCGCTCGAAGTTCGGGTCCGAGGGTTGATCTGCCAGATCGAGCATGATGATGACCGAATCGTTCCAGAACCGCAGCGTTCCGGCCACGGCGTTGATATGGTAGTGTTCTTCCTCCACAAGTCCCCATTGTTTAATGACCATGCGGATCGTGTTCCACGTCGATTCTTTCAGTGATTTCAGCGTCTTTCGGGCCACCACAGCACGGATGTCTGCGAAGCGGATACAGCTACTCACCAGCCACACGCTGGATAGATACGACTTACCTTAGCCTCCCCCAGCCGCGCCTCCTCCGAGGACAAGCTGGGGGATATTCTCATTATTACAATTTCGACAATAGGGTTTATATCTCGGATTATGATTCGCGTCGTAACCGATCAGCATCTGTTCCACCTCGCCGCCGCACAACGGACATTCCGGCTGGAGCAATTTCCACAACTCATATTGCTTGGGAGAGGGACAGAAGTCGATATTCAGTTTTTCAGGCGCTTTGAGTTTCTTCTGCGCCATACCTATACGATCTCTATTTCGATAGACTTTTCCTTACTCAGCAAGGCATTCAGCGTATCCGAAGTCTTACGCGATTCCGTTACCTTGCCTTTCGCCGTGTTTCGTCCCACAATAATACATCCGGCTGAATCCACCTCCGTATTGCCGCTATGAATCAATATTCCCAAAAAATGCGGTACGTTATGCAGATATGGCAACACTCGCTTAAATCGTGGGCTATGTTCCATGGTTACACGGTATATCCCGGCAGGGATAGCCGTCCGGGCATACACTTTCTCTCGGCATCGGCACTGGCGGCCTGAAGCAGTATCCGGACACCGTTCCGGCAGGTCGCGTACGGTATCCTCGATCGTATGACAGAAAAAACGGCCATCCACATATAGATCACCGATCGTATAGGCCGCAGCCTTATATTTTCGCTTCAATAAAAGTTTCATTCCTTGATGCTTTTAGGGTTACATCAAAGAATAGCGGTTTCCGCCTCAATGCAGGTGGTAACGGAACAACCGTCAATAAACGACAAAACCCAGTGCCGCAAAGCACTGGGTCGTACATAAAACAAATTCCTGTTCCTAACTATCCTTCTTATTCCTCGATTCCCGGAACACGATACTTTTCGTTCCCTTCGTAAGGATACAGTCTTTTTTCTTAGGAGAATAAATCCTTCGGGGTTGTACCTCTTTCACAATCAGCGAACCGAACCCTTGCCATTTCACAGCCTCTCCTGAATCCAGTGTCCGTTCTATAACCTCGACTGCTGCATTCAATACCTGAAGGATTTTATCTTGTGGTAAAACCCGTCCGCATTCCTGCGATACCGCTCGAACCAGTTCTTGTTTATTCATAATATATCAATATTTATGTTATATTATTGTCACCACAAAACAGCATAGTGCTGAAAGAGCCGTCGCACTGCATAAATACATCTCTTCAGAATACCTTGCCCTCCAGATATCGCTGCACTCGCTCCCACGGGGGACGAATATCATTTCATCGGCGCACGGTATCTCGTCATGGGACAGCGTACTGGTAATCCATGCGTGCCCACTGCGGCTAAATATCAGATAGTTGATATTCGTGTCGTCATTACGAACCGTTTCACCTGCCGGGTGGCTTCCCACTTCAAAGTGGCAGTCAATCGGATTATCGTCGCAAAACGGCGGCTTGTGTCTGTTCGGGTATTCCATGATTCAATGCTTTTGAATTATAGATTGGTTTGGGCAATGTCGATGCTTTCCCAGATAGTGACGATTTCCCCTTCGATTTCGCACATGACGGGTTTGGGAGTTCCCAGCGACACCATGCCGCCGAGCCGTGTGGGCTGTTCGCTGTCGGATTTGCTGCCGATACAGCCGGTGAAGTTCAGCGGCGTCGAACTGTTGAACTGTTCACAAATCATTCCTTCCACATTGTCATATTTCCGGTTGATGTTGAAGCGGAATTGCCGCACCGGACGGACAAGGACAATCCGGGCAAAGGCTTTGGTAGTCAGTTCCACCCGGTTCGGGCTTTGGTCTTTGCGTCCTGTCCTGTCGAAGTCGAACCATGCGATGCTGTTTTCCGGGCGGATTTCTTCGCCCGAAGCTAACTGCTGCATCTGTTCGTCGGATAGCGCACGGTCGAAGATACGGAAGTCCTTAAAGTACGCATCCAGTTTTTCACCGATAACCAACTCTGCATTTACCGTTCTTTTGCTTGCGGATTCACATCGGAAGGTGTCTTTCTTCACGCCGTCCAGATAGACCGTCAGCAAGTTGCCGTCATATACCAGTCCCAGTTTGTACCAGCATTGGGGAATGAATCTGCCGAGCGTGCTTTCGGAAAACTTGATGCAGCACCAGTCCGATCCGATTACATAAACCAACCCGTCCATGATTCCCAGCCGGAACATATCTTTCTGCTCCAAGATGGTTCCGCCCTGTGTGTTCTTGAAACACAATGTCACGAACAGCGTGAAAGGCTTGTCGCCCCGTAGCGAAAGTTGCGGCACGCCCGATGCCGGAAAATGGGCATAGTCCCATCCCCCGAAGAAGCCGTAGCCTGTGAGCAACGCCTTGAATGGATGCCGGTATGTTTCGCTTTCGTTTATCACTGCTTCATGTTTTTTCATTATTTTCTATCGCAATTTAGTACTGCTTTAGAAACCAGCCCTAAATTGGTCTCTGTTACTGAAACCGGAAAATCATTCCTCCAGCATCTGCCTGTCGAGTGCATTGGCGAGCGGAAGCAGATCAATAGACTCTGTGGTGGTGCACAACAAATAGATTACAACATTACGGCGATACAACAGTACACATGTACTTAAGCCATCCTTGTCTTGAATGATAAATGCTTTTTCGCCCAATTCTATTCCCATTTCTTCGGCGGTGGGAATATGGCGGTAATTGATAGCGCCGAGTTTGTAAACCAGCGAAGTCTTCGCTTTTGCTACACTATCGCACACTTGGATAGATATCAGAATTTGCTTCCCTTTATAAGTAAACGGCTCCGGATACTCACAAAGACGATTTTTACTACCGAGTCTTACCAGATTTGGTATGACATCCAATCGCAACGAAGAAGCGAGAATAAGAGGCAATTCCGATGAAACGGTCATATCTGTCGTTATTTTGTAATATTCTCCAATTCGTTTGTAATATTCCATCATTCCCGCCTCTATTGGGACAGGGGCCCCGCCTACGTTACCGAGTAGCCACTGGTTTATATGATTCCAGATATTACAATTAACTCCATTCCTTGCAAGTCTTTCTCTATACACCTGATCTTCAAAAGGTTCCTGAATATCTACCTGATTGTTGTCCGGATTATTACTGAACAGCATATTGCAAGCTATGATGGGGGCTTTTTCAACGACGTCCGGCATTTGGCTTGGATACAGACAGGCGTCTATTTTAAGACAGGCGTCCGTTACTTCAAAATCGTTACCACGAGGCGCTACGATTTGATGATATACAAATCCATCTCCCCCGCCCGGTTCTGCCCATTCTGCCTGACCGATAACGATAATTGGGTTACACGGGAATACTGCCTCGTTACCGTTATTTCCAGATAGGTGAAGAATATTCAAATCTACTCCATGCAAGTTCCCGTATGTTCCCACTACACCCGAACAATCGGAACAGTTTATTGCCCAGACATGGCCATGATCATTAAAATTTTGTTGAAACATATTAATATAAAAGGTATAATTGCCAGGATTAAAGGGATCAGGTGGATAGAAATAATGAGAAGCCCCTTGATATCTGAAATTTGGAGTTGCATTCAATCCTTTAGCAAGACATTCCAAGAATTCGCCGCCACCGTTTGCTACTCCTGTAGCGCAGATTTCCGCTGCTACATCCATTGCTGTCGTCCACGGGTAACTTAGTTCTCCGGGGTTATAGGGCTCCCCTTGACACCGCCACGGATCTACCGGTTGGCCCAGCAGCCGGTACACGCGATGAAACGTATTACATACAAACATCTCCTCGCCATTCAGATTGCAGGTCCAAGTCCACCAGCCGTTAGCAGGAGGAACAGGTATGTCAAGCAGTCCGTTAAGTAGTGGAACCGCATTAGGTATAGGAATATCAATATGAAGAGGAATATTCGCTACCATATTTAATTGCCCTGTATTACAATTCCCTAAAATTCCATTTCCATTTTCCTCAGCTGCCAGAGCCACTACTACATGTTCATCCGCGTTTTCACTAACGAATACTAAATCCACACTAATATACGGATTGACAACTGCGCCACGGATATAAGCACAGCAAGCCGGATTATTTTCGTTATTCACATTCTGTACCCATTCCGGGGGTACTATGGGTATCTCATTGTTCTGGCGTATATGTATCCCACCAGTCTGTGGGTTACTGTTATGATTAAACTCTATCGACAAAATTTGTATCGTATTATTAGCAGGACGTCTCTTGCACGTTTCCACTACTGCTATGACAATGACCGCTATTACTGCCACCGCTGCCACCGCAGTCAGTGCCCAAAAAACTACCGAACTCGCCAGTGCCGCGCCGATAGCTATCCCGGCCTTGAGGGCGACACCCACAACCCCGCCCAGCACGGTTAATATCCCTGTTGCTGCCACCGCAGCTCCAAAAGCACAAATTGAATCCTGTTTCACATGAGGCCCATCCTTTACGATCTGGCGGAACTCTGAGGTTTGCAGTCCGTTTGCTACAATATATGCCGCCGCCGAACAATACCATCTTTCGTCCGCAGCATCCAACTTGTAGCCCAGCCCATCGCGCAAATAACTATTGACGATGGTTCCATACAACTCTACTTCCCATTTCAACTCTTCAGAGAGGCTGTTCCAGTACGCATTATCTTCTTCAGGCATATAGAAAGCGAGTGTCTGCGGATCTGTCAGCAGGTTCGTGTTTTCTGCCCATGCAATGCCTGCCTGACCACTCACACTGAAGGCTTGCAGCGTGCATTTCTCCGTCAGGTTCGCATCCGTAAAATCGAACACTCCGGTAATGCCCTCGTCCAACACATAGGGCTGGTTCGTCTTGTACCCTCTCAGGTTCTCCGCATTCAGACACTTCCCAAATTCAGCCACGTAGGCCATATATCCCGAATAAGCATACTTGTTGTCGATTTTTCCTTTGCGGGTCACGCCGCAGAATACTGTGCGTCCGTCGCCTTGCAACGCTTCGATGGCGATGCCGCCTGTGCTTCCGGCAACTTCACCGTCCAGATAGAGGTTCACCGTCTCTCCATCGTATGTCCAGGCTACATCCGTCCAGCCTAAAGTGCCGATAGTTTTGTCCGATGTCAGCACCGCACCGCCCGTACCCCCTGTACGCAGGCAAACACGGAAAACATCATCACTCTCTTTCTGTAACCACAGCATCCAGCCCGAAGCCCGTTCCGCATCACTGTTGGCTCCGATGCACATACATTCATTTGCGGTGCGTTGGGGATAGATTTTTGCCGTCCAAGTGTAACCCTCCTTCCCCGGATGGAGTATATCAAAAGGCGTATATACGGCGATACCTCCCCCGGATGTGAGCACGCGGCAGGTATTGACAATCTTCGCAAATCCTTTCACTGATATGGGAACAGATTTACCACTCCGTTCCGTAATACGGTCACCGCTAAAGTCGAACCACGCCGCACACGCATCGGTACGCGCCGGAGCGTTCATAAAGCTCTGATGGATTTCTTCGGCATTCAGAGCTACCGGATAGAGCAGAATCTCACGGATGTAGGCTTCCAATTCTGTCCCCATCTCATAATAAGTACCGGACGAAGCGATGGGAGTTGCCGTACTCTCAACTACGGCAGCCTCAAAGCCATCTACATAAACATGCAATTTAGTCCCGTCGAACGTCACGCCGAATACATACCAGATGTCCGGGATAAAGCTCATCACTTCTTTGGGAAACTTGACCGTGCAGATACCCGGCGCATTGATCACCAATAAATTGTTTTCAAATCCCATTTCAAACACGCCTTCCTGACGGAAAATCATGCCACGTTGTACACTCCTCATGCACAGCTTCGTCTGGATGCTAAACGGTTTTGAACCCGTTAGTGAAAAGTCCGGCACCGATGACGAGTATGCGTAATTTTTCATGCCGGAACGGTCGTAGCCGGTAGTCAACGCATTACAACTTCGAGAAAAATAATTACTCATAAGTTTGAAGTTTTAAGGTGATAAATCGGTTTACTATCTCTTTTCCGTCTCACGGAGTTGCCGGACAAGTTCGAGTTCTTTCTTCAAGGCGTCGGGAATCGGGATCGGCTGAGGTTCCTCGTTAGCATCCGCAAGGTTGTTCTGGAGATAGTTGTCTCCGACCACAAGACCGTTGCAAACCATCGTGTGCGCTTTCCACGTCTCGTCACATGCCGGGCACTCCAGTTCAAGGTTGAAGACTTCATCATCGTAATGAATCGGATACTGAACGGACACAATTTCGCAAGTTCCCTCTGCGGTCAGCAACTGATCCCCTTCTACAATCTTTCCTGCTTCGACGGCCCCTTTTTCTGTCATCAATGGATGAGTGTCGCTCGCTTCCACCGAATATCCCCCTTGTGTTTCGATATGACGGAGTATCTTTTCCGAACCTTTCCACGTGTTCACCACGGTAGCGGCTCCTCCGCCATAAGGATTCATCACACGGTCGCCGATCCTGATATCTTCGATCGATACCGTCGAACCGTCCGCCATACGAATTTTCGAACCACGGGCAAGGCAGCCCCATAGAATGGTGAGAAACGGAATTTTCTGGTAATTCGGATATTGGGCAAGTTCGTCATCCAGATCGCTGGCGATATACAGGCTGTAAGGATAGGCTTCTCCCTGACATAAGAAATCCATAGACAAGCGGAATGCCACACCCTTATGTTCCCCGGAAGGAGTGGGAACCGAGGTTTTCCAGTCATTGTTCAGGGTCCATTCGAAGCCGTCGGCAGTGGCGTTAATCCGATTACCGAGTCCGTTCATATAGGGAGCGCAACCATAAGAACAATCCAATAGCAGATAAAAATTTTGTGGCAGAATTTTATCGAATTGATGTGATCCGGCCAAAATCGCGCTACCTTTTACATCGAGAAAGAGATGCTGGGAATAACCTCCATCGGACTGGCAAGGATAGTCGTAATCCACCGTTTCCTTACTTCCGGGTGTGCGTCCATACACCACGTAGATATTTTCTCCGGGTTGGGTATTTATATTCCGGGGATCGTCCACCCGGAGCTCTGCCACTGCGATTGCCGAATTAGTATATGTTTGCCGGGTAATCAACTGCGAACGAAGCATTTTTGAGTTGACCGGTTGCCACGAAGTCTGCAAAGTAGTGACTAAAACCTGTGATTGGAAATGCGACATATCGATGCCTTCGACCGTATATTCAATCCTCTGGTAATGGCACTCTTCGGCCGTTTGGTAATAGGTATTGACGTATTCGCCTGCCTCAGTGTATATCTCGACCTTGCTGTCAATCCAGTACGCCTCTTCAGTCAGCGATACACTCGCTTTTACTTTTACACATTTATTCGTATTGTCATCAATGACATGATCGATGTAAATTCCATCCACAAAATCCGTTGGAGCTTCGGTGAGTTGTAATACCGTTTTATAGTGCGGACCGCCTTCGCGTACGTGTTGTTCACGAGTTTCGTTCACAAGCGCAGAAAGAATGGGCAGCTTTTCGCGCATATACCCGGTTCCGCCGAATAAATCGGACACAAGTTTATACTGATCGTCTTTCGACAAGTCCAACGAAATGATGCCTGTTCCTGGCAATATGCTTCTAATCAATTCATACCTTTTCATATTCTATTGGTTTTAATGATTATATTTTCGCTGCATCTCTTCTTGTTACGCTCCTTTTTTATGAAGAGGGAAAGATGGTAAAATCATCTCCGGCTCCATCCCCCGGAGATTTGGGGCTTATTGTTTTGAGTCAGCTCAACGGTCCCGGATCAGCTCACGTTCGGAAGACCCGAAGCGGGCTTCGTCTCTACGCTCGCTTTTGCGCTATTCCCCGCTGCGAAACGGGGAAGTGCTGCCGACTGCACCCAGGCATTGACGCAAGCTGCCCGAATAGCTGTTTGAATGGAATTTGCAGTGAGTTTGAAAGGGGGCGGACGGAGAGGCACGGACTTCCCGGTTGAGTCCGTCCGTGCCTGCCGTTTTACACCTCTTCAATTAAACTTCGCTGCGTCATGGCTGCGGGACGGGGAACGGTTTATTGCTCGTGGCCCCGGTTCCGTTAATGGTGATGGTGCCGTTGTTCATAACGCAATACCCGATGCAGACGTCCGACGGGGTGCCGTTGGAGTAGTTGTTTCTGGTGAGGGTGATGCTACTGGATTGTGTTGCTGTGGCAGTTCCAATGATGCCGCCGACGGAGGAAGAAATATATCCGTTGGTAACCAAGGTTCCGGTGTTCGTGTTATCGCTGATTGTGGAGTTGCTGTTGGCGCTTAGATTAGCCACGTACCCGGCAATGCCGCCGACAAGACACTGATTGTCATCCCCCGTAGCGGTGATGGTACAGTGGTTGGTGCAACCCGTGATGGTGGTGTTGTCTGTTACATACGCGACAATGCCGCCCAGCTTGCAGACTTCACTGGCGGTGAAGCTGACGGTGCCGCTGACGGTGACATCCTTCACGGTAGCACCACTGATTTCCGCAAACAATCCGGCCCTCGACGAGGTGGTGCACTGTAGGTTGCTCACGGTGTGACCCTGTCCGTCGAAGGTTCCCTGGAAAGTCTTGTTGGAACCGATGGGCGTCCATTCGTAGTCGTTGAGGTCGAAGTCGGCAGTGAGCCTGAATGTGTAGCCTTCAAATGTTTCACGTTGCTGTGCCAGCCATGCCAGCTCGGCGGCGGTGGTGATGTCCACCTCTCCGGGAGTGAAGGCGTTGTAGCCTGCGGGCTGGGAGGTGGTGGTGCCGTCCCAAACGGTGTTGGGAATGTCGTACTCACTATCCGGCGTCTCCCACTTATCCGTGATATCCACCGTCATTACCGTATTGGGCGAAGGAGTCACCGCCTCGATGATAAGGCTTCCGGCGGCATTGGTGCAGTAGTTGCGTTTCAGGGGTATTCCGGCGGGGATGGTGACGGATTTCAGCGTTTTGCCGCTGCCGTCGGCGGGCGTGAATTCGAGCGCGATTTCTCCCGCCGTGTCGTCATCTCCTGCAAAGATATAGGTGAAGAGGAGAGTTTTGCACGCTTTGCCATTGATGGTGACCTCGTTGCCAAAACCGCCAACATCAGACTTAGAATAACCCAGACTTGTTATGGTAAATGTTCCCGAAACGGCTCCCGTGGCTACATTCAGCGTCTTGGGAATATCGTGGGTAACATATACTCCTTTGCAGTAGCCGAAGTTCGTTGCATTCTTTTCTGCAATGGTCAGTTTGGCAAACGGACGGACAAGGGTAGCTTTGAAATCGGTCAGCGCCCCTACTCCTTTCGTGAAATCCTTGCAGGCAAAGAAAGCGTCCCGTATTAGAGGGTCAGTTGGGTAATTTGATATTTCTACGGCTTTCAGCCCGTCAGTTCCATTCGTTGTATAGCAGTTATCCCGATAATGTGTGTAACTGTTCGGGGTGGTCTGCGACGTTTCATTTGCAGTTGGCGTAATATAATCCGCCCAGAACAAAGCCTTGTAATCGGCTGGGTTCGCCAGCTCGAACTCAAACTTGATGTCGGTATCTCCTGTAGTGGGGACTTCTTCCTTGCGGACAATCAGTGTGCTTAAATCCTTGCTCCATACTTCGAGTATGCAGCGCAACTTATAGGAGTTGCCAGCATAGTCATTGGGGGGCGTTGGCAGTGCCCGTGTTCCGGGTTGTGCAAAGTCGGCAGGCAGCGAAGCGGTGAAGCTCACGCGGTTGCTTTCACCGGCAGTCAGCGTGTCGGCTTCGTCTTGGCTGCACGAGGTTATCAGCCCTGCGAGGGCGATTAACCAGAGATAAAATCGGTACTTTTTCATTGTTCTCAGAGTTTTTTAATTTATAAATTTATTGGTAATTCACTCGTTTCTATTTTAAACCGTCGAGGTCAAAGTCTATATCCCCGTCAAATCCGGTGTCTATATCCACCCCGCCTTTCATTTCGTTGGTAAGGAAAGCTCCGCGCACGGTGGTGAGGTGTCCCCGTCGGTAGGGCACTTCCAGTCTGGCGGTACGGGCTGTGACTTCCCCGGCAGGGTCTTTTACTTCCATGGTGAGCACCACGAATGATTCCGTGCCATTGACGAAAATGTAGTCCGTGCCTATCGTGCATTCTTCCGAGCCGTCGGCGGGCAGGGTCAGCGGGGTGGTGAAACTTACTCCCGCCTGCGAATTGGCAGGTTTGCCCGTCAGGACGTTGAAGCCCAGCGGAACGTAAAAGCCGTAGGAGAAGGTGACGCTGTAACCTTCGGCTGTGCCACGCTCTTTCTTCATCTTGCGCAGGAAGTCCTTTACGTCCGTGGCGATAATCTCGTATTGCGCCAACGGGCGTACCATATCCACCTGAACCTGTACTTTGGCGTTCCATTCGTCCCGGTACGGGCGCAGGTCGAGCGGCGCCGTTCCGTAGAGGCAATCGCGGTAAGGGGTGTTTCCTGTATAGGGCGTGGTGCAGGACACTTGCTGCAAGTCCTCCGTGTTGTAATAAAGGTCGGCTTCCGTACCTGCCGCCACGTAGTCCGTCCAGACTGCCAGCGTGTACTCCAACGCGTGCAGGCGCAGGTTGACGGGCAGGGTGATTTTGCCGCTTCCGCTTTCTTCCGCTTCTTCGGGCACCGTTACCTGCCGCTGGGCGACTTTGCCGTCGCGCCGGGCTTCGATGATGAAGCGGCGGCGGTAGGTATCGGCAGCGGCTTTCGTGGTTCCCGAGCGTGCTTTACCGGTGATAATCTCCAAGGGCACAAGCTCCAGATCGAGTGTCACTTCGGTATTTACTTGTACGAGTGTAGGGTCAACGCCTTCCTCGCCATCGGCGGTCATCCCCGGGTAGTCGTGTACGCAACCCGTAAGCAGGATGATAAATAAGAATAGCAAATAGTATCGTTTCTTCATATCGTTTGTTATTTAAGATTGAACCGATATACAACGGAAATACCTACACGGGTGATGCCCCAATAGTTCTTTGTGCGGGTATCTATCCGTGCGCCGTTGCCTATATTATAATAGGTGTCGTACTTCATGTTGGCGTATCCCGCACCGAGGGTAAACTCGCCTGCCCAGTGTTCGCCCAGCGGCAGCAAGTAACCGTAACTGATACCTGCACCCAGGAGCGGACGGGAGGTATCCTGATAGCGGTCGCGGTTCCACTTCACGTTGAACCAACCTATGTGCGCATGTACGCCGAAGAAATGCCCTTCGCCGGGACGTGCCAGCCAATAGCGGCCTTCCGGTTGGATGGTAAAGGTCTTGACGGCATGTTTGTCGCTGACGTACCACGGGCACCAGAGTACGGGCAATTCTACAGAAATATGTTCGCTCACCTGCACATCGGCGGCAAGGTTCAGTATCGTACCCGCCCATGCCGCAAGGTTGGTCTTGACAGCCACGTAGCGACCGGAAGAAGATGCGGCTTCCGGCGTTATCTTTACGGTTTGTTCCGGCTGCCGTACCGGTTGTGCCGTTATCGCTTCTTCTTTTTCTTTGGCGGTGGTGATTTGTTGTTCCGCTTGTTGCACATCCTTTTTAACCGGAGTTTCCGTTTGTTGCTGTTCTGCCACCGTTATTTCTTTCTCCGGGACAGGCAGCGCAACCTCTTCGGCTTCCGCTTCTTTCTTCACGGGGGCGGGTTCGGTTTTCGCCTGTACTTCCGGTGCATCCGCAAGGGCAAGCCTGATAACGCCCTGCACATCGGCACGGCGTGCTTTCTCCGGGCTTTCCGCTCCGGTGTCTATGCCGCACCCCTCGAATGTAATCCGTTCCGGCGCGATACCCTTTTTCACGAGGTAGTTGCGCACGGTACGGGCACGCCGTAGCGACAGCTTTTCATTGAACGCCGCCGTGCCGCTTTCGTCCGCCCATCCGGTAATGACGACAGGCACGTCGGTATTCGCCTGCGCCCACCGCAGGATGCGTCCCACGGCTTTGTACTGGCTTTGTGGAATCCACTCGCCTTCGTTCTTGGGGAAGTGTACGGCGGCACGATATACCACCGAATCGCCCGATGCTGTTGCCGGCAACTCTATGTTTTGCGCCCGTGCGGACATCGCAACGGCGGCAAATACAAACAGGATTATTGTAACTTTTATTCTCATAATGTTTTATTTTGATATTCAGCAAAATGGTTCTTTATCTTTTCCGGCGGTGTCTGCACCTCGCCGGGGAACAGGCGTACATATAATTCCTGATAGGTGGCATACACGCTAAAGAGCGTGCAGCAGGTCAGGACGATCGTACCGCAAACAAGTGTCCCCGTAGCCATAAACAGGAGATACGATACCCCGACGCCCTGCACCGCCGATGCATAGGCACGAATCCACTTCGCATCCACGCTGCTTTGCCGCCAATGGTACGGCACGCAGAACCGCAATACGGGGTAAGGGAGAAGAAACACCGACAGGGCTGCCAACCGGAACCAGACATTCGGCTCACCGATAGATTCCAGCAGTTCGCTATAAGAGTGCAGTTCCCGGAACTCAAAAGGAACCACTGCCGGAATGACGGACAGGAGAATCACCGGAAGGGAGAGCAGCCATGCGTTTTTCCACCCCAGCCATCCCGGACGGATAGCCTCTGCCGGATAGAGGAGCAGCAACAGTAAAATCCAGCATCCTCCATAAACCGGAAGGACAGGAAGCAACGGATAGCTTTCGGGGATTCCTTCTTTGCAGGTCGTCAGCAGGTGGAACAGCAACCATACGCCGCTAATGACAAAAGCCGCAGCCTGCAAAATCCGTTGTTTGCGGTTCTCATGCCGCCGACACCATAGCAGCGCACCACACAGGAACATCGTTCCTATTGCAAAATACGGAACGGGGTACATCCATTCGATTGTTGTGGTAGGATTCATCATACGGCTATCGGATTTATGCCCGACACCGGATGGCAAGGACGTAGTTCGACGAATGAGGAATAAGACACACGAAAATCCGCAAAAAGGAAATGTTTCCTATTTGCGGAAAAAGATTGTAAATGACTATTATTCGGTATATTACACGCGCACGCGTATCCGTTATATACGCCTGCTCCTGTGTGTGTGTGTGTGTGTGTGTGTGTGTGTGTGTGTGTGTGTGTGTGTGTGTGTTTACAAGAATTTCCGGAACTTCCAAATTTTCAGACACAAAAATAACAGGAAAAGACATTTTTTCTTTTTTTATAGCCCTTGTTAAAACCAGAGCTTTTCTAATCCTGTTATCATACACCCATTCAAACATACATTTTAGAAACGGATTGAAATGCCGCCTATTGCAAAGATAATGGTATATCTATTACCTGCCAAATTTTTTGTTAGAAAATCGAGAATAATATATATAAATAGATATTTTAACAAACCGGCATACTATCACTCCGGCTTTGGCGGTGCAAAAAATAAGACGGAATATATTCCCGCCTTTACTAACTGCATAACTGCACTTTTATTCCATCCTGATATACTCCGAATATCGTATCTCCACATACGGATTATCGCTCGAAATCGTCTGATGCACGGCTTTCACCCGTTTCCAGAACAACCACCGCCGTTTATATTCGATCCATACCGCCTGATGCAGCGTCACCGGAACCCGTATCTGTCCCCGTAGCCGTCCATCTTCGATCAGTCCCCGCAGCTCGATATGCGGGGTCAGCATCTCCACTTTTTGTCTTACCACGGGCACAGTATCCCGGATGACTACCGTATCCCGTACCGCCGCGTCGACAGGTCCGCTCACCTCGATCTCATGCCGGGCGGCAGCTTCCAGATTCCGGATTTTCACGCCCAACCGCTTCAACTGCTCCGCATCATCGGCCCGGAACCGCTTGTACTCCTCCACCGTCAGACGCAACGACTTCACATCCACGGCCATCGTCGCCGAATCCACCTGTATGCGTTTCAGGTCTGACAGCAACACCTCCGTATTGCTGCGATAGCGGTCACGCTCCCGGCCCAGACGGTTCGCCCGCTGCCAGAGAATCGCCACCGCCACCGAAAGCACCGCCACGGTTATCAGCAACACCTTACGCATACTTCAGTGCGCTGATCGGGATAAACCACTGATGTTCCTCCTGAAAAGGTGCATCCAGCAACACCATACATCCCTTACAAATGCGCTCGTCGTCGCAAAGGGTTTCCGTTACAAGGCCCGTCTTTCCGGCCAACTCGTCCAGCAACATCGCCGAAAGCTCCGCAGATGCCACAATCGTAATTTTAGTCTTTGGTTCCATATCTTATTCATTATATAATAATTCATACTCATCTTCCCGGCGCTGCCTCAGCGAAGCCACTGCCTTTCCCCGATACCGGCAAAAAGAGACATACTCCGCCCGGATATCCCGTTCCCCGGCTTCCAGTTTCCGGACGAGCCGGCTTTTCGGACGCTCGCCGTATCCCAACAACCGGTATTCACCCACATTATAGGCCAGCACTCCGAGCAAAAGCGAATCCCGTCCGAAACGGCGGAACACCCGGCATTTCTGCCGCAAATCGGCTCTGAGCAGCGAATCCGCCCGTTCTTCCGTCATCACCGGATAATGCTCATTCTGAAGCAGTTTATGCCCGTAACCCACGTATGGATAATGCCGCTCATCGTGCATCCCCTCGTAGCGTTTAATCAACGTCACAGCCTCTTCGAACCGTCCGTCCTGTGCCAAAGCCATCTCAGCCGCCAGCAACAGGCAGAACGTCAGTATGCCTCGCCGCCTCATTTCCCCGCTGTTTTTAGCAACTCCTTGATATCCTCCCGCATCTCCCGGATGTCGGCCTGTATCGTTGAAAACTGCGTCATTGTAGCCTCGAACACCGCTTTGTCCAGCTTGATGGCGTCGATGCGGTCATACTGATCCTTCACTTTCGCCTCCAGTGCGTTACAGCGGCGCGTCAGTTCGTTGATATGCTCCGTATTCGCTACATGCTGCACGTAAAGCGTAATCACGAACGAAACCACGACAATGATCGTACGGATATTTTCCAGAATAAAATTTCTCATTTGTGTCATTATGGATTTTGAATTAAAATTGAAAAAGCATTCGTTATGGATTCCATCAACCGGGCTGCCGTCTCCGAATCCTTCAGCAGTCCATATAGCAACAGCAACACAATGATCCCGATATAAAGCAGCCGTTCTGCCGTCTTACGGCTCAGCCGCCGCCTGCGCCTCTCTTCACTCATGGGACGTGGCCGGAGGCACAATCACGTTAAACACCACGCCGCCCTCGCCGCCGTCGATCCGCACTTTCGTTTCCTGCGAACACTTGATCGGGTACAACTCCATCAAAGCCTTGGCGGCATTCACCGCCACCGCTCTGAGCGGTGCGGGAGAGAGGGGCACACCGAACTTATCCGTGTATTCCGCCGACGAGGTTTCCGACATCACCGCCTTCAGTGTTTCAGCCACCTGCAACCGTGTAGCGATCGTTTCCACCTCGAACTCCACACTGTCGATCATCTCCCGTATGCGGGCCGACACATGCGGCTGTCCCAACAGTAGCCGGCTGGCAATAGGCACATTCTTACCCTTGCCGAACACCTCCTCGTAACACTTGCGGTGATCGCCCGCGAAGCCGGAACCGCCGGCCACGTACAACTCGCAGAACTTGGCTTCCTCCTCCGTCAGCTCCTTTTCTGTCAGCGGTGCCGGAAGTTGCGGACCATTCCCGGCTATCTTTGCTATCTCTTTCTTCTTCATACACATTCCTATTCAAAAAAGCCCGGTAAAAATACCGGGCCAATGTTCTATACTAAAGAATAGCGGTTTACTCCTTCGGAGGTTGAATAAAGTCCGCCTTTCTCGCAATCAGTTGCTCCATCAGCGTCTGGTAAAACACATCCGCCAGCGCATTCGCGCAAGCCTCCGCATCCGACAGACTGTTTATCAGCCGCATATTAAACACCACATTCAGGTCATACCCCGTAATGGCGGCCATCAGCTCATTGCCGTCATAATTCAGTACCCCGTATGTCATTCGGTCTTCCACCCCGAATGTTACCCGTTCGATCTTTTCAGGTTTGTCTTTTTTGGTTTCTTCCATTTTTGTATCATATTTTGAAATGATCCCGTATTTTGGGCATCCGTTCGGTCATGCTGTCCACCGTACCGCCGCATTGCCGTAACTGCCGGCTGCAAAGAGCCGCCACCTGCCGGGTAGCCGTCACATCGGCATCCGCATCGTGTGCATCGTCCAACTCGATCCCCAGCCGCTCCGCGATCAACTCCAACTTATACGAACTCACCGACGCATCCCCCGCAAAGCACAGCCGGGCCAGATCGATCGTATCCAGATAATGCGGCTGGAAATTCCCGTAAAAATCCACCGTTCCGGCGAACACCTGTGAAAACTCCTTCATTAGCCCTGTGTAAGCCATCATCTGCTGCAAAAAACCCACGTCGAACGGAATATTCTGACCGATAAGGATCGGCTTATAACGGGCTCCTTTACTCAACGTATGCTTCCGCGCAAACCCGATCACATCCGCCGCCACCTGCCGTAAATCCACACCCTGCGCCCGCAGCACATCCATCGTGATCGCCGTATAACTCAACGCCGCCGCCTCGTAATCCATCAACTCCGCCCGTGCGTCCTCCTCCTGTTGCTGGCGGGTCTTCAGCACCTTCCGTTTCGGAGCTCCGCCCAGCGTCTGCTTCTCGTAAGGGGCGATATAACTCACATACCGGCCCAGCACCTCCCAAGTATCCAGACGCACAGCCTGCAAAGCGATCTGCGTACAGGCGCACCTCGTACATTCCAGTCCGCCCGTTTCGAAATCCAGCACGATCGCCGTATAAATTGATTCTGTCTTTGGTATTCCCATATTATCCGCTACATTAAAATCGATTATTCATCTTAACTGATTCAACAAACTAAAATCAAGGCATTTACACAAATAATGAAATAAGTCGGGAGACTTAGCCTAATTGATTGATAATGTATAAAGCCCGTTCCTCGAAATCCCGCAACCTCCCGTCGTTCGGGATCACCGCATCATAAAAACGATCCGCCAGTTGCATCCGCTCCCCGTCACGGGCGATCCGTTCCAAACTGATGCCCCGTGCCAACAACGTTTCCGGCTGGCTGCGTACCAACACACCGACGATATGGAAACGGTCACGATACTGCTTCTTCAGGTTTACCAGACCACGCTCATCTACCACATACACGCAGCGGCCCCAGCAGGGCACATCGTCCAGCCGGGCGAAATATTCGCATCCCCCGTACTGCGTGTACGTCAGCATCTGCTCTTGGGGCGGAATCTCCTCCGCCGTAATAAAATGATAATCCCGCCCGTCCTTCTCGCCCTCACGCCGGGGACGGGTCGTGTACGACACGATCACCGGGATACCCAGCCGTGTTTTCAGAAATTGCGCAAGATGTGTCTTACCCGTGCCGGAATTCCCGACAAGGGCGATAATCGTTGGTTTCATACGATATGGATTAGTGATGATTTATAAGTTTGCAAACTGTTACTGCCGTTATAATCGCTATATTTCACCATCGCCGAGATAATCACGATTCGGTCCTTCAATTCCACGATCTGCTCGTGATGCGCCGTGTAGAAATCATTCCAGCACACCAGCTCTGCCACATCGTTATTCTGCTGGAGCAACAGCTTCACGAACTTCTTCCGTTCTCCGGTGGCTTTGTCTTTATAGGCTGCTTCCGTCACCTCCGCCACCGTGGCACACACCGCCGCGCGGCGTCCGTCGCTGGCCGGATCGAGCACGTCCCGGAGCGTCAGGTAGGAGGCTTTGCCTTTCACCGCCGCACGTACTTCCGAAGCCTCGAAAATCTTCCGGTAATCGATCGACCCGATACCGCTCACGCCGATCTGCTGCCGGCTCCAGAAATAAGGCTTTCCGGCCAGTTCCGCAGGAAACTCCTTCTCCGGCAGCGTAAATCCCAGCTCCTGTGCCGCCGTCACCAGCAAACCGTAACGCCCGGTCACGGCTTCCAATCCTTCCACCTTGTCGAAGCAGCCGGCCACGATCATATTCCGCACGTGCCGTGCATTCACCGGAACCCGCACCGCTTCCTCCGTATCGTCAGGATCGTCCCAGTAGGTGTATTTCTTCAACTTGTACTTGAATATCCGGTGAATGAAATGCGCCACCGAGGTGTAAGGCCCGTTCTTCTCCCGTTCGGCCACGATATAGGCTACCGCCTTTGCGCCAAGTTGTTTGATACGGGTCAGCGACCAGAAGATCTCGTCGGTTCCGTAATCAGTGAAAAACGCCTGCCGTGACGTGTTGATCTCCGGAGGGACGATCCGCGCCTGGGAGCATTGTTCCATCTCCGACATCAGCATCGGAATCTCCTTGTCGTCCGCCCACTGGAGAGCAACGGTGTAGAATGCCGTCGGATAGTGCGCTTTCAGATAGGCTCCCACGTAGCTGGTCACGGCGTATGCCGTAGCGTGGCTGGCATTGAACAGGTAGCCGCCACCGGCCTCGATCATCTCCCAGATACGTGCGGCGTCTTCTTTCGGGCAGCCTTTGGCCGCCGCTCCCGACATGAATTTTTCTTTCAGGGCATGAATAGCGTCCACTTTCTTTTTGGAGATCAGCTTCAGCAGCCGCACGCCCTCGGCAAGCGAGAAGCCGCCCACCTCACGGGCCATTTGTGCAAGTTGTTCCTGATAGCAATTATGAACAACCAATCCTCCCACACAAAAGCTATGATTATGCTCAACAGAAATATCGTATGTCCTTCTGATTTCATCTTCTTTCACGCTCAAAACCATACCCCATACATCATGCTCACAGCTACCACCGTTTTTCTCTATGGTCTGTAAATAACAAGGACTGTTTTTCTTCATCCGCTTACGCAGGTATTTTGCATTAGATTTTGATGGCAGATTCTTAAAATCCACAGTATTGAGATACATGGACGGAACACGGCAGCCACAGCTACGCTTGGAAACATCCGTAATCCGTTTCTTAAACACATACTGTAATTTTTTAGTAGCATTATCCCCAAATTTTACACTGCTTACCCACTGCCCGTTTTCATAAGTTTCAAAATAGGAAGAAGGTATCCTAAAGGACTGTAAAGCATAAAAAATCTGTTTGCCCATGTATGGGTTGACAATCCTGATAAATCCGTTACTCATACAACCGTCACCTTCAAAAAATCCGGACAATAACATTAAAGTCGGTTTTATAGGAATAAACTTGTCGTAAGACAGACATTCGCCCAGTCCGATAAATCTTAAATATTCCTTGAATGGATTGGGACGGGTTTGGTTTGACCATGTACCTTTTGTATAAGTCAATCGAACATACCAACAGCGTGTAGAGAAATAAACGACACTGTTCAGGTCAAAACATTCATTGAATACTTTTGAAATGATTTCAGCCTCGGCTTTATTGCGACAGGCTATAAAAGGTGTACCGGTTGCAGCATACGAACCATTCGCCAGATAAATACCCAGACACCAATCCTTCAAAGTTCCTGTTTCTGTTCTTTCATCCGACATCCAAAATCCCTTTATCAGATGTTTCCCCGGAATAAGTCCACCGGCTTCCATCCAACCGTATTGGGTCAGGACCTTATGATCTTTCGTACATACCAGTTCCTCCCCGTGAGTGGTACGAACCCGTACAGTTTGTTTTTCTCCTTTGCACATGATGCAACTGACATATTGATAGGATCCGTCTTCAGTCAGAACATAGTCGCCTACTCTGACTTGTTGTATAGGTTTATTGCCCTGTTTCGTTTGAATCACAGAATTTTCGGCTATACATAGCTGTCCATACGTGTTTTTTAGAGCTTCATGCGTACCCCACAGATACACGGGAGCCACCTCGCCACGGCGTCCCAGCAGGAACTTCTCCGCCGATCCCGATTCCAGCGTCGCAGGACGGTAGAGAGCATTGGCAGCGATCAGGTCCTGGATGCTTTCGGGCTGCATGTCTTGCAGAAACCGCGTCATGCCGCGCGATGAAAACTGAAACACGTTCTGGGTATAGCCCGCCGAAAGCAGTTCGTATGTTTTTGCATCCTTCAGATCACCCCGCACGATACCCTCGAATGTCAGCCCTGCACCGTACTCCCGGTTACAGATGTCGATTACAGCCTGTATCTTCGAAAGCTCCTTGATGCCGAGGCAGTCATTTTTCAGCAGTCCCACCTCGTCGATCGAGTAGCCGTCCAGCTCCGACACCAGCAGCTCATCCATCCGTTTGATCGGCGTGTAGTCAAAGCATTCCATCGGCTCGCCGTTCTGTTCTTTTGGCGTAATGACGATCGCCGAAGCATGTACCGAAGCTGAACGGGGTTGTCCCAATAGCGGGCGCATATCCTCGATAGCCCGTGGGTATTGCCGGATGAAATCCCGTACTTTTTTGTTCGTGGCAGCCAGACAGAACAGGTCCGTCCACGTCATCGCATCATCCTCGAAAATCGCCGTGATGTAGTTCACCAGACCGACGGGCACACGATGCACCCGGCACACGTCTTTTAGGGCCGCTTTCATTTTCAGCGTGGTATAGGTACCGGCCGAGAACACCTGCCGCCGCCCGTCGGTGTTGTAGCGTTGTTCGAGATATTCTTTCACCTCCTGCCGCCGGTCGCTCTGAAAGTCAATATCCACGTCCGGGAGTTGACCACCCGGCCCTTGGCTATATCCGTCACCCACAAAAGCATCTGCCACCAATACTGTTTCTGTCGGTTTTACCCGTTCTGTTTTCTCGATTTTCATCGGCGTAGCGGTTTAAGGGCAAACAAGATATCCCGGTTATCGAACACCACATCGTCCCCGCTCCGCAGTTGGTCGGCATATACAATGCGTCGTTCGCCGCCACGCACAACCATAAGCTCCGCATCCCGGTCAAGGCAAAGGACGGTTCCGTCATCAAAATACACCCGTATATAATCACTCGACAATACATCGTCTGTCAGCAGCGTCACCCGGTCGGGGTAAAGTCCGGCACGTTCCGGCAACAAAAAACGCTCGAACAGCAAACCGTATTCAATCGGATCGATCAACGTGATCCCCAGCAGGTACAACACCAGCGAGCCGCCTGCCGATCCACGGCCGCAACCGACAAGAATCCCGCTTCGCCGGGCCCAGTTCACCGTATCATATTGCACAAGCATATAATCCATGTTATCGGTCGATTCCAAAATATAGATTTCTTTTTCCAGCCGTTCCCGGTACTCCTTTTCCCGGCCTTTGGGCACCAACTGCCGGAAACCTTCTTCCAGCAACCGCAGGAACATCGTATGACGCTCCCCGTAGCGTTGTTTCTCGGCATCCGTCATGTCATACCGGGGCATATAGTTCCGCTCGGTCTGGTAACGGGCTACTGCCCCTTCGGCAATCTCCACCGTATGGTGGCACATCCGTGCAAACAACTCATCCACATCCCACTTGTCACCGTCGAACAGCTCCCGGATTTGTTCGTACAGTTCGTCCGTGTCTTTCATATACTGGTCATCGCTCTGACCGTGGGCGGCTCCCGTGGCGATCTTGTTCAGCACGACTTTCGTGCGGGCCTCGTCCCGGTCGGGATAGTGGCAGTCCGGGATCAGTATCGGTTCGATACGGAACGTACCCGTTGCCGCATCGTAAAAGGCATCGAAGAAATGCGCCGTCGCTTTCAGCACTTCCGCATCCAGCCGTTCCGCCTTATATTCTGAGAGGTCTATCTGGTAAAACACCCGGTCGTACACGTCTTGCAGCACTTTGAGGATATTCGGGTTACGCTCCATCCAGAACGACGTCCGTTTTCCGAATATCAGCACGTTGCCCTCGCCGTGACGCAACAGTTCCGGGAGTGTCAGCGTGGCATCCTCCGAATCTACCATGACGGCTTTCTGAATACGCAGCAGGTTCCGCAGCCCCCGCTGGCTCTGGCAGTAAATCTTCACATCCACCTTTTCGCCTTCATGCACTACGGTGCAGGTATATCCGAACACGGGACGGATACCGGCCTTTGCGCACTCTTTTTGCAGCGTCAGCGTAGCGCCCATCGTGTTCCGGTCACAGATGCCGAGGGCCGTTTGTCCCAGCCACACGGCTTTCTTTACCCACAAAGCCACGTCCCCTGAAGCATTCAGTAACTCGTAGGGGGTATGTACACCCAAATGCACGAAAGGTGTCTGTACCTGGCAGGGCACACGCCGCCCCACGTATTTGAGCAGGTTCAATCCGAATCCTTCCCGAAGCGGGTAATAATACCAGTTATCCCCGAAAGGGAAAGCTACATGTTCGATCCCCTCGGCCAGCAGCACTTCCGGTCGCTCCATCAGGTTGAACTGCACCCCGGCAGGTCCCGTGCGGAAGATCGATTCCACGCCCGACAAATCTGCCAGGAACAGTTTTCCGAAACCCTCGATCTCGACCACCTCGCGGTCGAGCACCCGGTAGGCGATCCGGTTCGCCTTCAGCCATTTTTCCAATTCATTCATCCTTGCTGTATTTTTGAAAGTTGATATTCGACAGGTGTCCGGAGCCCGTAGGCGAACACCTCATAAATTTCTTCCGGCGTCAAGTCTTCCCAGTCCTTTTCCGGATCGGGAATGTCCGCCACGAAAACCTCGAAATAAGTCGTAAGCTCGGCCGCCGTTCGCTTGATGGCATCCACGGCATCCCCGTCGTAACCGACAACCACCGTTCTTATGCCCTTGCTCTGGAGTTTATAAAGTTGGGCATGCGAAATTTTCTTCCCGAAAGTGGCTACCACGGCCACTCGGCGATTGTCGTACAAGTCCAGCTTGCGGGTTAAGGCTACCACGTCGAAAATTCCTTCGGTAAGGACCACCGTGTCCGTTTCCCCCGCGTGGATGGCATCGTAGTTATAGAGCAGTTTCACAAAATCGTTTTCCGTGGAGTTCCGAAAGCGCAGGATTTGGTATTCCCCGTGCCGTTTCGCTCGCCGGTTGTGGGTGTCGATCTCCGTCTTTGGCCACGTATGTCGCGCCACGTAACCCACCGTATCGCCCGCGTCCACCACGGGGAAAATCACGTAGTCGTCCCAGCGGCGGTTCAGCCGGCAGGTGGTGCCTACCGGAAAAGTGTCGTAATCGTCATAGGTGAAACCTCGCCCTTGCAGATAGGGATGTGTGAACGTGCGACGCCAGAATTCCGGCAGAGTCACGATACCCAACTCATCGTCTACCTCTTCACCGCCGTCTTCCAACGGGAAAAGGTTCTCCGTCAATGGTGCGCCCGGCGATGCCGTTTCCGCAGGCAGCAGATCCATGCGCCCCAGGCTCTCCAGCAGCCGCTCCAGCGTTGTCGTCGAATGTCCGCACGAAAAACAGTGCGCCATAAAAGGCTTCTTACGGGCCGTTTCCCGACCGACGTACACCCCGAATTTGCCCTCTTTGCCACAGAAAGGACACCTGGCAATCAGGTTCTTCTGTCCGCCGTCCATGCGTGCTCCCAGCTCCGTCCGAAGCTCTGCAATCAATAAATCCGATTCTTCTCCTGAGATGTACATATAAAGAAATAGCCCGTCACGGCTTGCGGCGGGTTACGGTTTCAGTAATTTTTTCAGATGGGATTATAAAAAGAACAAATCGTCAGAAATGCAATTTGCGGCTATTGGGTTTTAGTTAGCCGCAAATTATGCGGCTTAAATTCTTGTTTTAACCGCAAATCAGGTAGAAATGGCAATATTTTGCATATATTTGCCACATATACGAAGTAGTTATGTTTATACACGAAACAGATAATTGGACCTCATTTCGTTGGGACAGCGATAAGATCGCCGATCTGCTGGCCCGGACGAATAAAGCCGTCGGCTTCCTTGCCGGACGGTTGAGCACCATTGGGTTCGATAACCAGATGGCGGCCACAGTCGAATCGGTAACTCACGATGTCGTTTCTTCATCCGAAATAGAAGGAGTCACACTCAATACGGCCGAGGTGCGTTCATCCGTTGCCCGCAAATTAGGTGTAACAGTACCCGAAACCAAAGAGCCGACACATTATATCGACGGCATAGTCGAAATGATGCTCGATGCTACCCAGAATTATTCGGCACCGCTCACTGCCGAACGTCTGTTCGGGTGGCATGCCGCTCTTTTTCCGACGGGTAAAAGCGGCAGCACAACCATATCGGTCGGAACATACCGCACGGGAGGGATGGAAGTGATTTCCGGCATGTTCGGGCGTGAACGGGTACACTACCGTGCTCCTGAAGCCGAACGCCTCAGTGGGGAAATGGCTCATTTCTTTGCTTGGTTCAATGATCCGGAATATACTCCCTCATTGCTGAAATCCGCTATTGCACATCTCTGGTTTGTCAGTATTCACCCGTTTGATGATGGCAACGGACGTATCGGACGGGCCATTTCCGATATGGTGCTTTCACAGGCTGATCAAAGCAAACTCCGCTATTTCAGCATGTCCATGCAAATCAGCCGCGAGAAAAAAGAATATTACCGCATACTCGAATCCACACAACGCGGTGACGGCGATATTACGGCTTGGCTGGTGTGGTATCTGGAATGTTTGGGCAGAGCGGTCGAGGCTTCCGAATCCATGTTGAGCGGCGTATTGAATAAAGCCATGTTCTGGAAAACGTTCTCCGCAAGAACAATAACCGACCGACAGCGGGAAATGCTCAACACCTATTTGGACGGATACCAGGGTAAACTGACTGCAAAGAACTGGGCCAGATTAGCCGAAGTATCTCCGGATACGGCAGCACGCGATATTCGGGATTTGGTGTCGAAAGGTATGCTTTCGCCGGTGCAGGGACGCGTCCGGGATGTCTCCTATACCATCAATTATATAGCTGAAGACTCTTTTATCCGTAATTTCTCAACACCGGAGATCATTCGCCGGGAAGACAAGGAATACATCACGGCCTTTTATAAAGATAAGCAGAAAGTAGAAGAGCGAATTTCCGACATCGACCGATTGAGGCTCCAACAAAAAGAAATAACGTTAAACGATCTGTTATACAAATATTTTGCGTATCTGACAGAGTAAAAAGGGAAAAAGCAAAATAATAGATTATATTTGCAGCATCTAAAGTGCCCGTATCGGCAGGTCACGATATCTGCACTATAAAAAAGATGCAAGAGGACTCCGGAAACGGGGTCCTCTCTGTTTTATCCCTCATCTGTCTGCCTTATACTCATCGACCGCTCCGCATCGTAGAACACCTCATTGTCGTAATCCGTGGCGATCTTGATCGTATCGCCCTTGCGGAAGAAACGGCTCTTGGCCACATGCAGCCGCATCAGGTTCTCCTGCCGTTCCGACGACGACTGGTTCAGCGAGATCAGGTGCGTGCAGGGACGGGCCAGACCCTTTGCCTCCGAGCAGTTGTATTCCGTCAGGACGTTCCGCTCGTTATTGAGCCACTCCCGATCTTCGATCGTGGACTGATAGGTCGTCACCATCCACACGTTCTCATCTGCGGCGAGGTCTTTCAGGTCGTTCGCCACGGCGATGCGTTTCGCCCGTTCGTGTTCGGCTCCCCATTGCCGGCGCGAGGCGTCTGTCAGCAAGTCCATCGAGTCGATAATCACCACATCCGGCGAACGGCCGTAAACTTTCCGGTATTCCGCAATGCCATTCTTGATGTCGAGGGTCGAAATCCGAGAATTGAAACGGGGAAACGACCGCACCGTGATACTCCCGGCATAACCTGTTACCAACTCCTCAAAATGCTTAAACTCCCGGTCGGAAATCTTCCCCTGCTCGAAATAATAAGCATTACGGGAGATCAGTCCCCCTGAGTAGGCGTCCAGTGCTTCCTGTTCCGATCCCTCCAACTGATAGTGCAGCACGTGCAGTCCGTCGTCGATGTTGGCATGGATACCGATATGCTTTGCCAGATGCGACTTGCCAACGCCCGTCGAAGCCAGAAAGCAGGTGAGCTGACCTCTGAGGTTACGGCCGCCGTTCAGGGCGTCGATGTAGGGAATATAAAACCGGTTCACCTGCGGCAGGCTGCTTTCACGTGCTTCGGCTTCCCTGCGGCGGTTACGTTCGAAACGTTCCCGGAATGTAGAGGCCACCTCCACAAAAGCCGTACTTTTCAGGGTGAAAGTCCCAAGCCATTCGGCATACTCGGCCAGCACCGTCTCAGCCTTGTCCCGGTGATTCTCATTGTAGAGTTTCCCCACCTCAGAATACACTTTCTGCAACCGCACGCCCTTGATGTAATCTTCCAGCAGGTCGGTCAACGCTTCGGTGTTCCGGTTCTCTTCTTCGTATTCCTGAAAGGTCCCGATCAGCTCGATCGCGTCGAAGTCCCCCTGAAAGGTCTGCGAGAGCGTGGCATACGTCGGCGGCTGCTTGTAGGTGCGGTAGTGGTGGGCGATCACCTCCTGCACCTTCTGGAAACTCCGGTCGGGCAGGTATTCCTTGCGCATGTTCTCCACGACCACGCCGCAAAGCGTATCGTAATGCAGCACGGCGGAATAGAGTTCATATAGAAATTCCGCGCTCAGCGGATTTACCGTTTCATGCTTCATGGTCTATTTTTCCTTTCTGTTTCCTCGCAGCGCAGGCGGTACAATTCAGGATAACGGGCGGCGGTACGCTTGCGGCAGCGTTCCGTTCGGGTACAACGGCGGCAGGCTGCCGAAAAGGGGTTCCAGAGCAATGTCGAAAAACCGCACACGTAATAACATACGGGCGTGTCCACCACACGGTTCTTAGTCCCTTCCTCATAAGCAGGATCGACAAATTGCCACAAGGGATGCTCCCGGCGGTCACGCACCAGTGCCGGAAGCTGCGCACGCGAAAGTTCCGCAGCCGCAAGCCAACGATCCTCATGGTAACGCCGCTGTGGGGTTGAAGAAGAGAAACGTTCACGGGCTTTCGGTCCGAACGAATGCGATGCCGACCAACGGCGTTGCAGGTAGTCCTTTTCAAATCGGCTGATTACATGCGCCTGGCACAGGCAGAAGTCAGCCAACCGCTCTTCGGAAAGTTCACCTCCGCACTGCCGGTCCAGCTTGTCCAGGCAATCACCCACCACACGCCGCGAAGCCTCCCCGCCCGGAAAGCGGAACGAGGCATCGAGCAAACGCCGGATCAGCAGCTCGAACAACGCCACCGTCACCCTAATCCTCGCGTTTCTCTCCATCCGGTGTGATCAGTTTGCGCATCTGCTGCTTGGCCAGAAAAATCCGGCTCTTCATCGTATCCTGACTGCGGCTTCGCATATTCCCGTTCCGGTAGGAAACCTCTACGATCTCCTCCAGCTTGTAGCCCGAAAGCTGCAACAGCAGGGCTTCCCGGTAAATCGGTTTCAGCTTCTCCAGTGCGGAGAGGATATCGTCGTTGTAAAATTCCCGGTAGTTCGAAATATCCATCCCGTTACCGTGTGTTTCGTCCTCGTCGCTCAGCTTCGGAGCCAGTGAATACACGTCCACATTCTCCGACACCTGTACTCGGCTCTGACGGCGGTTTTGCTCCATCACAAACCGCTTTGTCACGATATGTATCCAGTTCAGGATAGACCGCTGCGGGTCATAGGAACCGATATATTTGAAAAAATTCACAAGGGCTTCGCTGTAATTATCCGCGATATCTTCCTGACGGAATGAATAACGGATGCAGAGCCGGTACACAAGGTTCCGGTTCGGTACGATATACCGGTTAAAGAGCCCGGTACGGTGCTCGATATCTTTTAACTCCTCATCTGAAAGAGGTTTTGGGGTTGAGTCCATAGGCAGACGGATTGACGGTGAAAACTGATTATCAATCTGTCAGCAACTATATGTGCATCAATTATATAGATATATCTCATATCATATTCGGTATTTGCGGATATAATAATGCCACAAGTGGCACGCATCCGCAGCGTTATCATCCACCGGCGTATAACGGTATTTATCCTCACAGGCACGGATCATGGCGGCCTTGTCAGCGCGTCCGTCACCTGTGGCAAACTTCTTCAAAGTCGAGGGATTCACAAATTCCGGTTCCGGCAAATCCAGCTCGTCGCACACTTCCAGGAGAATACCGCGCAGCTCAGCCAAACGCCGCATATCGTAAAAGTGACGGTTCACGCTCACGTCTTCCGCCACGATCCGCCGGATACCATAACAGCGGATAAAGGCCACGAGCATGGTGCGGAATGCCCCGTGCATCTTGTTCCCGTTCCGTCGCTTCGATTCCGTAAAATTCCATGTTCCGCTCTCAGGCAAACTATAATAGCCGCATTTGGCCGCCACGTCCAGGGCCAGTACCTGATCTCTGCTGACTTTATCCGATCCTTGATTCTCCATTCTCCTTTACGATCAATAGTTTATGGGGATAACCTTCCGCCACGGCTCCGTGCGACACGACAAGAGCCGTCACGCCGAGCTTGTTCAGTGCCGAGAATACCCCGGCCAAACCGTCGGCGTCCATGGCGTCAGCGATCTCGTCGATGCACATCAGGTCAAAACCTTTGCCCGGATCGCAGTTTCCGTTCACCAGTCGCTGCATGGCCACGATCGAGGCCAGATTGACTCGTGCCCGCTCACCCTCCGAGAACTTGCCGAAGCTGCCGGCATCCAGCCCGTCCCGCACGATCGTCACCGAAATCTTCTCCCGCACCGTGCCGTTTTTCAGGGTAGTATAGCCGGAGAGGTTCACACGCAGGTCGGAACCTAAATCCGAAAGCACTTGATTCATCATAGCTCCTAAAGCCGTGATCTTCGTGTTGGCCAGATACGATTTGAACTGCATGAAAAGCTGCTCTTGTCCCGTAAGGGCGGATAATTGCTTCTCCGTTTCAGTTTTCACCAACAGGGCTTTATCGGCCTGCGTGCGATAGGTCTTTAGCGACTTCCTGAGCGATAAGATCACCTCTTCGGGAGAGGTATGCTGCATCTCGGCGATCGTGTCTTCGAGGGTTTCAATCGAGCCTTGGGCCGAACTGATCTGCTCCTGAAGACGGCTGATGCCGCGTCCGTTTTCCCGTCCGGCGGTATCGATCCGCTCAAACGCTTCAGCAAAAACCTTTTCCCGGATACGTCCGATCTCCGAGGTACGGGTGGCCAGCCGTTCCTCGATCTTCTCCAGATTGAACTTATAGCCCTGCATCTCGTACTGGGCTGCTTCGACGGCACGTTTGCCTTTCGCAAGACGGTCTTCCCATTCCTCTTTCCGGGCAACAAGCATACGGCTTTCACCACGTACCGCCGTCTGCATCATTTCCACTTTCTCCGCTTCCAGCGTGGCGTCCTGCAATTCGGTATCCAGCGTATCGAGCGTCTGCCGGTTCATTTTCAATTCTTCACGGGCGGAATCCACATCAAACTCCTTGTCCGACACCAGAAACTCATGCCGGCACGCCGGACAAACCACGCTCCCGGCGAGTTTGGCCCCCAGTGTTTCGATAGCTCCGGAGATGGCGAGCCTGCGCTTCTTCAAATCTGTCATCTGCCGGTTGGCCGCCGTGAGCCGGTTGTCGAGATCGGCCATTTCCGCTTTCAGCTCATCCCGTTGATGCCCGTACTCGGCTGCGAAAGCATCGAAGCCGGAAAGCAATTCCCGGTATTGCTTCTCTGCATCCGTGATTTTCTTGGAAGTCTGGCCGAGAACCACCGACCACTTGTCGATCTCTGTCCGGGCAAGGGCGATATCCTGCTTCTTTGCCTCGATCACCTTCGTCCAGTCTGTCAGGGGTTCCGGCGAAAGAAGACGCAGTGACTCATTAACCAGAGTGATACATTCGTCCAGTGAAGTGTCCGAGTCTTCCGCCGCCTGCAACTTCCGGTCGAGGGCATCGATGTCTTTAGACTGCTGCTGGTGACGGGCGAGGGTTTCGCCGTATTCCCGGATGGCACTCCTTTTCCCGGCGATCGATTCTTGCAGCGAAGCGATCTTCTCCGCCCGTGTGCGCTGCCTCTGCTGCCGGTTGTCCTCCTCTTCCTGTATCTGCTCCGTGAGCATACCGATGCGTCCGTCCAGTGAGGCCAACTCCAGTTCGGCCTCTTTCAACGAGCGCTCTACCGGTTCGGTGTCCGCAAGCAACCTCTCCACGGCCTGATCCACCAACACGCCGTTCGAGAAGCGATTGATGATCTCCTTTTTCTCCTTGTCGGAAGTCGAAAGAAAATCGCTGTAACGATGCTTCGAAAGGATAAAGGAGGAATATAGCTCGTCCCGGCTGATCCCCAGTTTATCGAAGATATATTTATTCGAGGCGTCCACCGAGGGCTGGGCAACCGCTTGTGATTCACCGTCACGAATGAGGGTACAGTGTACTTCCGATACTCCTTTGCGGAAGATGCGGCGTTCGATTTCAAGGGCTTCGCCGCTGGCTTCATTCGTCAGCTTCAGATACACACGGCATTCGTCCGCCGCATCGTTGATGATCTCCTCCGTGCGTACTTTACGTAGGGGGCTGCCCGTAATCCCCACGGCGATAGCTTCGAGCAGGGTGGATTTGCCGGAACCGTTACTTTGCTGGCTCTCGTTATCGGCATTGTGCCCGAAAATCAGCGTCGTCACGCCCTGCACGGGAGTGTATTCCACTTTCCGGAAAGAACACAGGTTCTGCGCTTCTATATAGGTTAATTTCCACATGGCATTTCGATTTTAGAGAGGTACGACAAACCCAGCGAGGCGTCTTCGACACGCTTCTGGATACAGAAATCTTCGTAGGATTCACGAATCTTACGGCTGTCAAACTTTTCGAGCACCCCGGCTTCCGGAGCTTCAAGGGTTTCGGTATCAGGGGTGACGAATTCCACTTTGGAGGCCCCGGCCTCGTACAGTTTTTTCTTATCCACCGCCGAAAGACGGGCTTCGTCCCCGTGAACACGCACCTTAATACGGCACCGGCCGGCCGCGCGGTTCTCATCCAACAAGTCCGTGAGATGAATATCCACCTTTTCCGCCGATACATCGATCACCCGGAAACGGAGATTGGTCTTGTTCTGGACAAATTCGTGCGTGCCGTCCGTGTAAAGCACGGTATAACCCTTGGCTTCGTCTTCCCCGAAGTTGTGCTGCCGGGAAGAACCGATGTATTCGATGCGGGTATTCTTGATAACCGTACGGTTATGATAGTGTCCCACAAACACTTTGTCGAACTCCCCGAAGAGCGAGGCCGGCAGCTCCGTTTCCGAAGGCTGCGCCAATGCGCCACGGATACCCTCGTGGACATAGAGGTAGTTGAGCTTATCCCTCTCAAGGGAACCAATACACAGGGCTTTCAACCGACCGGTGAAACTTCCGTTCTCCGGGAAATAACTCATTACGTGAAGCACAAAATCCCACTTGGGATCGGTAAGCGTCAGAAAGTCATCGATCACCGTTACATTCGGATACCGGTCGAAGACATGGCAGTAGCCCTCGATAGCCTCCTGATCCACCAGATCGTGGTTTCCCTCGGCAAGGGTGACGTTTATACCGGCTGTTGCCGCTTCCAGCAGTGCGCTCCGCACGGAAAGCAGCACGTCCAGCGTCTGGGCCGTGCGGCTCATAAACAGGTCGCCACCCACCACAATTTCCCGGATGTGCTTCTCCCGGCACACCTCCAGTGCTTCCTGCCAGTTGGCCCTAAACTCCGGGATATTATCTTTGGATACGTGTATGTCGTTCAGTAACAGCAGACACGGATAGTTTTCTTCCTTTTTCATAAACATGCGATAAGGGAAGGGAAAGCACGGCACACAGCCGTACCTTCCCCAAAATGAATACTATAAATGTCTGATTATCTGCGACGGCGGCGAGGCTCCTCTGCTGCTGGTTCCTCTGCCGGCTCTTCCGGATCATTCGCCGGAACAGGCCCCTGCATGGCTTCCTCGATCTGGTCGAGCAAGTCTTTATTCGTGGTCGAACGGGTTACACGGATCGAAAGCCCTTCCTGCTCGATATAGGCACGGATCAGTCCCCGCAGTTCCTGCCCCTTTTCGGTACGGTCACCCAATCCTTCGGCTTGCAGGTTCTCGTAACGCTCGAACAGGTCATCCAGCGTAGCCGAGCCGGCTGCCGGATTCTCTTTATTGTCCTTAGTGCGCTTGTCGAAGCTGAACGAACTGGTGTCCTCCTTCGGAAGGGCGGCACGCAGCGTCTCGATGGCTTCCTGCATTTCTTCACTGTCCACGAGACTCATGCCATAGCGCACGTCGCACTGGCGCAGGTATTCGATTGTCGCCTCAAACTGATAACGGGAGTAACGGTAGATGATATCCGGAATACGGGGTGCGTTCATCAGGGCTGTCAATTCCTCTTTGGTCAGCACGTCGGCGTCGTCTTCGTTGTCAATGCCGATCAGGTATTCCGTCTTTCCGCCGTTTTTTTTCTTCTCGATCTCCACCGGATAAGCATCACGGATAGAGGACACCGGACACGGATAGCCCGGATTCTTCGACAGTTTCTTCTGCCAGAGCTTGAACTTGCGCTCGTCGAGGTCTTTGAACTGACTGTGAGAGAGGGTAAGGAGTTGCATCCCCTTGGCACGCTCGGCAAGGTCGAGTACATACAGTGCATGGCCGTAGCCATACTTCAGGCCACCGCCAAATGAACCGCCGCCGATCTTCTCCGCCAGCTTATCGTCACCCTGGGCCTTGGCTTCGGCCACGGCCGCGCGGCGGTACGTGTCGATCAGGTCCACCGGATAACCGGCATCCGTGGCACGGGGTACGGTAACATACAAATACGAGGGTTTTCCGCCCGTGGTGGGTTTTTCTAACTCCAGCAGGAGCTGGTGGACGGGGAATTCATAACCGGGACGGGTTGGACTGCCGTCCGTGGCCGGAGCGATAGGAAGGAAGCGAAGACGGTAAACGCCTAACTTATCCATACGGAAATACTCCGTGCGGGCGAACGCTTTGTTTTCCTCCTGCGCCCGCTGCTGCGCCTGGGCATACGTTTCTTGGGCGTCGAGAAACAGATCTTCTACCGAAGACTGTGCCTGCTCTCTTTCAAGATTTTCTTCTTGCATAGTGCTAAATGTGGTAAAATGCTACTTGCCGAAGAATCTGCAATAACGACCGCCGGGTTCGGATACACCGCCGGTCTGTCAATTAAAGAAACTATGGAAGAGGCAAGAAGGAACCGGCTCACGCCGGTTCGATTCACCACTACACTGCAAACCACTCAGAGAGAGTGTCTTCAATTAAAGGGTACACAAAAATAAAAGCATTTCATCACCCGGCAAAATAGATTCTTGAATGTTTGCGAAAAAACATCATAATACCCTGTAATAAAATGCTTTAATATAACATGTAAATAATCGTTTCAGGTTTTGTCAGTTCCTTTCGCCTGCCACGGAAGCCGAAGTCGCTGCACCGGATAAAGCCGGGACACATCCACCTTCGAGGCATCCTCGATCATCTGCCGCCGGATCGCGCCGATCAACTTGCGGTTACGACGGATAAACTGTTCCAGTTTCCGCCGCCGCATCTCGTCGTAAAAAGGCTTCTTGGCGGCCGTCATCCGGGTTGGACGGTGACAGTAAAGACCTTCACGTTCATAACGCTCCAGATAACGACCGAATTTAGCCTTACGGAGCGACGGATCACGCGAAGCGGCGCACACCATCCGCACCAGGGGAAGCGGAGGCGCACGGTGACGCCCGGCAGGTAACGACTGCATGATAAGCTGGAACACTTCAGGAACCTCGTATTTGAGGAAAAAGCCCAGCTTCGTTTCCTCAAACAGATAACGCTTACACGTCCCTCTTGGTCTTCCGGACTTTCTTGGGCTGCCCGGATTCGGCTGCGCCACTTTCTTCGTGATCCGCGCGTTCCGGTAGGTCTTCGCTTTTGCCATCGGTTTTCTCATTTTCAGGTTCCACTTCCGATTCATGGGCCAAAGGCAACGGACGCACCGCAGCTCCGGCGATTGCGGCCCGGCTGTCCAGGTCGCGTTGGATATTCATCTTTTTCATATCATGTAAGAGAAATTAAGATTGATCATTACATTATACATACCTCGCTCGTAAATCTGTATCTTGCGTGAATTGGCGTCGATGGTAAACGACGAACCCCGGTTATACTTATGGTCGTCATTCCAGTCCGCCATCGTCGTGCGTAACCCGTACTTGGGCGGCGAAATCTTGTTCGGAATGATCGCCACCACGCCGCCCCAGTTGCTGCCGTCACGACAGGCTGTATTGATACGTCCTTGAATGCACACGATGTTCCCGATCTGCCGTACGAACAGTTCACGTGTATCCGTGCCCGAACCGCTGTTCGACATCTGCATCCAGCCCGTATCCACGATCTTGGGCTCATAATCTGCGGCATAGGCCGCACCCAGCGTTTTACACGCCAACTTACGGGCTTCATCGTTTGCCAGCACAAGATCGCCCAGCTTCCCGTCACGACGCACATAATTATCCGCAAGTTCCTGACTGCCGGCGGCTCCCAGTTTCTCGCGCAGCACCTGCTGAGCCTCCGTGCTGCTTTTCCCTTGTGCCACCAGGTATGTAATGAAGTCCTGAAACAGCTCCGACAAACGGCCGAAACGGCCGTCTGCATCGTTTTGCGAGTAGACTTTCAGGTTTTTAGCCGCCGCCTGCTGCTGTCCCTCATCCAACCCGTCCAGCAGCAGGTTGGCTTTCTTCTTCAGCTCTGCCGTCACCTGCGAGGTCGTCACATACCCCTCGCTCTGCTCTGCATCTTCACTGCCAAAAGCTCCTGCGGAGATGGCCTGCAACTTATCGTACAACTCTTTGGTCAGGTCGCAGCTCGAAAGCCCTTTACCCTCGATCGTGTCCACTTTTTTCTTCAGTCCGTCTGCCAATGCTTTCTGCGTGGCATAGGTCGAAGCCACTGAAGCCCCGTCGATACGCAGCTCGCCTTTCACATCCACATACCCCTTGCCGGACAATACCAATCCCCCCTGTGTATTTTCCAGCGTCAGGTCCATAGCCCCGTCCGCCAGATAACCCACGCCGGCAACAGTTGCCCCGTCTGCATCCGTCCAACGCAGAGCACCACTATGCTCGGCCTGTGTCAGATAAATACCACGCCCGGCGTCTACGCATAATCGGGCATGTACCTCGACGCTCCCCGTCGAACCTGCCACCCGGAGTAGCGGCGTGGCACATCGTTTTCCGTCATATACATCGAAATTACGGTAATAACTGCCGCCTTGCAGATAACCGGAATAATTCACCCGGATAGCCGCGCTATCTCCCGTGGCAGCCGTGTTCATCAACTGGTCGCCGGTGATATACAAACTGCCCAGACGGGCGGTCGAACTGCTCAAATCAAGCAGCCGGCACGTACGCTCGTAAAAAGAGGCTGTCACGACGCCTTTGCTCACCACCGACAACTCTCCGCTCTGGGCGTTCAATCGCAACGATGCAGCCACAGAACCGTTCTTTGTAGCCTCGATATGCGCCATGCCTGTTTCAGGGAAATAGCCACGCAACACATAACTGCTGCCTGAAGGAGCCACCAGCAACGAATGCTTGCTCTCGATGCCTTTCTCCACCGTGAACGTTCCGGTCAGCAAAAGGTCTTTGCGGACGGTCTGCTGCACGAAAGGGCTGTTCGTCATCAGGGCGTAACGGCCGAAAAACTTATCCAACAGCCGGGGAGCGTAATCCGCACGAATTTCCAGAAAACGGGGACGTTGTCCCGTCACCGCATCCGCAGCTTCCGGCACTGCCGAACCGCCCAAAGCAAGATAACAGCAACGGCCGCGCTTGTTCACCTCGTTGGCATAAGCGACACTCTCGTTGCTGTTCTTTTCGTATATATAATAAGGATATGAAGCATCACTGCAACCTTCAAAGCGGCGGACCTTTCCGCCAATCCACACATACCCGGCACTGATACTGTTGCCGGAAACGACGCAGCCCGAAATGATGAAATTCGGGCAATCCGTAAACAAGGCACTCATACCCAGCACCATATCCTGCAAGTTGATTATATCGTCGGCATACGTGTAACGGCCGCCGGCTTCTGCGATAAATTCTTTCACGCCTGTTTCGTTTTATGAGGTTTAATCTCTTCTCCGTCAATTTTTATCAGATACGTCTTGCCTGCCGTACGGTAACGGTTCACCACGTACGAGAGCATATATACAAACTCCTGCGTCGGGATCGTGATAGGCGGCACACACACCATAAAGCTCACCTTGCGCACCATTTTTTCTTCCGAAAGCAGGTACAAGGCACGGGGTTTCTCCATTTCGTTGCCGGCTGACACCTGCTCACCCTCATACCACACCGTAAAAGGACGCCCCGTTTTCGAGCTTTCATGGTAAAGGTCTGCGCCCAGCGGCGTGCTGTCCGCAATAGTTATAGTGTCCCGTTCATCCTGGAAATACCTCCGGAAACGATCATTCAGCCACCACTCGAACCAAAGCATCTGCGAGGTCATACGGGCTTCTATCTGGCGTTCACGGGCCCACAGGCAGAATCGGTCGTTCAACGTTTTCAAAGGCCACACAAGACTTTGGATCAGCAGCAGGTAACGACGCCCCGAAAGATAATGCGGCGTCAGGCGGTTCACCAGTTTGTCCGTGGGCAGGCGGTATCTATTGTCCATCGATCGAAAGTTTTAAGGCTTCACGAAAAGTAGGGATCGTTTCTTCATCTCCCTCGCCGGAAGACTGACGCAGGTAACCCGAAGTGGTAAACTGTACACGCTGCACCTTTTGCAGGGGCTGAAGAACGGCGTCGCTGTCGTAACAAGCCAGAAAAACACCTTGCTCCGGCGTGGCTTCCTCATCGATCCACACGTCCGTCACATGTTCGGCCGAACGAATAGCTTCCATGACCTTCGACACGTAAACAGCGGCGTTGAACTCGATATTTATCATGTACTCGTTCAACTTCGCTTCGATCCGGTCCAGCACGTCCGCCTCCGAAATAGCTCCGTCCCAATACACCGACAAACGGGGGATAAGCACGTCGCCCGGAAGAGAGGTCACCTCTACACGGGTACCGGCGAATTTGATCTTCTGCAAATACGACCGTATCTGCACCAGTTCATCCGCCCCGATAGCCGAAAGGGCCCCTTTCTCTCCGGTAGCCACTTTCAGCACCAGCTTGCTGTCCAGATTCTCATCGTCCGTACTCTCGCTGTACGACACCTGCGTAATGATCTGCCTCGACTCGTCCACCGAAGCATACCCGAAAGCCAGACCGTCCTCGCGCACCGTCAGTTCATCCCCCTTCTGATAGCGGAGCAGGGCACGGGCATAATACTCCGGCGTACCGTTGATCCGGTTATTGATCGTTTCCGAAATATCATAAGAGAACACATCCAGCAACGTTTCAAAACTATGGATCATGGCGGCCACCACCCAGGTCATCCCGTTCAGGATCGACATTTTCGAGTCGCTGGCAAATTCACTCAATTCCAGCCGCTTGTTGCGTTCCGCAACAGCTTCCTTGTATATTTCTTTTAATGTTCGGCTCATCGTACAAATTAATTAAGGATTATTCCTCCCGAATGCCCGGTAGTATATTCATAGGTCGTTTCGCCGGCATGAATCACCCAGTGGCCGCCTTCGTTCCAACTCTCTTCACGCGTCAGCAACCATACGGCTTCCATACCGGTATTCAGGATATAGTTCCCGTGGTTGTCACGTGCCGGTTCGGCATAAACGCCCGAAGGCATCAGTGGAAGCCAAAGTTCACAAGGCCGCCGTCCGTAATGCTCCTTCACCAGAGCAATCAGGTACTCGTCCACGACGCTGCGGCTCACATCCGCACCGCTAAGGTCTGCCGACATCACGTCCCGGCATTCGGCCAGGGGACGCAATGTGCCGAGCGACGCGTTGCGCAGGTCAACACGGAATACACCTGCCAACAAAGGCATAAAATCCGGATTCAGGAAACCGCCGCACAACGTAAACCGCTCACAAGCGAGCGGCTGCGGCAACCGCACCTGTCCCGTTCCGCTCAGGCTCAGGTCAAGGCTCTGAAGCTCCACATCCCCGTAAAGGCGAACCTGACGCCGCGTGGCAATCGTGTTGTCGAAACGATGGCTCAATACACATACATCTGCGTTCAGCATGGCCACCTCCAAAGCGGAATTATCACCCCAGTCCACCTCAATCGTGCCACGGCCAGAAAGAGCGAAAGCCGTCGAAAGCTGCCCTAAATTCAATGTATAGCGCAGTCGCACAGATCCTGTCGGATATTTCGGATACACATGACGCTCACCGCCGCAGGGGGTGATGCCCATCTGCCGGTAATAAGCCGTCACATCCGCATTGATGACGAAATTGTCCGTGTAGATCAGTTCGTCGCCACTCTGTAAAGTATCTTCCAGTGAAAGGGTCGGATTGCAGATCAGTAGATCCACAATGCCCTCGATGGAGCCCGTCAGGTGAAGAGCCACGTCATAGAGATTCTGGCCGGTAGTGACCACATATTTACCCATTCAAGTCCTCCTTTTCTTTGGTTTCCAGAAGCAGTTCGCCACTGGCTGAGTCCATATAGGCGTTCACGATAATCACGTTGTCGCTCTCGAACTCGGCTTGCAACTTCGCCGCAAGGCCGTTATTCTCGAAATTCCCGTGCAGGAAGTCGATCAGTCCCACGCCCGTGGTAGGGTGCTGGTAAAGGCTGCCCGGTAGTGCTTTCAGCAGGAATACCTCGTTCTGGTATTTCGCCGCGCCAATCTCCAGATCGGTTTCAGCTCCGGCAAACAAAGCCAGATAACCGTCATGCAGGATCAGGTTGAAAATACCGGCCTCACTGATCGTATCATACTCCGAAAGCCGGACTATCCGGCTCGCACCGGCATCATCTTCCCGGTAAACCGGATACCAGATACGGTTATTCGCCGGATTGACCACGTATTCTTCGTGCCCCGTGCCGTTATCAAGCCGCAGGCGTACCGACAATTCTTTATAAACGGGAGTATAAGGAATCTCAACGCGCATACCCGATGCGTCCCGGTAACGCACGGTAAAATCCGCAGGAACAACAATCTCCCCGCGAATCACCTGATCATCGGCATCAGGAAGCAACCGGAAAGCATAAAACAGCTTCCCGGCCAGCCCCTCGCTCGTCGCAATTTCGCCCAGCGATGCGTCCATCAGTATATCTTGTCTGGCCATACGTTCCTTGAAAAAGCCCCGACACGGATCGGGTGCCGGGGTGGTTTACAGATAAAGATTAGTTCATTACAAAAAGAATAGGTTACAGAAACCTATTCAGCTTGCGCGTCATACAGACGTTCTACAATCTGCCACATATCGTCGGGAAGTTGCTGATCGGACAACTTCTCGCACGATTGTTTCAGGTACTGGAGCTCTTCCGTCGAAAAGCTCACGCTCAGCGGAGTATCTTTCTCCACGTCCCACTCGATGCGGCCGTTTTCCTGGTTCTCCTTCAGGCCCACATCCGAGCGTTCCTGCTGCGAAATCTCGATCTTACGCAGGATCTCTTTCTTGTGGTTATACTCTTTGAATGTGCCTTCGTGGGGCAGGATCGCGGGGATATACAGGCGATCTTTGATGCTTAATTCCATATTGTTGTATTGATTGATAAATTATTCCGTTTTATTTCCGGCGAGGTTTTCGCTTTTGATTTTCTCCAGAAACTGCTCAAAATCACCCATCAACGTGGCAACCGGTGCTCCGTCGGGCAGGGAACAGTAGATTTGTCCGTTCTCGTAAGTGATATTCCCGATAAAGGGAGGCGACACCTCGCCCGTAAGGTCGGCCGATGCTTCATAAATAGCCGCTTGTACACGCTCCAGCGTTCCGTTTGTCAATGTATAATCCACCGTGTAAAGAGCGTGTTCGTTGCGCTGCTGGGCGGTCTTCGTCGTTGTGATGTTGATAAGCTCCATAATCTTTTTTCCATAAGAATAGCGGCAGAGAACAACGGACGGGTGACAAAACCGGCGATTAATGATCCCAGTTATTCGTGCTGATCACCTGAAAACTGAAAGAACCGTCGTTACGGGAGGCGTCATCCTGCGTGTAAATATCGAAATAGTAAGAGTATATCGCTTTCACAGTCGGATAAATAGGCGTATTCTCCGATGCCGAATAAATTCCCGTGGCCATCACCAGATATTTACTGTTCAGACTCCACGAATAAGGCAGATACACCCGGTACATTCCTTTCCCCAAACGGCTCACGGACACACTTGTCGAACCATCGAACGTATTATAGCTGATCGAAGCCGAAGAAGTCGTGCCCGTCACGATTCCCATGGCCAGCACCTGCTGGAACTTGCCGTACCGTCCGGAAGTCATGATGTCCCGGCGGTTCAGTACAATCCACCCGAAAAAGGTCGAACTGTCACCATAGCCCAACAGCTCCACCACCTCACGCGAAAATTTCAGCGTCGATTTACTGATACCGTCTTCGAAAAAATACTTGCCGGTTGGTGCGGAAATAGTCATATAACCCGTAGAAATCGTCGAACCCCATTTATAATTCACCAAACAGATACGACGCCCCGAATTATTCAGCGTCCACGTCAGGTTGATATTCTCATTCCAACCGCCCGACTGCGTACAAACGACATTATCGAAATGCCGGGGGTCTTGCTGCGAACTATCGTCGCTGCCGATCCAGATCGAGGGATCATTCAGCACGAAAGCACTGCGGATAGTACCCTGAATCGTTACGTCCCGGAACGAACCGCCCACCGCCGTGATGTTTCCATTCGCGTCCCACGAGAATTTATTGTTGGCCACGTAACCCGATCCGTCCGTGCGGAAAAGTAATCTTCCTGAACCGAACTGGGCAGAACCGTCGTTATTGAGCTTCCAGCGCAAACCGTTCGTAATCGAGCCATCGGCTCCAAGCGTCACGTTATTTTTGTATATCCGGGAATTATCGAACGCCCAACCGGCAATACGGTTATACACTTCCTTCGAGCCCGAACGGGTATAATTCGCCGAAAGGCAGAAATATTCCACGTTGTCCCAGCTCATCATCTGGATACCCAGAAAACCGCTCTTCACCGCGCTGCCCGAAGCGGCGATCTGCCCGAACACCACATGTCCGGCATTGCTCGACTGATGCCAGGTCATCGTGATGCCCAAGGGCTTATAAGAACCGGAATACCAGTAACCCGAACCGCTGGCCGCCGAACGGATCTGAATCGGCATCGCGCCGACCGCACCTACGCCACCAGCCGTGATATGATCCGAACCGATCGTCCAACCACCGACTTTCCCCCGCACAAACGTACAGCTTAGCCCATTAATATAACTGGTGTTGATAATATTAGCCTTAATGCTCGCCGCATCCAGCTTCGTCGAAGTAATACTTCCGGCAGCGATACGGTCAGCACTCAGCGTTCCCGTCGTGATACTCCCGGCATTGATCGCCACGGCGTTCACCTGGGCCGCCGTCAGCGTTCCCGTATAAATGCCGTTGGCGTCGATGGTCGTGGTGTAACGTTCCGAAGTCATTACATCGAAAACCGTGGCATAAGCCACATGCCACGTCAAAGGGACGGCGGTCGTACCCAAAGCACCGACCAGGTAAAAGAAATTTGTCGAGGAAAAAGAGGCCGTACCGCACGTAACCTTGTAAATGTATTCACACCAGTCGCCTGTACCCGCCGTCGGGGTCAGCCATTTGCTCGAACCGCCCGTACCGATATTGTTCGAAGCCCATGCAATCCGGTAACCCAAAGGTATTCTGGCGATAATACGGGTGATATAAATTTTCCGGTAGGCACATGTCGTTCCGAAATAAAATCCACCGCAGCCGGGTGAGGCCGTTCCCGTATTTTTAATTTCCAATACATACCCGCTATCGTTCGGAGCTGTCATACTGAGGCGTGACACAGTAACCAGACCGTTCCCCGAATTATTATAGATACCGGTACCGTTTATCCCGTTACGGAATGTCGGGTCCCTGTACAACATCTTTCCGAAAGCCATGGCACTTGCCAGCTCTTTGGCCGCATCCGATTTGGTCGTGGCGTCCGTTGCCGCCGAGTAGATCGCTTCTGTCTTCTTCGTATCCGCGTATGCCTTGGCGGAATTCAATGCTGAATTGGCGGCATTCGTCCAGTTCAGCGACACCGAAGCCCCGAAAGTCACCGTGCCGCTGGCATTCCACGTGATATTCCCTGAAGCGAGGCTGCCCGATCCGTCGTTGGCCAGCTTCCACTTCGTACCGTTGGCGATTGAACCATCGGCCCCCAAGTTCACATTACCTTTATAAATACGGGAGGACTCTATCGTCCAGCCGGCAATCCGGCTGGACGAACCCAGGACAGCAATGACATTTCCATTAGTATCCGTAGCAAGAAATCCGAAATCATTATCATTGTTATAGAAGAGTTGTGCTCGTTTCCCGCTCGTTGCGCTTGAACCGGCTCCGTAAACCACCACACGCTTATTCGCGCTGTCCAGCAGGATATGACTGTTTGAAAGTGTCGTTGCACCGATCGTCCAGCCGCCGATCGTCCCCCGTACGAAAGCACAGCTCAGACCGGCAATATACGATGCGTTGATAATATTGGCCCGGATGCTTGCCGCGTCCAGTCGCTCCGTGGCGATCGTACCGGCCGTGATCTGCGAGGCGTTCAGCCGCAGGGCGTTCACCACGTTCGCCGAGAGCGTACCCGTGAAAATCCCGTTCGCGTCGATATAGGTCAGCTTCTTCGACCAGCCCTCGCTGGTGGCTTTCGAGTTCAGGGCGTCTGCCACCGCACGGGCATCCGTACCGGCCTTTTTCGCGTCGGCAATAGAAGTGCTTAGAGTAGTGGTCAGCGCACTGATCTTACTGTCCGTATTTTGACCGGCAGCAGTTACAGCCTCCGTTTTCTTCGTATCCGCATATCCTTTGGCGGAAACAAGGGCGGCATCCGCTTTCTTTTGCGCATCGGCGGCAGCTTCCGTCTTTTTAGTATCTGCATATCCTTTGGCCGAAGCAAGGGCGGCATCTGCTTTACCTTGTGCCGTAGATGCTGCGGCACTTAACGCTTCCGTCTTTGCCGTATTGATTGCACTTGTCCAGTTCAAGCTCACCCCGGCACCGAATACAATACGTCCTGTCTGTGCGTTGTATCTCACTGATTGATCCCCGTTACCCAACACCACGTTCCCTGACACATCCAGTGCAAAAGTTTCTCGTCCGGAATGAAAACCATAAATACCGTCGATCGTTTCTTTTAAGATGTTTCCCTGGGCATCAACAACCGTCAGGGGAAAGCGACCCAAGGCGACTCCCGTCACTGTACCGTTAGCGTTCTTCACCCCCGCGAAAATCTTGGGCGTTATCAGTGTCGTCTGGTCTATCTGCGTTTTGTTGCTGTCCCAGTCCGTAACCCAGTCCAATGTATTGCTGTCAGTTCCTGCAATGCCCTGTTTCGATTTTGCCCAGGTGAAGGAAAGGGTGTAGGTCTGTGTCCCGATAATAACCGGAATACTGATCGTACCGTCGTCCGCCAGAGTCTTCGTTCCCGCATTAACAGTATAGGTTATCGTATGCTGACTGCTGTTTGCGACAATAGAAACAAAACCGGCGGGAACCGCGATCGTGCCGAACCTGAAATCTGTCACCGCATCCGGGCCGTGCATCACATTCACACGCGAAGTTATAACGACATTCCGCTGGATAACACCCGCCCCGTCCGTCGAAAAAAGATACTGGCCGACGGATTGCGTGATCGTATAGGAATCCTCCTGCACGACGATTGTGGCCTGCCCACGGGCAAGAAGTTGTAGATTCATACTTTTTTCGAAAAGAATAGCCCGATTACCCCAAAAAGAGTTGACCCTGAACCCGTACAAAATAGCAACGCCTCCTCCTGTCAGGGAAAAGGCGTTGCTGGCTGGAATAAATGAACCGCTGTAAAACAGGTTCTTATTTCGATACTTCGCACATCAGCACACCACGCCCGGTTACCTCTGTTTTAAGCACCGTGATCGATTTCCCGGTATAGGTCTTTGTGACCGATGTGCCTGCCGCGTTCCACAACTTCCAGGTGTAGGTGTAACCTGTACCGGCAGCATCCAGCTCTTCACCGTTACGGTAAAGTACCGCTTTCACGTCAACGTCGTTGCTGTTATTCTTGATGATAAAACCTTTCTGGCTCACCAGATCGACCGTAATCGGGTCCGACATGTCCGAAAAGGAGATAATGTCGCAAACCACTTTATTGGCCGAAGCATTTCCGGCAGAGGTATCCGTGTCCTTAATGGCACACTTGAACGTCTCAAAATTCAACACAGCATCCGCCGTAATGGTGATCTCGTTGGTGGTCCAGCCGGCTGTCACACCGCGCGGATTGGCTGTGGTCAGGCAGGCCCAGCCGATACCCAGCATCGAATTATAATACGGACACGACACAGCCACGCCCGAAGCGGCAGCAGTGCTCAGGGCCGCAGTCAGCGTAACCACCTTGGTCGAGGTGTTCACAGAAGAAATCGTGTATTGGGCCGAGCCGACCGTTATCTTGCCGCCGGCCTCCATGTTCGTGACCGATGCGACGGTGATTGTTGTTGCAGCCGCTGCGGCCGCAGCGCTTAACGTCGTCGGGGCGAATACCGACGAATCTTTGATACCCCACGCATACGTCACATTCGTCGTGTCGATCGTCGCTCCGCGCCACAAATCACAGTGCGCACGCAAAGTGGGTGTCTCGTCGTTTTTGAACACGATGCCGTCCGGGGCATAGCACACCGCAGCGATCATCGCACCCGCATTCAGGTGCTGCGTAAACTGGATTTCACTGCGGAAAGCGATCTCAAGACCGTTGCTGTCGATATAGACGGCCTCAAAAGAATAACGGGCTTGCGGGGCCGCAACCGTCAGATGATTTGCCTTGATTGTCAGGGCGTATTTGCCCGAAGCGGCGGCAATGGTACAACTGTCCTGACCGCTGGTGATGACCGTGCCGTTCTTGTACCACTTGGCCGAACCGCTTTTAATTCCTGGAGTTAATGCCGAGGCATTCCCGACAGCCGTAATCTGGTCCGTACCCGCATAGCCACTCACGTAAAGAGAGGGGGTAAGCACCAGATAAGGCGATGCAACCCAGGAGGGAGCATAAACGCCCGTGTCCTTGTTGTAAACCTGTGTCAGGGGTTGGTTCGAGCCGATAAAGGCTTGGAGGGATACCGCATCGTTCTGGTCGAGAATCGTAATCTGCCCACGTGCCACTTTTATTGCCATGATATATACTTATTAGATGATTATAAAATTTCTGCTTCACAGTTAAAGACCGCTTTGTGCCACACGTCCGCTTCGGTGATCTCCAACGTGCGGCCCCAGTGTCGGGCTTCGTTCCAAAGAGCGTCGTCCTCTGCGTTTCGGCTCGTGCGTGTCCACCTAAAACAGCCCTCTGCAATGTGCTCCGTAACCTCTGTGCCTCCTTTGAAAACACGGGCGCGAAGCGTCGTGGAAACCGCTCCGTTCCGGAAAACCGTACCCTGTTCAGATTCCACGTACAAAGAATAGCTGTCTACTCCGTCATAATGTTTGAAAACCGTATGCGTTGCGCTATATGATTCCCCGCCTGCGACTGACGAGAAACGTAGTGTCAGCACCCGCCGCTCTTCCCAGCCGTGAAAATCAGGCGTAAGGGTATAGGTATGCTGAAGGCCGTCGGCTTTTTTCCACACCCCGTCCGAAGAGAGGTATTCCCACAGACAACCTGTTCCTGTAAAATTTCGCTCCGTGGCGGTCAGCACGATCGACGCCGGATCAGACTGGCTTCCGCTCAACTCGTCCGGATAGTGGAAAATAGTACCTCCTTCAATGCTTACAGTCCGGGCTTTGATCTGCTCCTGCACTGTTTCGTCCAGATCCTCCCAGCGGATAGTTACCCCTTGCAGTACAATCTCGTCTTTCGTCCACCGGAAACGTCCGCCGGAAAAGTGACCGCTCCCGTCCCGGTTGATAACAAAGGAGCCGTCTGCCGAGCAGATCGAACCGTCGGCATTCAGCTTCAGCAACGGGTTTTGAATCGTGCCGCCGATGCCTCCCCTGCAAAGCCACGCGCCGAATGCTTCCGTCTCATCCAGCGTCTGGTCTGTCGGCTGGTAAAGGCTTGGAATTTCTCCGCATTCCAGTTGTGGAGAACTGAACAAACACCCGGCGGCTCCGGTAAATGAGAGATAAAGAGCACTCCCGGCCATGTGCTTCAACACAAACACGGCGTGATAGCGTTTCCATTCACGGCCGACGGCGATCTCACGCAACAGGGTTGTCCCATAACGCAAAGTTGCCACCGTATCCGTATCGTTCCGGGCCCAAAATGAAAAACAATAACGCTCGCCGGCATGGGCCTGTGTCCACGCTTCAGACTGGCACGACACTTTGGTTTCATCGGCTGCAATCCGAAAACATTTCCCGATACCCGCAGGCGGAACGTCCGGACACAAAACGGCAGCAGGTTGGAAGGCCGGTTCCAGACTGTTCACAAAACAGTTCTTATGAATGCGGCCCACGTAGAAAGTGCTTCCGAAACCCGCTTCATCCCCGGCGGTCAGCGTACCGGCGACATTTACGTCATGGGTGGCATAGAGCCGTTGGAAATAAGCCCCGTAACCCTGCAACATCCCAAACAGCGGATCGGAAATTCCAGTGATCTTGCCTACACGGGCTTTCGTTGCCCCCTCGAAAGTTGCCAGATGCTCCAGCAGGCACACATTCAGATCGGCCACCTCACACCAGTCACCGGCTTCAAGATGCGCCGTCAGATCAAGCGTCAGGCTACGGGGATACTGCGCAGGAAAATCCACTGTAATCAGCGTGAGCCGGTACTGCCAGCCCGTGACCACTTCCACACTGTCGCTACCGTCCGTTTCCTGTCCGTTGGTATATCCGAAACTCAGCGATACGCCATGCAATGCTTTCGAGGCACGGATACGGTACGAAATCACCAGCCGTTGGGGATGTGCGACCGTTGTTGTAATTGGAATCTTCAAACCCACCACGCCGTCAGCCGGCGAAGAAGTACGGGTCATCCCCACAATGCGGCTTGCCTCTGCGGACAATGCTGCATAGCCGCACTCCAATGCCGCGCCTCCCGAATTCGAATATTCAGCCAGAGAGGAGGGACGGCACAACGAACGTTCCGTACCCATGCCGTCAATCACATCCAGATAAGGAGCCTCATCGTCCGAAGCCGTCAGATACAGAGCGCCACTGCGACGCTCATCTGTCAGGCTCGTCACACGCATAAAATCCAGCAACTCCCCGTCACGGGGAGCCTCCCCTTCTATCAGCCCACCGATAAAATAAGGAGATACTGCACATTTACCGTCAGTAAGCTCCACCGTATCTTCACCCGTGGCAAGCACCACCATCAGACTGTAAAAAACAGATGCGCCGTCCACATACTGACGGCGTACTACATCTCCGACCCGCAGCCCCTGACGTTTCTTCGAGTCGGGGGCAATCCGGATTTTGAATCGCGTATATTCGTATTTCGCCATATCTTTACATTTTCTCCACACCGTCACCGGAACAGGAGTCCGTCACCCACAAAGCCCCGTTCGTGGCCGTATGACGCTGCACCTCCAATTCGTACACATGCATCCGCTTGCGTACCGTCAGCTCATCAAAAGTTGCAGCCACACTGCCTGTCGTTCGGCTCCGCACAATCGCCCAACCGCTGCCGGCCATACCCGAACTGAACCGGTCCGAACTCAGGCTACCGCCGAAATAAGCGTTCCCGTAATGTTGGATACCGTCGCTGATCCGGTGCAAGCGTATATCTTCCGTAAAGAATAGCCCGTCTGTCGTCAGCCGGGTGAGCGAACCCGAAATTCCGATATGTCCCGTCGCCTCGAAAGGGGTCAGACTCACCACGAAATCTCCCGAAGTGCCGATACAAAAAGAATTGGAACCACGGTTTTGCGGAGCGTAAAGGCTCGCCGAGGGAATATGACTGAACTCCGTGCCGACCGTTTCCACCGTACCTACCGGAGTATTCGTGTGATCCGCGACCGATACGAAAGATACCGCTCGGCCTGCCGCCGCAAACCACGCTCCCGAAGCCTCTCCGAAACGCAGCTTCCGGTGGATCACGATCCCTTCATCCTCGCCGTCTACCCGGTACGATGTCAGCAGATCGCCGCCGTAATTATGACGCACACGCAGCGAAGCCGGGAAATAAGCCGCCCCGTATTTCGAGAGCAACACATGTTCGCCGTCCGTATCCGAAAGGTTCGACATCAGCCGCACCTTGTTCGTATGCTCACCGCCCAACAGTAAATCACCGTCAGCACCTTCCAGACGAACATCCGTAGAACCGGAACCTTGCAGCACCCGCACTCCGCTGATTTTTATCCCACAACCGGACGAAAACGAAAGGTCGCTCAGGCACGAAACGCCGTTTTTAGCCACCGAGAACAACATCTTTCCTTCAACGCCCAGTTCTGCGCCTTGCAACGCCCTGAATAGACCGTCAAACGTTGCATCACCCTGCACATGCAGCCTTCCGGCCACCGTGCCGTCACGCATCGTCCAGTCCGAATCTGCATTGCCGGCATTGCCGCCATGATACACGTCATGTCCGCCCACACGCAGGGCCGTGGGTGAAAGGTAAACACCCGTCGCCTTATCCTCTCCGAAATACAATTCGCCCACGGAGCGAATCGAAGAACTCGAAAAGTCCATTTTCGGATAACGGACGAACATCGTTCCCAATGCTCCGATATAGGTGATGAATTGCTGTCCGCCAAAATAAAGATGCTCTCCCTCGACGCGCAGATCACCCATGATCCGCGCCCCGTACCGGTAACTGGTAATCGCGCCCGATTCATCCGCTTGCGCTTCCCGGTAAACTTCCAGTACACGCCGGTTATCAATGCCTGCGCCAAATCCGTAATCCGCTCCCAACGGGCCGGTCATATCACCGCCGTTTTTGGCTAAATATCCCAATAGGATACCTTCTGAGCCGCTTTCGCCTCCACCTTCCCCGGCGATACTTCCGGCTATGGCGTCTGCAAAACCGTATGCCGCATTATGCAACCGGATCGATGTATCATCTCCTTCCTCTACGCCATAAGGTTGTTCAGAACTCTTGCGCTCCTGAGCATTGAAAAACTGTTGGTACAGTTGCCGGTAAAGACTGTAACAAAGGCTGTCGGGATTCAGTGTCCCGATACCCGGATGAAGCGTGATACTCATTTGGTAAAGCTGGTTTTAGAGAGGAATTTCTGGATTTTCTGGCTCAGCGATATAAAGTTCGGGAAGTTCAGCGGCTGCATCGTCCCCAGCATCGTCGGAATCATGATTTTCGAGCATTCGGTCATAAAGTCGAGCATCAGCGAGGCCAGCTCGTTGCCCAGCACCAGCGGTTCGGTGGCCTGCTCGTCGCCCAGCGTCACCTTTCCGTCGGCCACCACAACCGTGGTCGAGCCTACTTTCTGCGAAACCTTATCCGTGGTCTGCGCCACTTCCGACTGATCTACCGTCTGGATAATGCTTTCGGCCGCCTGCACCACCGAACTTTCCTTGTCGCTGTCATTCTTCACCGTATGTGCGATCCCCTCCGCGACATAGCGGCTGTGAGCCTCGTTCCCCGTAGGTTCCAGCTCATTATAGTCAGGCGAAGAATCACTTCCCGAATCGAGCGTTTCGGTTTCCGTGACACCGATAACAGTTTCCGTATGCGTTTCCAGACGCATCGTTTCCGCGTGCGAACAATTCACGATATAGGTATGTCGGGTTGCCGCATCCATGACGATCGTCACGTCAGAAAACAGCGTCGGCACAATCAGAAAGCCGCCTGCGTTGTCCTGAACGGCAGCCAGCAACACCCCCTTGTGGACAATCGGCTCCGTCGAAGCCGTTTCGTCCGGATATTCGCCCACGTCCACCGTACCGCCGTAATCAGCGTACTCTTCATCCGACGGATCGTCATGCACCTTGCTGACATACCCGTGAATCAGCCGGGCCGTCCCCACGCCCGAAGTCCCTTCCGGCGACATGTCCACCCGCTCCAGGCTCCGGCCTAAAGCGATCTTCCGGATGGCCTCCTGAATCATCCGGCGGTTATTATCCTGAAATTCCGTCATATCAAAGAATAGATATTTAGCGATAAGAAAGGATGGCATTCATCTTTTGAGTACCTTTGGAAACGTATAACTCGCTTATAATTACAAATATGGATTTACAGAAAAAACTATTGTCATTGGGCGTTTCTGAACAGGAAATGATGGACGAGCTAAGAGGCTCCTACAACACCTCATTTTTCCACATCTATACAGCAGGTGACTTCAATACCGATCTAAGTCAGATCAGCCAAAAAGACCGGGGAACTTTCATCCATGAATACATACACTACTGGCAAAACATTGCGACACTATGGGGACTTGCATCAAGCACTTTATGCTACGAAGCCATGTTGAAACTCAAAGAAAATATCCTGGCATCTGAAGAAATTCAGTTGCCATATAACATACCTTTCACAGAAAACATGAAAAAATGCAATGATTACTTTAGTATCGGCAACGGCTTCTCGCAGGATAAACGATTCCATGAACTGAAAATCAATCAACAGCAGCGGATTAAAATAGACACTAAAAAACAAACCGTTCACGACAAAGACATTCCTGTCATTCCGTTGACCATCACATTTGAAAACGGTGCAACAGAAACAATCGAATTAGGAGCGCATATCATCAAAGAGAGTATGGCCGCTCTCTATCAAAGCCTCGTTGATCCGGATGCCGAACATGATGATATACCATATAATGTTATAAAAATCCTCTGCAAACAGAACTATCCTTCCTTATACAACAACACTAAACTCTTGATTTGCGCCTGTCATGCAGCCCTCTTTTCGATGATACCAGGTGAAACCTTGATTTCTTTGTTAGCCCAGGCAGAAAAACAAAAAATAACGGACGGTATGCAACTCTTTACTGACTATATAGATCAATCTACAATCAAAACAAAAAATAGTAAAGATATTCCGATTCCCGATTTCTTCGATGGCATGGTCAATCAATTCTTAAAAAAATTGGATGAAAACTTAAAAGCTCCGTTAGACTATATTAAAGAAGTCTTAGAAAGAGTTCGGCTATCAAACAAAATGCTTCCGCTACTCACGGTCTTATATGAAGAAAAAAACAACAGCATATCCACAGACAACCTGAATGCAATTATCGCTTGGCTCGGAATTCCTTACATTCAAACAAAAGAAAATGGTCAGCACAACCCCGCGACAGCCTTGAAAAAGGCGGATGAAATTGTCGAAGGCGACGATTCAATGGATGTTCTTGAGTTAATAGCTTTAGAAGCCATGTACCTGTTCTTCTCAAAAGAACAACCTTACCGCTGCTGCCCGTTATTTGGTGTTATGTGCAAAGGCTCCCTATTGGCCAAAGAGGAATGTTTCAACACCCCATGGAAAGGAACCACTTGCACCTTCACCGTTGTAACGGACTCTATGAATCTGCAAAACAAGAATATACATTGGTGATGTTTAGCTTTTATTTCCGTAAGTAGTTTTCGCCCCCTTCACCTTGTAGGGTATCGTGATCTTCTGCCGGTAACCGCCCGTGCCGAACGTCGTGGTCACTTCCTCTACAATGTAAGTCCCGTTCTTGGCGGGATTACGGTCGTCGATAAGCTCCACCTGGCAGGCCGGGTAAAGCCCGAAATCACCGAACAGCGTCACCGAGCCGCTGATGCCGTTCAGGTTATAGTTGCGGAAATATTCCGTACACTCCTCGACGAGCTTGTCCGAGGTAATCTTCATATTCGGCGACATGTACGGCACCACGGTATAGGTAGATAAATCCGCTTTCGTACGGGTGTCGGCACCCGTGGCCGTAACGTTCCCCGTGAGCTTATGCGTCTTCTTCGAAATCTGCGTCGCGTTGATCGTCTGAAACTCCTTACTGCCGGCAACGGCAGCATCATAATCCGGATTCAACCGCACCGTCACCTCGAAGAACTTTTCGTCCGCCCCCAGAGCCTTGCCTTGCACGGCCAGAAACTTCGGATCGGTCTTCAGAATCTTCAGCTCGCTTGCCGCCACATGCGTGTCGAAGCGGATTCGGAAAGGCCCCGTGGCACCATCTTCTGGGAATACCGGCTGCGACTTCGACGACGAATAGGGACGCCCGATAGCGATGGCCGGCATAGCGTCCTCGCTATTCTCGTCGTATTTCAGGAAACAGTAAATCCGGTAGCGGCTCCAGGCACTCAGGATATCGGCCACCGTGAAATTATCCGTGATCTTGATTTTTCCGATCTGGATGTCAAACTTCTTCGTATCACCGTGCAGCTTAAATCCGGTATCTTTCAGTAGATTGTATTTCCCTTCCATCACCTCGTTCACGCTCGTTCCCGAAGCGGGGGTCTCGAACTTCGGCGACTGCTTCAGTTTGAGTTTGTAGGCCATATTCTCGCACTTGATCTCAAACCGGCTTTCAGCGTTGTAAGCCGTGATGTATCCGTTGAACATATCCTTCAGCATACCGTTGTATCCGAGCTTGATACGTACCCGCTGCCCAACCTTAAACGTCTTGTCGTCCATAGCCGAATAGTTCTTCCGCTTCTCGATCACCACGCCGTCCTGCATCACCTCCGTGGTGATGCGGGTAGCATCCTTGCCTTCCAGCGTCACCGTTCCGACAACGGTACTGCGAAACACCGTACCCTTGGGGAAACGGAGCGTTGCCGTACCGATCAGCTTCTTGTAACTCTCCACGATCTCCACCTCCTGAACCTCGGTCAAAGTAATCGGGTTCTGGATAGCCATCGGATTCGCCGGATCAGGATCACCGATCGTAATCCGGCAGCACAATACATCCAAAGGGACTAAAGCCATAAGCGATTCAATTTTAAGATGGAAGCCGGATCAACCACATCCGCGCCGAAACGGACCCACTTAATCCACTTGTTCGTGTGATCGATAGCCTCGTCCACCACCTCGGCATCTTTAGAAATCAGTTCGATGGCTTCCGAAGGTTCCACGGCCACACATTGCAGCGTATAAGGCTGAATATTCCGGAACGTTGCGGCAGGCAACGAATAACTCAGAACGATAAGCTGGGAGATTTTCAACTGCCGCAACACCGTATGATCGCACTGGATAACCCCTTTATACCGGATGAGCTTCAGGAACTTCGACAACTCCGCCTCCGGATAAACGTCAGGATATTTGCTGGTAATCATACCGTTCACCGTAAATTCCATGTCACCGCCCGAAACAAACTCCTTACGGGTATAATCACGGCCCTGTACCGTCGTCAGCACGATATTGTTCTTGCTCGAAATCTGCACATGCGGCTGGAGATCCACGAAAGTCACCAACCCGTACTTACTGTTAGGTTCCACCTTGCCACTCTGCGGGTCGTAATAAGTACCCTCTTTACCGATCGACAACTCCAGATAGTCTGCCACCGTGCGACCGACAATCGTGTCGGTGTAATTTTTCTGCTCCGCCACCGCCTGCTGCTCCTTGATGAGCTGGTAATATTGTCCCGTCTTGTTCGCCAGCGAACTCTGCGAGGCACTTTGCAAATACTTGTCCCTTACCTGCTGTTCCCAGTATTTCAGATACCGGGGATAAGACCGCAGCGTTCCGTAAGCCGCCTGTGAGACCGTCTGGATAACCGCGCGGACCAGAACATCCGTGTGCTTCGAGAAATAATGCACCGTTCCGTCCTGAAACTCGGCCAGCCCTAAACCGATGGCACGGCGGGCGGCATCGCTGATATATCCGCCAAGTCCGCCATGTGATAAAAGTCCGCCGCTCAAAAGGGCCGAAGCACCGATATTAAGCCAGCGGCTACCGAAAAGATTCTTCATACATCCTCCTTATTTACAAATTATTACCCGTTCCACGAAGCATCAAAATCGTGAACCACGTCGATCAGAGCCTGCGCCATCTGCTCCTTGAAACCCTGTATTTCAGCCGTCTGACCCTCCGGTGACTTCATCAGGTCGATCGTATCCACACTCATCAGGTTCGTGATATTCACGATCACCTGCTTGGGAGCCGCGCTGGATAGCCGGCCTGTTCCACTGTAATTGCCGCCGGCACCCCCGTCGTCTTCACCTGAAAGACCGGTAATCGGATTGGCATTGAAAGGCTCCGTATCCTTCGAATCCGGTTCGTTGGAATACATCGACGGGGTGAAACCGGCCTTTTGCAGGATATTCTCTGCCGCCTCGGCCGAACCGCCGAACTTCTGACGCAGGGCGCTCGCCAGATTGACCAGCAGGAAATGCACCTTCTGACGCCCGGCCAACTGCGTCTGACGCTCCTGATCCGTGGCTTTCGCATCTAACGGAGATTGTTCCCAGTGACCTTCCTTATTCTGCGTGTAACCGCTTTCTGAAAGGACTTTATAATCGAAATGGGCTTCTTCAAGAAGTTTCCGCGCTCCGGCCATATTCTCGATAGCGGCCAGATAACCCTCGGCCACGGTACGAATCTGCTTCACCGCCGTTTCATTCTGGTACCGGGCGTAATCCGGCGTGTAGGCCGCATACGCTTCCGGCAGGTCACCGAAACCACGCATGTAAGAGATTTTACCGTCACGGCCCGTCGTCCACATCGGTTTGTCCATGCCGGTCTTCTCCATAACCTCCGCAGGCGTGAAAGTCTTTTGCCCGTATTTGGTTGTGATATTATCGAGAAAAGCACGCACCTCCAACGGATCGGACATCTTTCCGAACTCGGCATAAGCAGCCTGAAGATGCTGCAAACTATTCTTCTTTGCAATCGTCTCGATAGCCGAGCGGGTATCGTCCTGGCGGGCATCATCGTACGAATAGGTATTCTCAACCGTCATGCCGGGCTCTCCCAAAGCCAGTGATCCCAAAAATGCAGCCCACCAATTCCCAGTGAAAGCACCGATCTTCTGACCGCTCGTTTCCTCCACGCTCTTGCCCGCCGTCACGTCATCAACGGCCTTCTTCGTGTCGATAGCCTGCAAATAAGTATCACGCAGGGATTTGTGCAACGCTTCGATGGATGGATAGACGTACTTTCGCGATTCACCATCCAGTTCCTCCGTCACGGCATCCTTCGCTTTCTTGACCTGCCAGGTTTTGTAAGCCACCCAGCCCAATGCACCGACGAGTCCCGCGATACCCGCCGTGGCCGCGACGGCTCCGGCACCGATAGCACTCAGCGAACCGGCAGCTCCCACAAGGCCGCCACCTACAGCCACCTGAGAGGAAAAAAGCGAAGAAAAACCCATGCGGGCGGCCAAAGAACCACCGCCTTGCGCCAATGCCCGGCCCATAGCCCCCTTGCCGCTGACACCGGCAGCCTGCAACGCCGACACCACCGCACGTTTATTGGCAAACGACAACGCTTTCACACCACGGGCACTTGTCAGTCCGGTTAGACCGGAGATCAGTTCCACAACAGAGCTTCCGGCGGCTTGCTTACCGATGAAGCCAATGGCCACGCCCACATTTGTGAGAGCACCGGCCAGCTTGAACAGCCGGGTGCCGACAAACCCAGTGAACAAAATCGGCTCGATCCAGTAAAAGTTACGGGTAAACCAGGCAGCCAAATTACCCAGTAGTGACAGCAGGTTGGCAAGTGTCTGACCAATAGAAGCAAGGCCACGCGAAAATTCACGGGAATTGAACTTCGCAAGGAAATCCTTCAATCCACTGCGGATAACAGGCTCCATTAGCTCGTACCCCTGCATAAAAGATTCGGAAAGCTGCGACGTTACCTGATACCACAGTCCCTTTGTGGTATCCTGCTTGACAGCGGCCAGTTCCGAAGATATACCCTGGGAAGTACGGTTCTGCGTGGCAAGTGTCCGGAGCTGTTCATAGTTGCTGACAAACATCATCGCCGCGTTACCGCCGATTTTGCCGAAAATTGTCTGCATGTCGGCCATGCTTGCACCTTTCTTGTTCAGCTCCTCGAAAATGTCTGCCAGCGGTTTCAGCCGTTCCACCTGCTTGCCGTACACATCTTCCATACGGGTGAACTTCACGTTCAGGCGGTCCAGCGCATCCTGTGCCTGCTTCGTGGGTTTGGCGAAGCGCGTGGCCATGGCACGAAGCGAAGTTCCCGCCATCGTGCCTTTGATACCCATATTTCCTAACGTACCGATAGCGGCAGCTGATTCTGTAAAGTCCACACCTGCCAGACGCAGGTAGCCCGACGACATTTTGAACGCTTCCGCCATTTCGATGACGTTCACATTCGAACGGGATACCGTCGAAGCCAGAATATCCGCCACCGATCCCATGCTCGTGCTCTTGACGTTATATCCCGTCTGGATATTCGTCACAAGGTCCGCGATTTGCGAAATGTCGTTATCGCCGATCAGGGCGAGGTTCGTGATCGGACGGATCGATTCGTTTATCGTTGAAATATCCATACCGGCCATAGACAGGTACTTCACAGCTCCGGCCACCTCGATAGCCGTAAATTTCGTTTCCACGCCGATACGCCGGACATAACGGGCCATCCGGTCGAAGCGGGTCTCAAAAGTCGAAAGGTCCGTATCCGCGACACGCAGGATACTGTGTGCCGTCTGCATGATATTAGAGTACTCCACGGCCTGCGTGAGCTGCGTACGCATGAAGCTGTATGCCATGTAGGCATTCACCATGTTCGCCATCGGCAGGTTACGCAAGGACGGCATCCTCGAATACTGGATACGGTTGATCGCCGCACGGCGTTTACTGCCATACAGGTTGTCGCTCTGCATCACCTGACGCCGCACAGCTGTAACGCTTTGGGCTGCGTTCTGACGGCGTAGACGCTCCTCCGCCTGTAAACGCCGGCGTTCATCGGCCAGACGTTGACGGTTGGCACGCTCCGTCACCTGCCGCAGTTCACGGTCGGAGCGCACGCGGGCGGCTTCCTGTGCCCGGACTGCCCGTTCCTCAGCACGGATTTGGCTCATCTGGCGAAGAGTTTCCACCTGTAAGGCAGCTTTCGCCTGAGCTTGCTGCATCCGCTGGGCGTTCATCGCCTGATCCGTATAAAGCCGCTTATTGAGTTGAGCCTGTTCCTTTTCAGGCAGCACAAAGGCCGTTGCCGGAGAATAGGACAGAGGAGGACGCCAACCGGGACTCGCCACGGCGTTCACGCCATCGGCGGTAACACCCGGAGAGCCCATGCCGATTCCCAACGTCATCTTCGTAGCCCCCTTGATATTGTTCAGCAACGACAGAATCTCCTGCAAACGGCTTTTAGCTACATCAGTTTTAATATTCACTTCCCGGCCTTTCTCCAAATGTGCCAGTGCAGCGTTGATTTTACCCACAACCTTCGTGATACCCTGTTGGGTAGTCATCGCATTCTGCATGGCGGTGGCTGCCGTTTGCTTCGCCTCTGCCTGCCGGGTTTCCAGTGCTTTCTTATCGATCACTTTACGAGCTTGTGCCCGTAGTGTCCTTCCGTCGATTACTTCTCCCGGATTGATCGTCAGCTTGATGCCGGATGCCAACTCCTTAATGTCCGTCAACAGTGTTTTTACCTTATCCAGCCGTAGCTCACTCTCGCCGGTTTTAATGTTCAGGTCAAAGTTAAAATCCTTCTTCTTCCCGTTCTTGCCGCGAAAAGTCTTCTCCACGGCCTGCATCATCTCGTTGATATTATTCACCACCGGAGTGAAGCTCAAACGACCGGCGTTCAGCTTCGATACCGCTTCCGCGAAGTCCTTCACCTGTTGCGTACCCTCGGAAGCCTCGACTTTGATCTCGTAATATACCTCGTAATTCTGTGCCTGAGCCATGTGATAATATTGATGTTCGGTTAAAGAATAGCCCCTGAAGAACACTCAGGGATGAAAACAAAAACCCCCGCGACCACAAAGGCCGCAGGGGCGACAAGAAGAGGAATCAGGGAAGAGCAGGAGGTACGCTTAGACGGGAGATAAGTACCTGCTGGTGAAGCCAGAGGGCTTCTTCCGAAAGCATGGCAAATTCCTCATCCGTAATATTTTCAAGATCTACACCTGGGAAGTAATGCCTCACATAAATCATCCGTTGACGGATGCGCTGCTCATCCCTGACCGCCCAGGTGTCGATCAGTTTACCAGACGGCTCTGGCGCGTGGTGATGATCTCCGAAAGCTGGCCCATCAGTCCGAATAGGAACAACGACTCGTCTTCCACCAACTCACGGTCGCCCTCGATAAAACAGTCGCGGGCCAGCGCACGCATAGCCATCACCTCGTCCTTCTTCGAAGCGGCCATAAACTTGCTGAACACCGGGAACGTCGGCTCCTGCATATAAGCCACGTAAAACTCCTTCTCACCGCAGTCCGGATCACCGAACACCACCATCGCGTGAACCTTACGCAACTTCTTTTGAGTTTTCAACTCTGCTGCCTGTTTCTTGATCTGAGCCTCCTGCTCCAGTGTTAAATTTTTATCTTCCATTTCGTTCTTGTGATTTGATTACAAAAAGAAATAGAGGTTTTTCGAAGACAGCAGGTGACTACTTCGCAAAAAAAATAGCCCGGAACTATCCGGGCCATCATATTTTCTATTAAATAAAGATTAAACCAACGTCTTCAGCTTGTCCTCCAGTACGCTTCTCGCAATAGCACCCACCTGGCGGTCCACCACTTCGCCGGCCTGAAAGAAAAGAATCGTCGGAACACTGCGGATAGAATACTTCACCGCAATATCATTATTATCCTCCACATCACAACTGCCGATTATCGCCTTGCCCTCATATCCTTTAGCCAATTCCTTCATAACCGGTATCAGTGACTGGCACGGATGACACCACTCAGCCCCGAACTCCACCATAACCGGCATGTCCGAAGCTATCACTTGCTCAAAATTCTGTTCTGTTATTTCTACTACCATGATAAATACTCATAAAAACACATTGATCTTACACACAAAGGCCGCAAAAGTAATGAAAACTCCCCGGCTCGCCAAGAAAAGAACCGCCCTTTATGACAAAGAACGGTTCTTGTTGTATTACAGATGATTAAATGGTGTCACCGTCCCCGATAATGATATTGAAAGGATTCAAATCAAACTCGTGCGTGATATTAGTGTCGTCTTGCTGGCTCTCCATGCCATCCTCGCTGAAAATACACCCCTGCAACGTCACCGTCGTTGTCGTCCAGTCATCGCTGCCCATAGGGTTTGAAAAGGAGATAATCAGGTCAAATTCGCCAATATCCATCAACGAACCGTAGATCGACCTCAGTGTCTGCTGCGTCGCATAGTCCATGGTGATACTCGCTGTGTACGAAATATTTCCGAAACCACGCGAACAAGGCTTTCCGCCCAATCCATAGTTCGATTCCACCTTACGCTTCTTGCTCCATTTGATACCCGACACACCTTCCAGCGTGGTCGATCCCTCGTCGATGGCAAGGGCAGTCGATGAAAGCGTAATCATCGACCATGAGTATGCTACATTATTGATTACAGGCATATTACATTATTATTTTGCGGTTAGGGATAAGCCTTCTTCGACATAGATTCTCACTGCGACGCCGACGGGTACAATCACATAGCTGATACGCAACGTGTCGTCCACCAGTACATTCTGGTTCGCGTCGATCGTCACGGCATAGCCGCTGATCTCCTGTGCGGCCTGCATCTTCGAGAGAATTTCGCCCACAAGATTTTTGAAAGCCGTAATCTTACTCGTCGCCAGATAACCCGTCGAAGGATTCACCATCAGCGGCGAATTCACGTAGGGCAGCAAAGCCTCACGCACGGCGCGGCGGCTCTTGTTAATTGTCCTGTTTCGGGCAATCGTGCGGTAATCACCCACCGAGCAGGTCTGGTCTTTCGAGATATAAACCCCGTTCTGACGTCCGCTGTACTTGATCGGGAAAACATACCCTTTGTCGTCCAGTTCGTCCAGCAATACCGGAGAAAGCGACTCATAGAGATTCGTGGAGATAAACTCGCCCTCGGCATCCAGCGTCAGATCGCCGAAGCCCAGCTCGATCTCCTGAAAATCGTCATCGAAGAGATTAAATTGACGTACCCAGGCGATAGATTCCTGCACATTCGCTTTGGCAAGTGCTCCCAGCACAGCTCCCACGAATCCCACGGGCGTGAGCTGCGGATTACGCATCTGCATCGTGCTGATTTGCTCGTTACGGGCCTGACCGAAAATCACGCTCGTACGTGAAGCCTCGCAAATAGCCGTCGGGATTTTGTTCAGATCGACTTTCTTTGCTTCCTCCGTGCCGCCGCCCGTATTCCCGGCATGGGCCGAGAGGATGATACTCAACGGCTGGTTCAGCTCTGCCAGCGATACGGCTTTGTCGTTGATGCCTTTGACAAGGTTCAGGTTATACTTGTCGGCATCGCCGTTCAGTTTCCACAACGGCTGTTCCGTCCACACGCCGATCTGCGAAATCATTCCACCGGCGGCGCGTTGCATTACCTCCAGCGCGTCCCAGTTCGAGGAACAATCCGCGAACATCACGTACAGGCGGCCCGGTCCGTCGATATTGCCGCTCATGCGGAAAAACTCCCGGATGTGGTAAGCCGGGATACCGTACAGAAAATTCTCGTTGGCTTCCTCGTCCAGGTCACATTCCACACGCTCCTTAATACCGAAATCCTGCACCGAAGATTTGCGGCTCGTGATATAGAGCACATCGTTCAGCTTCACATTCGGCTCATTAGTCTTCCCATAGCCGGTCGAGAATAAATCGGGCTGCATAGACACATCGAAAAGGAGCCCGGTGATCTTCTCGTTACTCGAAGATGCGGCATAAGGCAAATTGCCATCCACATCCTTTATAATTACATTTCCTAAAGCCATATTATCAGTTGGTTATGATTTGAAAAAAGGATTTTTATACAGCGTGGCCTTTCCACGGATCGTGGGGGCCGTGCCGGATGTATACACACCGCCCTGAGCATCGATGTAGAGTTCCGGATAAGAGGGGTATTTGCCCAGCAGTTCCCGCACAAAGGGCGGCATCTCCTCCGGTTTATTCTCGCGTTTTTCCGGCTTACCGCTTTTCGGTGCAGGTTCCACTGCCGTTTCGGAAGTTTCCACAGGAACCTCCTGCGGATCGGGATTTTCTGTTGTTATTCGGGATTTTGCCATAGGTATTCGGTATCAGAAAAGGGGAATGGGCATGTAAGTCCATTCCCCCGGAAAATAGTTTGATCTTATGTTATAAATGAAAGGGTTACACTGTCTTCTGATAGGCCGTATGCACCACGATCTCCGCAGGTTTCACGATATTCACGTCCATCTTCATGCGGGCCTGGAAGAAAAACAGCTCCGAGTTCGATTGCAGACGATCGATCTTCAGCACCTCGCTGTCATTGGCGTAATCCACGCCCAGCCACAGATTCGAGTCCATGCCCGTAGTGAAGTGTCCCATAACGATCGTATGCTCCGGCACACCCGTGATCGGTATGATCCGCTTGCCCTTGAACCGATATCGGTTCACTTCGCTGTTTTCGCTATATTTCACCATCTTATCGGTGATATACTGATCGTACAGATCCCAGGCTTCCCAGCCCATCACGAAGGTCAGTCCCGACTTCTTGCGAATCTGCTTCGGGCATTTTTTCCACATCGAGTACAGGGCCGCTTCAACGGCAGCACCGTCGCTCAGCTCCGTCGTGCCCGAAACGATACACTGTCCGCCGGCCACGGTATCTGCATCGGTAGCGTTCACATTGTCGATGATGCGTTTCACCACGCCGTCGAAATACTTCTCTTTGCCGGCACCGATCGCCACGCCACCCGTGGGAGCCGTGATTCCGGCAGCGGCCGAACCACCCTTGGCCGAAGTCCAGATAGCGTTACCGATCCACTCGTTTTTCTTGTCCATCAGCAGGCGCAACATGGTCGCTTGCAGCTTCGGATCAAGTTCACGGAACACCAGATTCCCCTCTGGTTGGGCAAACTTCCAGTACGCCTCGAAATCTCTGGGATTAAACTCTAAATAAATCATAAAATCTTGAGGCTCAAGGTATCGTTCCGTAAATTGATACTCGTTGAACCCGTCTGAACCCTTCGCACCGTGGGTCGAAAGAGGCGTCGGAACATTGTCCTGGATAATGTCTCCTAAACGGATCGCCGGTAAAGTGTATTTATGCTGGATGCCGCTTTTGATATGCACCAAGCCCTCTTTGAAAGTGTCGTTTTCCTGCGCCGTGTAGGTAAGCAAGTCTTCCAGCACCTCTCCGGCATAGCCATTCTGTAAAATTGTAACCGTATCTGCCATTTTGATAAAGGATTTTTTCGTGTTAGAATCTCGGCCGCACACGGAGCATCCATCTCAAAGCGGTACAAACCGCCTCCGGCAAATCAGTTGATAAATCTGGAAAAAGGACTGCTGAATCGGGCAGAATGCCCGCAAGTCCGTCAAAATAAGAAGCAAGGGCTTACCGCGTGCCCTGCGAACGCCGGTATTACTTCAGTGTCTTAAACTCAAACTTTTCACCCACCACAGCCGCCACCTTCTCGGCCAGCTTCTCTTCGGCACTCTTCATGGCTGCCGCAGCCGCCAATGCGTTTGCCGGATCAGCGGCAATCTCCTCACTGATCTTCTCACGGGCAGGAACCGAATTGATCGTGCTTTGCACCAACTCAAAATTCGTAGACGCCATCTCCACCCAGCTCGGAATCGTGGACGCTTCAATCTTACCGTCGTCGGCTGCTTTTTGCAGAAAACTCTGAATGGCCGCAGCCTTCTGGTCTGCCTCCTGTTTCTCGTACTTCTGAAGACGTGCCGTCACACCTTCCAGATCCTTTTGCAAATTTCCGATCGTAGCGTCCTTGCCGGCGATCACAGTTTGTGCGTCACTCAAAGCCTTAGTTGTATCTGTCAGCCGGGCTTCCACGCCCGTCAGTTCCGTAATACGGGAAAGCACATCCTTCACTTCGTGTTTCTCCTGCATACCCAGCGAAGCAATCACCGCGCTGTATTCCGGGGAAAGAGTTTTCTCTTCGTTCATTTCTGCCATTTTATTAGTATTCGTATTAAGATTAGTGTTTTTCTCGTCCGACGGGTGATTTTTAATCTCCGGAGCAAATCCGGCCGGAGTAATATGGCTCATCACCGACTGAATAGCTGCCACATCCGTAACCCCTGAAAGATCGGATTGCACCTTATCACGTAATTGCTTACTCGTTTTCAACACATGGCTTTCCGGAATAATACCCGCCTTCACCGCCGTGGCCGCGTCGAAAAAAGTTCCATCCCGACCGGCCTCGCCATCCATGATAGCACGTACCTTCTCACGGCTCAGGTTAAACCGCTTCCGGTAAATCGTTTCGATCTGGCTGGTAAAGGCTTTCACCAAATCTGGGGCTTCCGCTTCATCTTCCGGCATAAACGGATTATGGATCATCAGAATACCGTAATCACGCATCAGCGACTTATTTCCGGCAGCCCACACCACTGACCCCATCGAGGCCGCCATACCCTCGATCACGCATTCCGTCGGAATGGAGGAATTCTGGATCGTAGCGTAAACCGTCATTCCATGCAGCACCGAACCACCCTCCGAATTAATCAGCACACGAATCAGCGATGGCCGGACCACACATTCCAAAAATTCAAACGCCTCGTTGAAACGGCTGGCACTTTCCTCCGTGATCTTCCCGAAAAAGCGAATCGAAGCCGGATGATCCGCACCCGACTGACATACGATATGGTCAAAAGTATCTGTGTTCATCTTTAACTTTGGATAAGAATAGACGAATCCGAAGAAAATGGTTTATACCTTCTATCAGGGTACAAAAAACGGAAGACCGTTCCCGGATCAGTCCCGAACGGGGAATTCCCCGTTCGGCTGATAAAAAGCCTTTTTTATTCTTCATCCTCGCCGGATTCCGGCTCCGGCTCTTCGGGCGTTTCAGCACCTTCAACGGACGGTTCGAAGCGCGTTGCGTCGGGATATGTCGGTTCCGGATGAAAACCATGTCCCGCCGTATCATGCTGCGGAGCATCGCTATGCTGTGTGAAAGGCGGCATCACCACGTAACGTTCCACCCAGTCCCTGTACTTCCAGGCCGATGACTCCCGGAACCACACTTCATAATCGATCCAATAGGCTTGAAGCATATTCACCGTCGCCGGCATATCGAAATAAGTCAGGTTACAACGCTCGTTCAGCGCAGGCTCGTGATTCTTCGCATCCTGTATCGCCACATTCAACCGCTGGAACACCAGAAACGCCTCGCACTCCCGTTCCGAATCGCTGTTATTGAGCGTGTTCAGGATAAACCGCACACGCATCGTCGCACGACCTTCCCCGATACGCTGCTGCTGCACCAGATACCGCACATTCACAAAATGCACAAACACCGCCGGAAACGCAATCTCCGTTTCCAGATTCGTATCCCGTACAATACGTGAAAACTGACCGGTATCGATCCGGATCGTCTTGAAAAACGGGGCACTCAATGGATCGTCCGGATTCTCCCGAACCGTCAGGATAGCCCGACGAACCGCCTGATACATATTCACAAATGGATTCTCCGCCACTTGTTCCGGGATACCCACCTTCGGAAGTGACGGAGCGACCCCGGCTTGCGGGGCTTTATCGGTTTTCTTGTCTTTTATCATGGTACTGGAAAGCCTTTGAAAATCAGGGGAACAAACAACTCATTGATCGTGTGATCCAATTTGGGACTAAAGCCGATAAACTGCCGGTGCTCCGGACGTTTCAGCGAACCCTTGCGAACGGTAAACAGGCCCAGTGCCGGATCGGTATTATGCACTGCGGCATAACTCCTCGATGCGCCGCGCTTACCCTTTATAGCGGAACTGCTCGCCTGCGTGCGGATCGTATAACGGGCACCACGGCGGAAAATACCCTTGCTGCCGCCGTAAGCACGTTGCGTGATATTCGTCTGACTCATCGCATCCGCCTCACCGACAATAGCACGTGCCCCCGACAAAGTTCCCGTATCGATCATCACCGGATGCGTGAACTTCTTACCCCAACGGGAAGTGCGTTCCGGCCACTTCTTGCCGCTGCCGTAAAAACCGCCCTCGGCAAAACTGCTCCTGAAACGGCTACGCGAATAATCACCGGCCAACGTCACGAAGTCATGCGTGTTGAACTCCAATTTATTCACCAAATAGCGGTCACTGCCTTTCGGTGCCCACTGATTACAAAACTGTTCTATTGTTATTCTTGCCCCCATAACACTCACTCATTTGTTCGTTCAGGCTCAGAAACCTTCTCGCCGCGTCGTCGCCCATAACGCTTATAATACTCCTCGTCCGACATAATGCCCCGGTCCGAAGAACTGCTGCCAGGCAGAATACCCTCGCCACCAACGACATCGACAGGCAAAACATTCAACTGCCGCCCCACGGCAATGCCAAACTCCTTTTCAATCTCATCTGAAGATAACTCGTAACGATCCGTGATAAACTCGTAGAGCTTAATCCGGTCATCATTATTCATATCATTCCGGTTCGAATACTTGAACTCCAAGTCCGCCGAGATGTAACCCATGGCCACCAGACGGGGCACGACCTGCTCATTCATCACGTTTTCGATGTACCGGCGATATACTTCGATACGGTCCCTGAATATATCCTGATGCGCCTTGGTCGAACCCACGTACGACTGCACGCCACCGGCCATCGACTCCGAGCCCAACACCAGGTTCGACACTTCCTTATTCACGAACTCAATGAGCGAGGTGTAGATCTTCTCGCTGTTCGACATGGTAAAAGCCTTGATATCCACCTCGTCTTCCAGACCTGTCACCACGATCTTATTCTGTGCGGCGTTGGCCACCTCCTGCGCCAGCCGCTTGCGATCCGCGTTGCTTTCGCTTACAGTCTTTGCATGAATAATGGGCTGACCGTAAGTGTGACTGAAATTCACGTAGTTGGCCATTGTGAATTTCTTGGCCAGAATAAGCGGGGTGGTAGCCGAGAACAATCCCAGATCACCCGTGTTAATCAGCACATAATTTTTCAGATAAGCCGGTGAAGTCAAATCCCAGTGCGGCATCCACATCCCCTGACGTTTCACGACCACACCCTGATCCGGCAGCACGTTGCGCCGTTCGATGCTGTTCACCTCGGCGAGCTTGCCGGTACGGGGATCGATGCCGGGCAGAATCTCCAGCAGCGTGTAACCGTACAGCTTTGCCTCGATAATTCCCCGGATCACCTTGTCGAACTGGCTGCCCTGAATCTTCTGGCTCTCCCGGATATCCTTCACGTATTTGCCTTTCTCATTCTGACGGGCAAGCATATACCGGTCACCTAAAATCTGGCTCTCCAGCGTTTCGATCACCGCACGTAAATGACCGTCCTGCTGCAAACAGGCATCATACAGATCAATCAGACGACCCCGGTCATCAAAGACAACACCTGCCGATACATTCGATCGTATCGATTTATAGTGATTATGTCGCTCAATTTCCCGGACATACTCCTGAATCGTTTTTTTCGACGTGTGGAATATACTTTCGAGTAACTGATAGTTAAAAGCACCTTCTTCCTGCATTTTTTTCGGGTTTCAAAAAGATTAGCGAAATCCCGGAAAAACAGGTGAAACAGGCCAAAAATCTCAACGGAGCAAATAATGTTAAAATAGACGGATAACCATACATAATAGACAGCTTAATTATATACAGTTATTGAATCATTTTTACTTCAATACATAGTGGTATAATTATCTATGTATTAGTGTGTAACGAAAAAAAATACGCTTAAATTTATAATAGTTTTTGGTGCAAAAAATATATATTTGCCAGCATATTTTAATAAAATCGTGCGAAAATGACAACAACAGAAGATCATCAAAAACTAAAATGGAAGTTCGGGGAATTTCCTGAACTCTTATTCGGCAACCTCAATAACGGCCGAACCTATTTCGACATGACACAGTTCCTGATCGCCCAAAAACGTGATCCTGAAACTTGCATCTCCGGATTTACACAAGCCTTTGCGTCCTGGATCGACAACCTCGCCAAAGTCTATGGCATTCCGTCAGAAGAACTCTTCGTCACAGAACCGGCTTCAGGGCATACAATGGCCGAAGAATCACTGGCCCTGCTCTTTATGGTACATACCGATCCTGTATTCGGTGCATACATGATTGAAAGCATGACCCAGATGCTGACAGACGGCATCGTCTGTTCCGATTCATACATTCTCATGCAGGCACACCGCCGTTTCACCGAAGAAGAACTACTATCAACCTCAAAAACAAATATATGATGATTATAAAAGGACCTTTCCTTCCTTCAAAACAAGTGCTCGTGTTCAATGGTGCCTACGTCCTGGTTGGTATTGTGCGCTCCCTGCATACTGCGGCAGATTTCAGCGGCATTAACTTGCAAGCCATCTCTTTCGCCTGTACGGGCAAATACGTGGCGTCGGGAGGTTTCTACTTCCGCCATGCTCATCCCGACGTGGAAATAGAACTCTCGGACATCGACAGCCTCAAATTACAGGAATACGACAGGCTGTGCGGTATCTCACGACGCTATTTCACCACACGGGAAATGGCACACAAGCGGCAGGCATACGAAGAAAGACGAAAAGAATTCAGACAATTTTGTAAACAATCAGATAAAAACGAAAAAAATGAAGAGTAACACCGTTATGTGCGGAGAGTACCCCGTACGGGTACTTTTCAACGAAGACAAAACATTGGCATGGATCAACCTCTACGACCTGTGCAAGGCATTGGGACGGGAAGAGATGGTCGCAAACAAAGAAGCCGTGAAACTGTGCCCATCGGCCATTCAGATACCTTTCCGAAAAAAAGGACGTGAGATGTGGGGCATAAGTCCCTACGACGTGTACAAACTCATGCGCCCCATGCGTAAAGAAAACCCGATTGCCGCAAGGAACTGCGCCACCGTCGAAGCGTGGCTCAACTCCCTGCTCGAAGAAGCAGCCATACAAGCGGCACAGCCGACACTACCCGCGCAACAGGAGGTCGTGTTCAGCTATCAGGATCATCCCATTTCTTTCCGTGCCGCCAACGGCCGGGTGATGATTAATGCCACCCAGATGGCAAAAGGTTTCAATGTCCTGCCTTCCGAAATCCTGCGTAAAGCCGATTTTATCCGCATCCGACAACACCTGGTTGATACCGGTGTATCCGAAAGCCTCGACAGCCAGATATTCACTACCCGTGGACGCAACAACGGAGCCACTTGGGTCGAAGAATCCCTCGCCACTGAATTTGCACGCCAGCTCTCCCCTGAATTTTCACAGTGGTGCAACAGCAAAATCAGCGAACTGATGACACGGGGTTACGCCACCATAGACAGCCGTACCGATACAGCCGTGCCGACCACCGAGAATCTGCCCATACCCCAGAACCTCGACGAGGCGAAGAATCTCATCCTTGCCCAGCGGCAGGAAATACGCCAGCAACAACAAGAACTCGCCAGCAACCGGTTCAAAATCGATTTCTACGACAACCTCATTGAAGGACGCGACTTCTTTACAGCTACTTGGCTCGCGCAGGAACTCAGCACCACGCCCCGGATGCTCCACCAGTTCCTCGCCGAAAAGGGCATCTGTAAATTCGAGAAAAATCAATGGGTGGCCTTCAACCCGTACAGGGCATGGCAGATCGATATCCCGTACTATTGGAACAACCAGCGAACCGGAAAATACATCCCTGCCGGATCACGCAAACGCTGGAGCCAGGCAGGACGAGAACAGATCATCGAACTATGGAAAGAACAACCGCCCCGGCTGCCGGAACTGCCGGAACCCGGAAAACGCCGCCGGAAAGAAAATCCCTATGCGGATATGACAGAGGGCGTCGATTACTTCATGCCCTCGCAGCTCGCCCGTGAACTGGGTATCTCCACGGCAAGACTCAACAAATTTCTTGAAAGTAGCGGTATATGCCGATTTGAAAACAAACAATGGGCCGCGCTCGATGATTATCAGCAGTGGCAGATCGATGTGCCGTACTACTGGACCAATCCCAAAACAGGAAAACGCTGGGCTTTCGGTTCCCGCAAACGCTGGACACTTGCCGGAATGAAACAGATCGCTGAACGATGGAAAAACCAGCCACAGGAGCAACCGATCAAAGCGGCCAAACAATCCAAACCCTGCCGGCAAAAACAAACTCCCTGCGGTTCCCCTGCTGACGGAACAGATTGCTATACACCCTCGCAGCTTGCAAAGGAACTCGGCATTTCCGTAATCCAAATGAACAAATTTCTGGAAGAAAGCCGCATTTGTGAATTTGTGAAAAAAGAATGGGCTGTCATAGAGCCTTATTCCGACTGGCAGACCGATATCCCGTATCGCTGGACCAATCCCAAAACCGGGAAAAGCTGGGTATTTGGAAAACGCAAGCGTTGGACAAAACTGGGACGTGAGAAAATACATGAACTGTGGTACAGGAAAATATCGCGGCAGGAGGCGCGGAATACGAATGAATAATGACATCATCGATAGAATCATTCAGGTAACGGGGCGACGCCCCACCACCTGCTCCTGCGAACACTGCCGCCGGCAATGTATGACGCCCTGTCTGGGAACACCGCAGGATATATGGCGGCTCATCGAAGCAGGTTACGAATCCAGATTGCGGATCACATTCTGGGCTGTAGGTATGCTATTAGGAAAGCTATCATTCCCAATCCTCATGGTGCAGGCGTATCAAACCCCCGACGGCTGCATATTCTGGGAAAACGGACTGTGTGAACTACACGATACCGGACTCAAGCCCACCGAAGGGAAATTATCCCATCACATCATCACGGCTGAAAACCTCTCCTTCGAGAAATCCCTGAGCTGGAACGTCGCCCGTGAGTGGCTTGCCGTGCAAAACCTGCCCTTGGTAACGAAAATCGTCCTCCGAATCTCTGAACAGAACGCCCATGAAAACCACAGGTAAAAGCAACAGCTCCTTCCGGCAGCCCAAACAGGTGCTGGTATTCAATCATACCCGGATACTTGTCGCCATCACCCGTTCCATGCAAAGCACCGCCGACCTCATGCACGTTCCGATCAAAGCCGTAAGCAGAGCCTGTCAGGGAACCTATATCGGAACGGCAGGGCTTTACTTCCGGAAATTGCACCCGGACATCCTCATCGAAACATCCGATCTCGATACCTTGCACCTGGAAGAGTACGACGCCCTCTGTGAGGAGCAACGCCGCTACCTTCCCAAAGACAAAATGAAAATCCTGCGTGAAGAATTCGCAGCCCGGCATAGCCCTAAAAACGACACGGACGGCCAATAGCCGCCCGTGCCTCTTTATATCCTTAAAGTAGAAAAGTACGATACAGTAATATATAATATATATACTACTATCTACTTATTACTTTCTTCTTACTATAAAAAAATAGATAACGAACCCTTTAGGGTGAGTTACATACGGGGTATAAATAAACACTGGAGCGTAGCGGAAGTGTTTTATTTATACCCCATCCTTGCTTCTTCTTTAGAAGAAGAAAAACAATACCGATACAAGAAAAATAGAACTTCTTCCCAGCTATATCACATTTTTTTGGAATACTGGGATAACTGTTCATTCCGTTTCTGCTGGAGTAAAGAGACAATACCCTGAGCTTCCTCCTCAGTTTGGAAATAATTCCGGTGTTTAGCTCTTTTCAAATCCTTAGAACGCCCCTTATCTAATGTTTTATGTACCTTCCAGAACTCCTTCAGGTAATAATATTCCTTTTCTGCAACACGTTCTACCAAACGATCATCCAATACCTTCAGCAAATAACCTTTCAGAGCATCAATACTCTTCCGCTCTCTGAAATAATTTCCCTGATTGAAATACCTGATACTTTTTGTCTTACCCTGTTCCCGGCTCTTGCAAACCTCCCAGAACTCATTCAGGTAATAATATTCCGAGCCGGGATCACCCACATAACCGACAGGCTCAATGCGTTTGAAAAAACCATTCCACGCCACCCCGGCAACCGCAAGCTCCTCGGATAACTTCTCCCGCTGGCTGACATTGATCTTATCCAACTGATAATCCCTTTGAGAACCGATTACCTCGTACAACGAATAACGGACCGGCTCTCCCTCCAGCTTCACGCAGTACATCACGATCTGTCCCTGCGCATCAATTTCCCGAAAAACACCGTAACCGATCTTACGGTCCAGCATACTGATCTGGTACTGCACATTCTCTACCGGTATTTCTTGCTTCTTAATCTTACTACGCCACGGATTCCAGGAAAGCCCGCTATCATGGAGCGCATGTTGCAACTTCAAGCGGTCCTCTTCCTGTGCCTGACAGAGAACCTTGTAATCAAACTCCCTCGATGCGGTACATAATTCTCCTTCATGCAGCGAGGCATACAAACGTATCCGCTGATCCACACCGCTCAATTCCACGATGCCAGTCACTCCCTTATCAGGCAACACAACCACATCGCCCCGCTCCGGTGCTTCCTCCTCAAACCATTGCTTAAACTTATCATAGGTAACAGGCAACCGCCCATCCTTATTCCCGTCGATTGATAGCGAAAAACGACGCTTCGCACAAAATTGGCTGATAGCCAACTCGTGTGTTTCATTCTCCGGACGATAATACCGGAAGAAATTGATGATTGCCAATCTGTTTTTACTCATCCAGTGCTGCGAAAATATATTTATATACGGACTTCCAATTCGCAAATATAAAGAATGTTGCAAAATTATGACCACAGATTCTCAACTTTATTTTAGAGTAACTAAATAAAAGTACAAACAAAAAATTGCATAATACCTTAGAATACTGTTTTCTACAAAAAACTATATATACACACGATTCCTCTCAGAGCCCGATTTGCTCCTGTCGCTCGCTATCCGGTATTGGGGACTAACAACATCGTTGGCAATGAGAATAAGGCGATCCCTCCGGCTTGCATTGACTTCAGATATATCCCCAGAAGATGGACGGATGAACCTTATAACTCTATGTAGGGCAGACATACCGGCAGGGGGCATTGCTAATCCTCTATTTTCGACAAACAACTCCCCGCAACACATAAAACTCTGAACAAAAAAGTATTAGCCAAAAACCGGACTTGAAAATCCGGCCATAGGGCGCGTATCGAATCCGCTCAAGACCAAATACCCACCCTCATCTTTTTCTAATTATTACACTATTGATTATCAGTTATTTAGTTGGTTCACTTTCTGGAAAAGTGAATGTAAAAAGGTTCTTTCATTCCCTTGTTACTTATGAATTGAAAGCAAAAATATTTTTTAGGTCTGTTTTATTTTGTTTTTCACTCGCAAATATCTGATTATCAATATTTATAAAAAACTTTCAATTCGTTTTTTACACATAGATGCGGATTTTTTTTGAAAAATATTTTTATAAAATTACAATTCATTGATATTCAATCAATTAAAAACAGCCCTCGCGCGAGCGCGTTCAAGTCTATTTTAGACTGATTTTCAGTCAATCTCAAAAAAAAATATTTGGAGGATTAGAATTTTTGTTGTAGTGTTGAATTGAAGCCGAACGAAAGACGGACGGCAAACAGACAAAGAAACAAAAGAAAAAATATTGATAGACTTTCAGACGGGGACACACCCGAAAAAGTCAGTAAACAGAAAAACGAATAAAATTCTATAAATACAAAACAGAAAGCAAAAGCCGCAAAAGCGAGAAACAAAAGAGTTTTTTTATTGGAAACATTTTTTTGAACTCTGGAAAATCAAAAAATGCCTGTTCACTATGGAGTGATTGAATAGGGTGTTAAATAACCACACCGAGCAGGACGGCGAACCAACGCCGCAAGTCGAAACGGTTGAAATACGTGTATTTCGCCCGCATACGCAAAGCGCATTAATTTGGGAGCGTGAGAGTTGTATGGAAAAAGGACGTGAAAAAATAATGCCGTAAGTCTGCCCATGTGCAGCCGGAGATAAAATTCACGGTAGCAGGGAAAACAGCCTGCACGGAGCTTGAGAAAAGAGCATTGCCAAGATTATGCCCACAATCACCAGCCGCCCACCGCCTTATCGTTAGCTGCCGCATTGGAAAAGATGCGGGACGTGCCAAAGAAACGCCTCAGACGAAATTGGAGTAACTGAGGGTTGCCAAGACAGCGAGAAACTGCCTTTTGCCTGTAACGATGCAAATATAAGGTTTTTTCCCGAAAGAGCGAATATAGGGCACGTTTTAGTGAGGTGCAAATTGAAAGAAAAATCTGCACGCCATCGGGTGAAAGGTGGCGTGCGATTTTGGGCACGCATAGGTCATGCCGTTTTGCCAAAAGCAAAATGCGCGGTTCGATTCCGCGAGTGCCCTCAATATGCGCTATTGCATAGAAAATCACTAATATTTATCATTATGGCAATCAGTAAATTAAATGCAGAACAGTTCGCAAATTTGGCAACTAATGCAGCAGGTGTTATTTTCGAGTATGCAGCCCGTGAGAACAAAAACACGGCAATGCACTTTTTCGGTGCCGATTTCGAGGCAACCGCAAAAACACAGGACGAAATGTTCCGGGTACTGCGTAACGTGGTAACAACTTTCTGGGAAGTGAAGACCAAAGAAGCAATTCTGCGGGAAGCAAACGACGGTATCCGCTCGAAACTTCGTGCCAGCACTCCGCACCAACTTATCATCCGCACCTCCAAAGGCGACACGGTACGGAAATTTGCCCTCGACGAAAGCGTGTGGGCGAAACTCGGTTTTATGCCGACCAAGAAAGACCTCGAACGCTCTGCCCGCGACCGCAAAAAGTACATCCACGATGCCACGAAAGCCCTGATGGATGCACTGAATTTCCGAGTGGAGCTGCCAAAAACAGAGGAAATTCCGACACAACCGGAAGCGAATGTTACAAATACCGAACCGGTAGCCGTAGCTGCATAGTCATCAACGAAACGGACAAATTAAGGACAGCGTGCCAAAAATGGTGCGCTGTCTTTTTATCTGCATGAACTATGTACAAACTAATTGCATTCAACGATGTGGCGAAAAATTTTTCCGACCACTTTGACCTCAGCATATCCCCGTACTTTGACCGATGCCAAAGTAACGCAACGGGAATGCTTCACTTTACCACGCACAAGTTCGTGCGGTATTTCTGCAAAAACTATGGCTATGAACGCACCGAACCGTTAGAAAATTTCGTGTGCCGGAAATATAGCCCCGAGGCATGGAAATTCTTAAAGAAACTCATAAAATAAAAGACAATGGTAGATATTTATAACAATGCCGGAACCGAGAGTTACGGCTGTTTCAAACACCTGAAAGCTGCCAAAGGTATGCTCCGGAGCTTGGCAAACAAAGGCGTGGAAAGCGTTATGGTAAGTAGTTTTCACGGTAGAAAACTCACACGGGTATATCGTGTAGCAATCAGCAAGAACTGCCGCATCATCCAGATGCCGTTCTTGCATCCGACACCGACACCGGCGGCATAGCCGGTAATGAACCGGAATACGGGCACGGGCGATAAGTTCGTGCCTTTTTTATGCCCGCTTCAGAATGGTCATTCAAACAAGTAAAACATTAATAATTAAAGCCATGAAGAAAATAGTAGCATTCGTCATCAAACGGCAAGATGCCATTCTTAACACAGTTTTCGTAACAGGATTGCTGCTGGTAATCTGGGCTGGCGTAAAGGTGCTGACAGCTCCCGGCGTTCCGTGCTTCGGATTCTGAAAACATGTAATGAATAAAAAATCTGCCCGGATTCTGACCTGAGCCGAGCGGATTGCTTCTATTCTTTACTATAAAAGTAAATAAACGATGCCCATATTTTTACAAAAAGCGATAGCTCTTTGCGAGAAGATTGAACGCGGAGAGATAGATTTCAGTGCTGTTCCTTATGTCGATCCTGAAACGGATTACATCGTGTCCAATCACGTGGATAAGAGTGATTTTGTGTGGGAAGATTGCACGGTAAACAATCAACCGGAATGGATGGCTTATCGGCCGGAATGCGCCCCTTATTCTTCGCTGTTCCTAAAATGCAAACGGTCGAAGAATGCCTACTTTTTATCTGATTAACAAATAATTAAAAGTGATATGAATAAAGAAAAAATTGCAAGTTTGGAAAAGGTGCTGGATTTCTACACCACCTTGAAAAAGAACAATAACGTGCGTGTGGTGGAATTCCACCTGACAGACGGCAGAGTGTCCGGAATCGGCAATCCGGAAGCAATCCAGAAAATCCTCGAAATCTGCGTGAACGAAGCGGAGTGCCAACTGTACAAGGAAGAATTTGGGGATTGCCCGGTAGACTTGGAACGGACCAGAGAATATGAAGCGGCAAAGATGCTTGCGAATGCCGTGAATGACTATTCATTCAATCCGAAGAGATTCGCGGAAACCTTGCCGTATATCCACCGGACGCTCCAGCAAAGCATTTTTCGCTTGATTGCCACGATTATCAACTTTATGGCCGATGACAATTATCGCACCGACGATCGCAATCAGGCGGCACATGATATCAGCAAGAAGCTGGCTGAGGTATTGAAAGATGAATCAATTCCTTTCATTTAACGGCCATGTTCACCGACGAAAAGACGCAAAACCGGATACATGCCACACTTGGTGCGAGTGTATCCCATGCAACCATGAGATGCCAGGATTTAATCCCGGCATTCATGGATGTACTCCGTGATACTCCTGAGTATGTGCAATTAATGAATGTTGTTCCGACCTATGCTTCCGACGATAAGGGTTCGGACTGGTGGAACAGTGAAGATGCCACGATATTGCTGGACTCACTGTTCGACACGCTCGATCTCTACGCTCCAGATGGATATTATTTCGGAACGCATCCGGGAGATGGCTCTGACTATGGTTTTTGGCAAAACGACTAAAAATGAATGAATTATGAAAAATGAATATTTCAACATGATCGGCCAAAAGGCTCCGGGAGGAAAGATGATTCTTATGGCTGTGGTACCGGATTATCTGTTTGGAGTAGAGGTTCCTAATTTATTTCAGGTACAAGCGGTTAGGACTGTCCCAACGATCTATACCGGAACATATCCGACCATACGGATTGTAATAGACAAGATGGAAGAAAGAGAGGACTTAACCGGGGAAGGCATAGCAGGTATCGCAACTGGCACAAACTGGTATAATGTTTCCCAGGAGGACAAGAACGAATACGGTATTAATATACCTAACCCTATAACTGAAAGAAAGGAGTAAATATGGCATGGCTGTGTGTAAATAAAAATGGTCAGGAGTTAATTTTCCCAGATGAACCTACCAGATGGGGTGATATTCGAAAAGAAACAAAATCTCCATTCGGACTTTTAGATAGACAGACTGGTAGAAGATACACTATCGGTCCAGCGAAGGAGTGGGAACTTAAAAGGCTCAAGTTTGAAGAACTATCTTATTGGAAAAATGAGGAAATCCTCGGCGGTGGTGAGTTCTTTATAAACTACGAAATAGATATACCAGAAGGGTGTATTGAAAAACTTATTGGAAGAAAATTAACCTGGGAAGATGAACCTGTGGAAATAAAGTAGTGACAATAAAAATAAAATATATGAGCAAAGAACAGAAGAAACGCAGGGCCAACCTGCTTTATAAACTGCGCCAGAAAGGTATCCGTTGCCTGACACGGCAGTTCACGATATTCTTTCCCTATGGCGAAGATCCTGATGCTATTTCCGAGATACGAAATCTTAGAAAAGAATTTCATTTCGCAGTGCAGTTTGAAATCATATAGCCTATGAAGACAAGAAAATTCTGCCCGAAATGCGGGCGACCTGTTGTAAAATCCTGTACCGAAGGTTACGCGTTCCAATGTCACGCCTGCGACGAGGATTTCTATCGTTTCGAGGTGCTGACCACACGTCAGATCAAGCAAGTACGGGAGATTCGCTGGATAGCTTATCAATGGGAAACGAAGAACGATTACACCCCTCACAGCTTCAAAAAACCGTATCCGGCACCGAAACGTCGCTGTAATTTCCGGCGTGAACCGGAAACCCCCAAACTTGTAGAAGACGAGAACGGCTCCGAGTTGTGCTATTGCAATAATTGCGGTTGTTACCTGATTGACAAAAATCCGCAATCTGGTGCCAAGAAGTATGACACTGAAATCGCCAGCGGAGAACTGGAACAATTTAGTGAACCGGCAGACGGGGAATCGCCAGACAATGAAGAGTATTTCTGGGGATGTCCGAACTGTGAAACCGATGGTTATCTAATTGATGTATGATGATGGAGCGACTTCTTAACCCCGACATAGAGTGTACCGACCCAGACCAGTTGCAGTTTTGCCTTAAAATATCGGACAAAACTTTCTGGTACTGTCAGCCGAATGTCTATCACAATGATCTATTACCTAATGCCGACACTCCGGCCAGCCGTATCTATCACAAATACTGCGGAAATCCGAAAGAATTACTCCGGGACGCGCAAACGGATAAAGAAATCCGGGCGTTCGTGACCGACCGGATGCTTTGGATGGAAAGTGAAATCGACGTGGATGATTTTACACGGGAAGAACAGGAAGGACTACTTGGCGACTACGGCTACAAGTGGGATGACTTCACGAGTGATACAGACCGCAACCAGATCATCTGCGAGAACCATTTCGAGCAATACCCACTTGATTACCGAAACGATATCTAAAAAATATGGAAACTAAAAACGACCTCATCAAAATGGCGATCGTGAACTTTGAAAGCATCGCCGACCAATGTAATCACATCACGTCCGGTAATGTTGCTCATCAGGCTGCGACGATCAAAGGTATTGCAAGCCGTAATGCTCAATACCTGCGGGAGAATCACTCTCAACAATCTGAAGGTGAAATCGAAGGGGTTATTATCAGCCGTGAATTACTGGCTGAATACGGCTATGATCCCGATCAACTGACAGATGAACAAATGCAAATCATCGCAAACAAATTGCTCGAATACTGGGGCATGAGTGGTGGTTTCAAAGATGCACTTGCCAGCATCATGTAAAACCTATTCGGCATCAAATTGAACGGATAAAATAATGAATATAACAATTAAAATCAGCAAATTATGCAAACAACAACAACCGGCTGCGAGGGGGCCGTAAACTTCCTTCGTAAAAATACCCGCGCCATGCGGGACGTGATTGAACGCTTTGTCGAACTGTTCTGGGATCAGAATGCCTCCGACGAAGAGAACCTTGCTGCTTTCGAGTACTATGAGGACGAACTGCAAACCGTTTATTCCTACTAAACTAAACGATCATGGATATACACGAACAAATAACTTACAAAGGACATCACATCAATATCTATCAGGATGAGAATGCCGAAAGCCCTCGTAACTGGAGCAATCTGGGTACATTCTACACGGCACACCGCCGCTACCAGCCCGAAGAAGATTTTGACAAACACTTCGATTTTGACGAGGTATGCGACCAGCGTCCAGGCAATCTGCGGGAATCATTCCTCGAAAAGTACATTGCCCTGAATATCTACCTCTACGATCATAGCGGTCTGACCATATCGTCCGGTCCTTTCTCCTGTCCGTGGGACAGTGGCTGGTTCGGCATCGTGGCGGTCAGTATCGAAAAGGTGAAAAAGGAATACGGTTGGAAAATCTTGACGAAATCACGCCGCGAACAAATCGAGAAATATCTTCAAGGCGAGATCAATACTTACGACCAGTACCTGCGAAGTGAAGTGTATGGTTTTCAGGTAACGCCCGAAAGCGACGATACCCAAATACTCGACAGTTGCTGGGGCTTTTTCGGCGATGACGGTATCCGTCAAATTAAAGGTGAGTGCCAGGCGTTCATCGATGCTGAGATCGCCCACAAAAAGAAACAGGAACGAGAAGAAAGTATCCGCCTGTTCGGGTTGGAAATCCCGTTCCCAGAGTTCGCATTATCAATCAATTAACACATACGAATATGGCAACAGCATTGAAATATACAGAAACCAGAATTTACAAGGATTATAAAGTCACCGTCCAAGTTCGGCTTTCTGATGATTGCCGTAATGGACATGCAGACTTTGCAATTACCGCAGACGTTTATGAAAAAGATAAATATGATTTTTGGAAATGGGCTGCTGGTGGTTGCTGCCACGAGGAAATAGCCGTTGTGTTCCCCGAACTGCGGCCGTTTATCGCTCTGCATCTGAGCGATGCCAAAGGGGCACCAATGTATGCTCAAGGAAATGGATTCTATCATCTGAGAAACAGTTCCAAGAAATTGACTATGGAATATCTTCGGATCACGGACAAAGAGTACCACCGTTTTTTCCGCGAAGCCGAAGATCAGCTTTATTTTACATACCTGCTCCAGATCATGGGTATTCCTGCCCGCTGGGAAGAAGAGGCCCGCGCCGCCATCAGGCAACTGGAGGAACTTACGGGCGACACTTTCGTTGACGCCTCGGAACGCTACCAGTTCACGCCTCTTACCCTGGAAGAGTTTCAGCTTGTGGAATCCAGAATTGCTGAAGGATATTACCTTCCGGAAAATATACGCAAACGCAAGCATGAAGCGAAACTGGCGGCACGTCGTAAGAAGATTGCCGATCTCAAGGCCACGGCATTGAGCCAGAAACGAAAGATAGAGCGGGAGCTTACGATCAAGCTCTACGTGCTTCGTAGCGGGTTACCTATCGACAATTTCATCTACTATACCCACAACAACAAAGGGGTGTTTAATTGGATGGACGGATCGTGCTACAAGAAAATTACACAAACACAGTTCGATCGATTCATCAAAAAGATAGACTACACCAAGTTGCCTGAAGGTATCGAGTTTCAACTAAAATCCGCATAATCATGATCCAAGTTCAATATATTCAGGAATGCCAATGCGGTGCTATGACCGTTAGCTTCGAGAATGGTGCCAGCAACAGCATGAGCCGTGAGGTATTCGACCGAATCGGCTTCAAGGGAGAATACCTGCCTCAGAAGTTTTGTAACTGCAATCATTGCGTCAATCACTGGGGTATCGATCTCTGTCAGTGCGGTTCCAGCCAGCCGGTCGGGAAATGTGACTGCGGGAGCGATGAGGCCAGCGAAGAACTTGGCGTTAAAAGACCTTTTCTCGGATGGGTGTTTTAACGGACATGATCAGAGAACTCGACCGCCTGGAAGAACAGTACAGGCTGGAACGGGAACGCATCGAACAGGCTATTGCCGATGTCGTACGAAACGTCGGGCAGAATCCAGCCATAAAACCACTCGGAACTCACATGTTTACGATTCAGATGTCGGAGTTGATAAACTCACCGTGGTCACCGGAATTTCACGACTGGGCGATTCAGTCTGAGCGATTGTTGGCCGTGCTTAACAAGAAGCCGGTCAAGGAATGGCTGTCTTTTATCAGGGAACTGCTGGAGAAAAATGCCCGCAACGGATGGACGGGTGTAACAGTTGATAAAACCCTGCTGAGCAAGAAATTTCTAAGGCAGGTCATAGACAGGCTTTAATCATACAAATAAGGGGAAATATACAAAAAAGGGAGAAGGTTGTAGCCTTCTCCTTTCTGTTTCCACCTATTCTTAAATTACAAAACAACAGAATTCTTATGAGATACGTCGTAGAACCCGCGATGGTGGCCCACCTATGGGCGCACCAAAGCCAGGAAAGTGCCCGCAATAGTGGGAACTTCTATTTTGAAGGTAAGGATATCTATTCTTACGGTGATCATTTCCGTTGTGCTTCCGTCGAAACAAACCAGCAAGGAGAAAAAGCCTATTTGGTGACTACTCGAACTTACTCTACTACAACGGCCAAACACATGGGCATGGTGCGTAAGGCTATTCCTGGTTACGAAACCATATTCTACACACCTCGTTCTGTATCCTTGCGAAATGGAAAGATGCCCAGGAATGACTACTATAAGGCTGCTTATTATATCGTTGATCAACTCGAAAAAATAAACGAGAGCATTCAAGCTCAAAAGAAATCCCGTTCCCAGAATTACGCGGATCAAGTGGAAGACTGTCTGCTCAACATTGGGCGTTGGATCGCTTTCTGGGGGCTTGACAAACGTCAGAAATCCACCGAAGGTAAATGGCTGATACCGGTGTTGGACAAATTATGCAGCACTCGGAAACAGGACAAAAAAGAGTTTTGGACCGTTACAGGTGAGCAACCACGATACAATTACTACGATACGCCCAGGGAAGACAAGTCAGAATATCAGGAACTGCTTCAGGATATTCTTACCCGTGGATTGATTCAACCGACAGCTATCAATGGATTTGAGGAACGTGTGTCCCAGCTTTTCATCGACCGTACGGGTGATCTGCAATTATGGGTACACTTCGAGGAACGTCGTCAACGGCAGGAAGAAACAAATCGACGAAACGAGCAACTGCGTGAGCAACGTCGGGCAGAACGTCAGGAAAGATGGCGCAAGGAGAATGAGGAACGCAAGCGTGTGGCCCGTATGACTTTTGAAGAGAAAAAGGAATTGTGGTATTCCGGGGAGATTTCCAACACGCGGTTCAGCGTTCCGTCTGGTTTGAATTTCAATGCTTTGCTGCGAGTTCGTAACGGCGTTATTGAAACCTCGATGGGTATTCGTGTCGAAGCGAAAGAGGCCGAACGTCTTTGGAAGCTGGTAGAGCTATTCCACAAAAAGGAGGCAGATTTCCACCATGATCTCGTGCATGATGCCAATGATAATCACTGGACACTCAATGCCTACCATAACGATATTATGACCGCCGGCTGCCACCGGATCACATACGAAGAAATGCGTAATGCGGCACTTCGGCTCGGCATTGCCGCGTAAATCATTAAAAATTATCAAAACAAATTCTTATGCACGAATGTGAACAATATCTCCGCGATTCGCAAAAACCGAATTCGCTCTATATCCGCTATCAAGGTAAACGCCGCCGGATTTTCATTAATAGCCGTGGTCAAATTGGTATCATAAACCCCGGTAAACGCATAAAAGGCTCCATATTTACTGATTGGGACCACATCGAGAAAATCTATCCGCCCGTTTCCGAAGCATCTTCCGAGGAATACAACCGTCGCTTGGTACTCAAATACCAGCGTGAAGCCGCTCAAGCAACTTTTTCCAGTCCTTTTATCCGGAATATCAAAGCTGCCGACCCAGGAAAAAGCCTTTACGAAAACCACATTACCACCGGAAACGGTATCGACGGTCAAATTATCAGTCTACAAGCAGTACGTAAATGGTGCGGGGAATCCTATTACCAACAATTCATCGAGGCTGTGCGTACTCGTACTGCATTTCATTCGGATAGATTCGATTTTCGAGGCTATGACGGCTCGCTCTGGGTGGAGCCATACAAAGAAGGAGAAAACTATAAGTTGCCCGGAGAGATCAATGCGGGGTTTTCCAAAGAGTATCGCAACTGTGGTAACGGGTATTATTACCTGCTTATTAATGAAAATCATTTCATCGGTTATGATATTGATTGACAATATGAAATCTCTCAAAATTAAATCCCTCAAACGCGGCGAATTCTTCCGTCTCTCAGACCGGGAAACAGCCCTGGTCTGGGTACGTGGAGAATATGTCCGAGAAGTTAAGAGATACAGCACCTACAAATACGACGATGTGAACCATGAACGGTTGCTATCGGGAGGCAAAGTGGTATTTGTTGGGTTTACATTCTAATAATCAATAACTAATAAACAAAAATATGAGTTGGAATTTACATGTGGGGAAGGTCTATCAAATTGAATATGACTATCCTGGAATGTGTGGTAGCGATGCGCAGGAAACTCTGTACGACATCTTCAGCATGTTTGATATTGAAACAACGGCCGAAGATTGTTACGATGAAGAGTATGAGGTAGAACGTGAAGAACTCCGCCGCTTGCGGACCATCATTACAGAAGAGGGCGAAGAGTTTCGGGAGCAGGCTGAAGAATTTGAAAAAACGTTATCCCTGGCAGAATTGACCAAAGACAGATTTATCCAGGTTCTCGACAACCTGATCAACGATAGCGACCAGAAAAATAGCTGTGTGCTTTTATCATGGTTTTAATCATGTATCGAACCTCTTTTTATAAATAAAATTGAAGACAATGAAAGTATCAGAAAAACCGACCGGCCATATTTTGGTCAGGGCACACAGCAACAGCGAATGGGACTCGTGCGAGTTCGCAATAATCACCATTTCAGAAAAGTGGAAACAAGAACAGCTCAAAAGGCTGGAAATCGTTAAGCCTTTCGCGGAAGACTACGATTTTCAATCCTTGAACTTTTATGACGGTTCTGCGGATTTTTACCAGACGGATGAGGGTGGATTGCCTGACCTCGATAAATTATTGGCAGGCAAGGACTGGGCATACATAGAACTGGACGAGGAAGAGCTGGACAACCTAACCCCGCCCGAAAGCAGTCTGGATTGTTACAGGCTTGCGATATATCGGGATGGAGATGCCAAATACAAAGCCTATGGTAAACACACAGACGAAGAGTTCTGGACAGAAAACTTACCATTGAAACAACTAACGAGTATATAGTATGAAACGAACCAACGAAAAGATTGTCTCCAGCTTTTTCTTCTACATGTGGAATGGCTGGGGAACACAGGAAGAGTGCCGACAGGTATTCGGCGATCTCGGCGATCATTTTTGGGAAAAGTGGAATTCCCTGTTTCAACGATACCACGGAGGTGCTGCCGAACGCTTCTATGCCGAACTCAGCGACAACAACCGTCGCCTACTGGTAGACCGAGCCTGCGCAATGTACGACGGCAACTGTAAAAGGTCATCTGCTCCTATAAATCCACACTGTCAGAAAGTAACCGGGACACTCAACATGCTGACCGAAATTCTGAATGAGTGGTGGAGCTTACAGGATTACGAAACCCGGCAAACCATCACCGGCCGGAATGATTGTGGCTTTGACTCTCTTGACGACCACGACAGGGTAATGAACAACCACTGGTATGAACTGCCTGTCGAACAGAAAATTACGCTTTGGAGACAGTTCACAACAAACAAAGAGGCCAATCCTGATCCGGAACTGATAAAAAAGATCCATATCCATTTGAACAACCTTCGCCAGATCGACCAGCACAATGAGCTGAGTATGATTTTCTGGGACGAGCAATGTCGTGGCGAGATCAACATAGAACCATGGATATCCGAGTGGCATGCCTGCGAGTACGATTTTGCCACATGGTATGCTAAGCTACCGGACGCAATGCAACGTCGTGTTATCGAATATTACTATACACACTTAAAAGACTGAATATGAAAAAACAACTACCAGATGAAGACCAGCTACTTCAGGAAATGACTGACTGCCTTCCTGCACTTTATTTCCCGGAAAATGAAGATGACGACACGCTCCATACACTTGTCCGCAAAGAATTTTTCAGAGTCCAAGGGTTGATGCGCCTCAAATATGATATAGAAGAGGAACCCGGCGATAGCGATTCTCCTTTCGATGCGGTCGAAGACGACTTTGAACAGGTCGTTTATGCCCGCATCCGGATCGATCCCCATGTGGTACGGATTACTGCAATCCGACAAGAAACGATTCGGAAAATCAGGAAAGCGGTCGAAAAACAGAACAACATCATCGGGACATTCTACACAAATAAAGGTGTGCATTTCAAGCATGAGGATGAAAACGAAGAATATGAAAACTCACCCCTTGTTGCTATACATAATCCTGACTATCCAAGTTATGGTGGTTATGAGGGTAATACTGTCCATGAACTTTTCATCGACAAAGATGAAAAACTTATCTGTACGCTTTACGGGGAAGATGATCAGAATTTTGATGAACTAATCGACCACGTACAAATTGAAGGATTAATTAAAATCGCACATTGGCTGGAAGAACAGGGCTTCATCGAATCCGATACGCCAGAACAAAAATATGTCGCATGGCAACGGGGAGAAACCGAAATGCACATCGTATCGATCGAGATTTACAACAAAACAACAGGCGATTCATCCAGCGGTTCTGACGATATTTTTTACGACCGGAAGTCAGCATTGGAATATATCGCGCACTATTTCGATGACGACAAAATGCCGGAGATAAAGGACGGCTATTTCGTCTGCTCGATCCGGCGTTATGTTCCGTCGCTCGAAGAAAGACAAAGTTACCCGACTATCGAGAGCCTGTTCGACCTTTCCGACTGGCTTTCCATCGAACCATATTATGTACAAACCGTCAATAAATAACGATATGAAAAAACTGATTCACAAACTTAAATGGAAATTCCGCCAGCTCTATCAGCACCTGTTCTACTGGCTGGAGTGGTATTATTCCGACGAGCACCATGATCCGTATCGCTGTTGCGATTGCGGTTCCACTGACGTTGAAATGAAAATCTGGAGCAAGATCAACGAAGGTGGCCGGCCAGATGGCGATTGCGAAGAATATGAACATAGCTATTGTAATGCCTGCGAAGAAAATGTCCGCATCCGGCCGACATCCTACATGCTAACTGAAGCCCAACAATGGTGGGGAGGAACTGATTTCCGCGAAATGGAATATCTGACCGGATACCGGCAGGACGATTTCGATCCCGAAGATGGCTATCAGGATTTCGTGGACGCCTGCGACAACTGGTGGAAAGCGATGTCCGACGAAGAAAAAATTAAGGTATGGTTGAACAATTAAACATTAAAAGTTTTTGGGCTTTCATCGAAGCGAATGTCCAGAACTACCACGAACGGCAGGATGTCAAGTGCCTGAAAGAACTTCAGAATTACATCGACGGACATAAATCCACGGTCAAAGGTATTCCGGTTGAAACAGCCGTCTTACTACGGAATGAAATTCATCTCAATCTCTGCCAAGAAGCAATCAATAGCTTTGTAACCAAACTACCTGTTTCTATCACCGGAGAATCCGACCTACGCGACTACGCCGAAGCGATTGCCGACATTGCTTATGAGGCAGTGGCGCAAGGTTTCCGTCCAAAGGAAAACTCTCGTGAAACGATCAGCACGATCATCTATTGGGCCGATGAATTTACCCGCCTGCATCAGGATACAGACTGGAACGAGGTGGAATACCTCGATACGATTTACGAATTTACAGAACAAAAACTGAAAGAATAAGAATATGATACAGCAATTAATGGACGATATTCAGGCTTATCTTGGAGCCAAACCTTCACGTACAGAAGAAGAACAATGTCTCCTGAATCGTTTACAGGAAGGTTATTTCCCAATAACCTCCGTACATAGGGACGATCTTGCATCCAAGGGATTTGATGTGCGCAAAATATCTGACGGGGATATGAGGGGACTTGCAAGTAAAATGGCAGATGATTATTGTGAACAACTCTTTTGGAGTAGTATGGAAATTATTGCCGAGGACTGTTTAGGACTTCCTAAGTTTCCAGAGTGTCCATCATGCAATGAGAATCATATAACATTTGATCTCCAAAACGAAGTATGTCATTGCGAATGTTGCGGGCAGGAATGGAGTGAAAACTATACCTTGGTTGAAAATCCGGAAGAAACAGATCAGTTGCCGGATGAACTCGGCTATCCGAGCTTAGAGGCGAGGAACAGCAACGCTCGTTATATCCCGGAATACGACTATATCAGCATTTTTAGAAAGGCTCCCGAACCAAATAGCTACTACAAACCGGTTAGCTGGCCGGAATCTCAGAAATATATGCAAGACGAGAACTCCGAAGGCAATTCCATTGATGCTCTGAATGAATTAATAAACGACGAATATGGTATTGCCGAGTTCGGGAGCAATGCTGTATGGGTTCCGCTATGTAACCTGAATACTGAAAAAACAAGTAACCAATGAAAGAAAAACTCGGATTTGGATTTATGGGCAACGGCATCACCGTATGGGATTCCAGCCGTGAAGTAAACCATGATTATCCCACCGTCACTCATATCTGCTACGATCGGAAAGTGAAATACTATGAAGAACTCTCTCCGGGCGCAAGACGCCGGATCGAGAACTTCGCCAAATATGAAAACTCGCATCCCGTCAGCCAGCCGGAAATGTTGGCCCTGCATCCACTCAAAGGCTCGGCATTTATGTCATCCGGAGAAAAAGGATGCTATCTGCGTGATAATGATTGCAGCGCGGACGGTATCCTGGAATTTCTTCAGGGCACATGGGATGATACCAAAACGCCACCGGAAAATCTGGAATTGTATCAGAGATGGTGGAAGAACGAAAAAGTCGAAGAATACCTTGGATAAACCCCATTATAACAAGAAGATTTTATGCAAGAAATTATACCTCAAACCGCTTCATCCGACAACAGGAAAAATAAGCGGCTTTACGGCTCCGATGCCAAAGAAATGCTGAACTTCCTGCTCGGAGGGGAGGACAACAAACCTCTCAACTACCAGCTCCATCACGAACCTGAATACCTCGTTGATGGCTTTTACGAAAATGAACTCGCTACATGGACGGCTTTTGATAACACATCAGGAGCTTGCAACGTGGAAGAATTCGGGCAAATGTTCCAGGCTGTCGATTGGCTCAACAAATACTCAACGCGTGAACAAGGCTTCGCACCCCACGAGTTAGTAGACGGCAGAGCTTACAAAATCCATCTCAAAATAAATGCCCGTGAGATTTACAATGCCGTGTATCGCCACTGTACGCTTACAGGCAAACATTACTTTGTCAAAGGCGACGAAACATTCCTCCTTGAGGACGTGATGTGCCATTCGCTGAAAAGCCATGAAGCCAGCACAGACACATCCCCACAAATACTTACCGACTACTATTGCAGCCACTTGATCAAGGTGACTTTTACGTCGGTTATTCCCGCCAATACCCTCCAACAAATTCCTGACAGTGTGTGTGATAATATTATGGAAGCACTCAAAGAAAATGTTTCGGAAGGTAAATTCACAGAAGAAGAAACCGGCGACAATCTATATATGCCGGGCGAAGACAGCAGTGATGACAACGAAGTATATACAGTCTGTGCCGGATCGTGGCGAATCGTCGAATTGGACTTTCATCTTATCAGTCGTTTGGTCATGTGGTGGAACAATAGCTACTCAAAGAAACTGTTCAATTACGACCTGTTCATTCGCTATTTTGGAGAAACGGCTGGTACCGAATATTATGTGGAGTGGCTGGATCGCAAGGAAAACCTCATCGATATGTTCGGCTGTTTCGTCAGCGAACATGAAGACGGGCAAATATTCTGCAACATGCTTATGGAACAGATAGAGGAATACGAGAAAGAAGAACAACAACGAATAAAACATGAATAACATGCCTACACAAAAACTGATATCCAACTTTATCGGAAATAAAGTCGAGGTAACCATTGAAATACCCTCGAAGTGCAATAAAACCTATACTTCCGTGCCATTTTCGATCTCGGACGATTTCGCGGAAAAGATTGAGTGTGGCAGTAACCAGGGGAATTTTACCGACATGCCAGACGATGAATTAAGCACTGGAGATCATGGCTATATGCTCTCCGGTTCTTGGCGCGTGATTGTGATCGATTACGAGAAAATCTGCCGGATACTGTCATGGGAATATAACTTCTCACAATCCGAGACGCTGAACGAAGAAATCTTCGTCCGCTATTTCGGGGGAGTTATGGGCCACCATTATTATGGAAAGTGGAAAGATTTGTATCAACACAACCTACATGATATGCTGGTTTATTTCGGAGACAGTCATAGCGAGGGCCAGCTTTTCTGCAACATGCTCGCTGAACAAATTTACAAATACGAACAAAGAAAATCAGAATCAAGAGATGAAAAAAACTGAAAACCTCAGCCCTGTTCTTCAGGAAGGCATGGGCTACACCCTGAAGTTAAAAGACGGTCGCAAAATCGTGAATGCAATCTACTATGCCTGTGTAGCTTCCGGCAAACCTTATTTCGGCAAAGGAAATGACGTATATCCCGCCGAGGATGTACAAAGTCATTCCCTGATCGGACACAATGTCCCCGATAATTACCGGGACGAAGATAGTTCTGATCCAGATCGATTGGCTATCACCGATGAGGTCGATGAGGTGGTTAATGTTGTCACAACGCCGGAAATCAATCCAGACACCTTTCGTCGTCGTGTCAAATGCCTGATGATTTCCGGCATGACACAAGCTGAAGCCGAGAAATATGCTATTGATAAGCCAATGCAGTTGTCGCTCTTCTATGACATCGGTCTGGGCGGGTTCGCCGTCGATGCCGAAGCGGTCAGTAACGCCATTATCTACAACCCGTTCGATGGAATTGAAATCCCAAACGAAACGACCTAAAAACAAATTTATTAACCCCAAGGCGGAGAGCGAAAGTTCCCCGCCTTTTTTAATCCCAATTACTTATGAGCAAAGGATATGAAGCCCCGGTAGAAGTCCGGGAACTGGAGAAGCTGATCAACGATTTCACTTATCGAAACGGTTATGATGTAAGAAATGTCTTCCAAGACCTGCTGCGTTACATCATCCACGGATTTTCGCTTCCCAATACACCTCCTTTAGCGGACTGGAGGTACACGAAGGATCAGAACAAAACATTCTATGAAATGTTTGCCACGTGGATACAAATCATGGAAAAACAAATCAAGATTCACGGTTGGTACGATGCTTTCGGCGATCTGTTTATGGCTCTGACCTCTCAGCGTGGACAACAGCAGAAAGGACAGTTCTTCACACCCTCACATATTACTCAGTTGATGTCGGAAATAATTACGGGAAAGAAAGATTCAACGCCCGAAATACCTTCAGTATATGACCCGGCAGCAGGTAGTGGTCGAACATTGTTAGCCGCCAAAGCCGATCAGCCGCAAAGCTATCTGACCGCATGGGACATTGACTACACCTGTTGCCTGATGTGCGTCTGCAACTTTCTGATGAATAGCTGCGTGGGCGAGGTTGTGTGCATAGATACCCTTAGAATGGATAATTTCCGAGGCGCATGGATCGTCAACGGAGCCTACTACCGCACCGGACTTCCCAGCGTCCAATGGATGAACGAGCAGGAATACCTCCTCTACAAGCAGGCCGACATTCCTTCTTACGTCTTTTTCCTTGATCAGGAACGATATGACGAATACTTCCGGATGCGAGGAATATGGACTCAGATTATGTCCCTTTTCAAAGATGCTCCGGAGCCGCAGGCAGATGGTACTGGAAAAAATGAGAAAGAACCTGTTACGCAAAATCAATCATAACATAAACAGTAATAGCATGTCAATCAAAGGACAAATCACAACAGCCGAGCCGTTGGAATACGACGATTTCATTCGTTTGCTTTCCGGGCTGCACGAAGACGGCAATTATCTCTGGGAACTCTATTGTTGCATCTCTTTTTGTTCGGCCTGTCGTATCTCCGATGTCCTTTCGATGACATGGAAAGACGTGCTTGAAAAAGACGCCCTCTACAAGATGGAACAAAAAACAGGTAAGACCCGCCAAATTCCCATGAACAACAGCGTACGTCAACGGATAACGGAATTGTATCGGTTACTTGGTTCTCCGGACAAGCGACTTTCGATTGCCAGCAACACCCTCACGCAAAAGCCGTACACAAAACAACATATTAACAGAACGTTAAAGGTATTTCGGGTACGCTACCGATTGCCGATAAAACGTTTCTCCAGCCATACGTTTCGCAAGACCTTCGGACGCTACGTCTATGAAGCCATGGGCCGAACGATGGAAGCCCTGATCCTGCTATCCATGATTTTCAAACACTCCTCTCCACAGGTTACGATGGTTTACCTCGGTATCCGCCAGGATGAAATCGACGGCATTTACAACACCATTCAACTTAAATATTAAAATGCAAAGGAAAATAGAATCGAAATTGGTTACCCGCATAGAAAACGGAATTGTAACCGGGCCAAAACATATAATGCTTTCTGCCCATTCACTTTTGGATGCTTTTGATCCGAAGTTGATCTTACAAGCCATCTATCAGTTGATAATTTATCCTGATATATTCCCAGTCACGACAGAATGGGAGCGATTGACAAATCCTTACTTCCAAGTTATGATTCTTGAAGAAAACAATAAATTGCTGTATTGCGATATGCACATCTGTACAATCCCAATTTTGCTGTTAAAGGGCAATGAACTCTTCGCATTTCCCGGATACAACGCGGAGGAACTTTGTGCAGATAAATTGCTTATTAAGACAATTCAGAATCTACAATAACATCATTCGCCATAATGATAGCAGAGGTCGCCCTGACGTGAGTCCCGGCGGCCTCATTTTCTAAAAAATGCAGGCAATCCACGCCTGCCGATTCCCAGTATCCACTAATCTTATAAAAACAGAATATGAACAACATCAGCGATCTGATGGCCTCCATAACGACCATCCTTACCAACAATAACCTCAGCGAACTCTCGCTGGGCGACATCGACGAACTGACCGATCCTACCTACGTAATCTGGTATGACAACAACGGCTCACCTTATGATGATCCGGTAATCAAGGTGATGCGGGATGATGAAGGTCTCTCTTTCGAAGTCGATGCCCGTGATTTCGGTAATACCGTTACCGTTCAGGATTACGATGTTGATCGTCTGGAATGGTGGCAAGGTATCCGTGACAACATACTGGAAGTGCTTCAGCGTGATGGTACACGCCGGTGTCCGGTTTGTGGAAAGCCACTCAAAGGCCGTCAACAATTCTGTTCCGACACCTGTCGTCGGTCAGCGACCCCGCCACCCACTGTTAAGGAAGTGACAGAAGTAGCAAACCGCCGCATCCGAACGCTGGTCAATACGATCATCAAATACGCACCTATCGTTCATGCCGGAGAGTGCCCTGAAGGCAAAAAATACGAGAAGAAAGACTACACCGGCAAATCGTGCGAGCTGTGCCGAAAACGCTACTACAACAAACAGAAAAAAGAACTGATAAAAAAATACATCATCACATTATGAACTACAAACAGTATTATATCGAAACAGAATCAGCAGGTAACACCGATCTGGACCATATCAATGATGTCCGCTGTCAGGTTTACAAACAAGCCCCCGATAACTCTCTAAAAAAAGTAGAGATCGGGCAGTTTATCATTACTGGTAACGAAATTAGAGATTACGGCTCGCTCGATACGGCCATCATTGCTTACATGCGCCGTGATTATCCTGACAACAGCCCGGCAGACGAGGAAAGATACCGCAAGATGCAGGAACAGGAAGCCCAACTGCAAGCCGATCAAAAAGCCCTGCTGATAGATATTCTCAATCGTAACGAAGGCCGGATCACCTCGTATCCTGTTCCCGACGAAGACGGAGGTGTAGAATACCCGATCACGATGGCTTTTTACGGCAAGCACGGCAACCCAAACATCAGCATCACGGACGTGTACCTGAATGAACACGACGAGCCTTACGTGGATGGAATCGATGAGGAAATCGGTTCTGTCGAAAGGGGATTTCAGGTCTATCCTGAACATGTTTCGTGGGCACTCGACTTTCTCACGATCGCACTCGGTTTTAAGAAAACGGAGATAAAAAATAAATCATCCAACAACAATTAAAACAAAGAATCATGGACTTACACAAGTATTACAAAGAGAGCAAGGACGACATAAACTCGTCTATCATGGAAATCGCAAGCGATCTGGCCGTGGCCCGATTGGTCGATCAGTATAAGCAACCCTTTGAGGCATTCGTCGAGCCTGAAGATCCTGAAGATCCAGACGGCGGCACTTGTTACAAAGAAGAGTTTCAAGACGAATACAACAAATTCTACGATGAAGAATATGACCGTGTGGCCAGCCTGATGAAATTCGATTATACGGCTGAAGATGGCGTGGCGACAGATTCGGTCGAATCAAAAGCAACCGAGATAAAAACGGCCTATGGCACCGTCAGGTATGACATCGAGAATACCACCGGAGCGAAAGTCAGTGACGAGGATATTGACGATATCCTTGACCAACTTCACCGCGACACGAAAAGCGTGGGCGATTTTATCGTCAACACCGAAATCTGCGGGCGCAATGACTAAAGTAGTATTCCGCAAATGGAAAGAGGGTGATGTAATTGCCCTCTTCCCCGATGAACCGTGGAATCGGCACGATTACACGACAACATCCTATATGCACGTGGGCCAACATGGTGCTGCCGACTACACCGGTGTAATTACTGTAACCCGGCCAGCTCGTGAAAACGAATATCAGAACCTATTGGCAGAACTGAAAACCATCGGCTATAACGACCTGCACATCATGCAACGGGCAAGACCTAAATTTAATTAAATATCAACCAATTATGAGAACATTCAAAGAAGGTCAGCGAGTTTGGTGGAATGATCCGGCCGCAGAAACATCCGGTGAATACAAGGTGCTCGATCCTAAAGACGATTATAATGCTGACACCACGGAAGGAGACATTGCTGATTTCGACGATCGCATGATTCTGATCGGCAACGGTACAAGCGAAGCCGAAGTATATGCGGAAGAACTCGTTATCTTATAATCTTAACACTCAGCTTATGTCAGTAGTATGCAGTATTTGCGGCGGCACTCACATTACCTGTGCCGCCATAGTTGATCCCAACACCAAGCAATTTATCGCCTTCGGTTACGAAGCGTGGCTCGACGGACAGTGTGATAATTGCGGAAACGTAATCCTCACCGATCCGGAACAAGTACAGGACGAGATAGATTGTCAGTACCGGATATTCAAAAGCCAGCATTCCACAGAACCCCGCTTCGCTTTGGTCGAATACGTCGATACCTCCAATTACGAGGGAAGTCAGAAAGGATACGTGAAGCTGGGCAACAAAACTTCCGGTGATTCTCCGAGGATCATCGCTTTCTGCAACAGTATCGAAGAACTAAATGCGATGACCGTGCCCTCCGAAACTCGTGAGTTCACGATTATCGGATGTTCAGGTTTCCAGCGTGAGGCTATTAGATAGTAAAACAAATAAACGGATAAATATGGAATCACAAAATTATGAATTTCAAATAGAAGACAAGACCATTTCCGTTACGTCAGAAGAGGTTACGACATTCTACGGGCCTCATTACAGCCTGTCAGACAACGACATAAATGGCTATGCCCAATACGTCGCCAGAACCAAATATTACAAGACGTGCGAAAGGTGGTTGGATAAAGCTCTCATCCTCCGACTAATCGAAGAAGAACGGCTGATGAAGGTCCGCGAGGCAGATGGATTCAAGCTGCAACTTTCCTTCGTGTGGTTTGTGGAGTTGAAAAGGGAGGATTGTGGCGACTTCAGGTACACCTTGGATGCGTATTGCCTGGACAACCCACAAACATTCAACCGGAGATACACGACCATGGAAGCCGCTTTACTTCATTGCCTGAACGGCTTCAACGAAAACGCCAATCTTCCCAATAGATACAAATCCTTAAAGAGTTATCTGAACAAATAATAAAACCGAACAACATGATAAGAGCAACAATTATTCTCGGCGAAGGTGCCGTGAACCACTATAATGAAACCGGAACTCTCCCCACAGACCAATGGCTGATGGATAACGGAGGTGTGGTCGATGAAAAAGAATTCCAGACCAAAAGGGAATACGACGCCTATGTACAAGCATTGTTCGACGCCAGCGGCTGGGGCGACTATCAGGTTATCCGGCCTTCTGAACCAGAAATCGAATCAGAACAGTCTGTTGAAACATCTGTCTGGATGCGTCTGGGCGCATCCTTACTTGGCAGTAAAGAAGAAATCGGGAAAGTTTTGCAAGGCGATGAAACAACATTGATCCAGCTTCTTCAAGAGCGTAAATTCAATATCGACGGCGAAAGCTACATTCCGCAATCGTGTATCGAGTCATACAACAATGAAAACGGAACAGACTTCGAGGAAGGCGATGTTAATTTCTACTCGCTGGATATAGCGGTAAATAATCAACCGCAAGGAAGAATCTATATGACACCGCAAGAACAAGCCAAACAACTGAACGATAAAATCGTTGCCAGCCTTTGCCACGTCACGGAATACCCCGACTGCTGGCTGCCTCATTCCGTCTGGGTGGAGGAAGTGGACGACACCGGCGATCCCACATACCGCCACTACATGCTGGAAAAGATACGTCCGGACGGCACATGTGACCTGTACAATCCGAACACGGGCAAACTGGAACACGACGATTGCCACCTCAGCGAAATCAACATCGATTGGTTGGTGGTACTCTGGAACCGCTACATCGAGCTGTGTATCGACCAAGACATGTGGAAAGACCACGCTGTCGAGGTCTTGCAGGAACATTTCGATGTTGCTGAAATGACAATCCGGGAATTTGTTGATGATCATTGGCAGAACCTGCTGCTCGACGAAGACAACATCGAGGCGTTCAAACAGTGGGTAGTTACCGATTATTGAAACGGAGGGCTAATATATGGCAAAACGTAAAACACTCGACGACTGTATCCGGCATCTTTTGGGAGAAGGGATACTCGTCCCCCTGTATTTCGTGCAGGGAATCAACGTCCTGAAAACAAAGGTCGATGCGATGACCGACGAAGAACTCTACAAAGAATTCAGTGGCTTATTTGCCCCGAAACAGATTCGGGCCGATATAACATACCTTTTCACGAAAATCAACAACTTCATACAAACTCAAAAATAAATCGGTTATGCTGATCTCAAAAGACTTAGAAAAAAAACTGAGAGAGTCCGAAGCCGTTGTCTTATTGCAAGACGGTAAGGATACTGATGGTAAACCCCGGCTTGTCCTGCGCAAAATACAGGGTACATGGGGCGAATGTGACCCATTCAAAGGTGGCGTCTGTTTTCCGCCGCTGTCCGACGGCAACGACCACATCCGGTATGAATCCGTTTTAGGTTATAATACCGGCCGAAGAGCCAGCGTCCAGGCACTCCTGCAAATGGAACATGCCATCGCAGGTTGGTCATTGCCTTATGCCGAATGGCCAACCTTTGTCAGTAATGCAACCGAAGGGTTATTAAAGGCCAAGTTACCGATAAATCACCGGCTCACGGTCAAGGCACTTACCACAATCCAGTATTGGTATATTGATAATTGGGCCGGTCATAGACATTCATTTGTTAGACTGGATGATGCCAAGCGTTATGCCAAACGAGAAACAGGCACCAGCGTCACTATTCACTCTGCGGTTACAGGCGATATCGTCTGCTTCGCTCCCACATCAGGCTATTGTCCGCCGTAGGAGCATGGACCGTGCGAATAATCTAATATACAAAAAATAATATATGGAATATGACATACACAGTTACGATCGATACATTGTGAGCTTCAGCGGCGGTAAGGATTCTACCGCCACTTTTTTGTACCTGCTCGACCAGGGCATCCCACGCGAGAAAATCGAGTTATGGCATTATCGAAAGTAAATCGTTATCAAAAGCCTATTTGCTATTTATTTGATAATATTATATTTACTCGCAAATCGCTTTCGATAACGATATGTCTTACCTGGCCAAACTTTTGAGCCACTCACGAAGTTGGGAATTGTTTTCCCAAGATCGCTCTTCGGATTGCTTGGGAATAATATTTACATAAGCGGCTTCTAATGCTTCTCGTTTCTGTTTAGAGTCTGCCCGTGCATAAACTTCCGTGGTCTGTATTGATACATGGCCGAGAATATCACGGATGTAGATAAGATTGACACCCGCTTGTAAAAGGTGCATGGCCTTGCTATGGCGTAGAGTGTGCGGACTTATTTTTTTAGGAAGCAACTCCGGTTGAAGTTTGCGTACGTTGCCAGCGTAAATATTTAGTATATATGCTATACCAGCATTAGTGAGCTTTCCCCCTCGATTATTAGCAAATAGAGGTCGTTGATTTTCAGATGGTTGATCGAGATTATTCTCGGACATATAATTCTGAAGTAATTTTACTTGTTCCGCTTGAAGAGGTACGATTCGTTTTTTGTTCCCTTTTCCCCATAAAGTTACACAATACGGTTTGTTCAGATTTAACGACGAAGCAGTGAGGTCGATGAGTTCTTGTACTCTTGCTCCACTATCGTATAGTAATGCTATTAGTGCCAGATCTCTACGGCCGATTTTTGTATCAGTGGGTATTTGTTCCAGCAAAAATTTGATACCTTCTATCGTTAAATAGTTTACAGCGCTTTTTTTCTGCTTTTTTATTTTGATCGATAAGATGTCCTGCCATTGATTCATGCGCTGTATATCTTCATACTGCATATATTTAAAGAAAGCATGCAATGCTGCAAGTCGTTGATTTCTGGTCGCATTTCCACATTGCCTATCCTCTTGCAGCCAATCCAGAAAACATAATAATACTTTCTTGGTAAGATGGTTGAGAGATAATTTATCGGCCTTAATACACTCGTGCTCATCCATGAAAGAGAGTAATAATGTGAACGTCCCGCTATATGCTCGAATAGTATGGGGACTTGCGCCCCTTTCTCCACCAAGATATTCAATAAAGAATTTCGTTAAGTATTTTGCAAAATCAGTTGTTGCCATAATAATTCTCTAAATTTAATTTGCTGGGAAAAACAAAAGACGAAACTGACTGTTCCATACGGACAATGTCAGGATACATTTCATTGGTGAGCCTTAAATATTGTTCGGTTGAGCGTGTATCCTTATGTCCAAGAAAAGCTGCAACAATAGGAAGGGCACAATAAATATCGACTTTATCCTCAATTAGTTTAATTAAAGAATGCACTGCGCAAGTATGACGTAAATCGTGAACACGCGGGCCAGAACCATTGCCAATATGTGGTATTTCACAGATGTATAGTATTTTCTTGAACCATTTATAAACCGGTCCTGATCGTAAGGGCTCTCCTATAGTGGAAATGAAGAAATGACTTTCAGGAGTCGACAAGCCTTTAATGGGTATTTTGTTCCGATACTCCTGATATTGCTTGAGAACATTACACAACGATGAATTGATAGGGGCTAATCGCTGTACCTTATTCTTTGTTTTCTTGAGTATAATCCAGTGATTATCAATACTAATGTCTTCATTCTTAATAGATAGAGCTTCGTTTATCCGTAATCCGGTACTATAAAGCAGCCTAAACAGAGCTGGTAATGCGAAAAGGATACAATCCATATTACTGCTATGCAAAGTTAATCCATCGCATATCTTAAAAATCTTTTCTATTTGTTCGTGAGTAAAAATATAAGGAGTAAAATCACTATTATTTCTGGGCGGTGGCGAAATATAACATTCACATCCTAAATGACATAGATAACGACAAAATGAATTCATAATACAGATCTTGTCGTACAATGTCTTTTTCTTATCATTAACACAAGTTTTTCTCCATGCCGCAATATGCTCCCTGGTAATGTACGGTTCTGTTACACCTGCGTCCATAAAGAACTTATCAAACTCCAGAAACTTCCATTTGTATTTAAGAAGTCCGAAACCTAATGCCCGCTTCATATCAAGGAAGCTATTGAAATAGGGCGCAAATACACTTTTATACACAAATTGCTCACTCATAAAACACACCTCCTTTCTGATAGTAGAATGCCGTAGGAACAACGGGAACATCAAGGGAGCAACGCATTAGGTTATTAATATCTATACGCAGATAGTTCATTGTCGTTTTACTGTCTGTATGTCCCAACGATTCGGAAATAACTGGTAATCCAACTCCATTACGCAATAATTGGCTTGCCAGAGTATGCCTCATTGAGTGAGGACCAAATTTCCTGTTCCGTATGTTTACTCCAGAAGATTTGATTATTCTACTAATAGCTCCATTTATTATCATGCGATTTACTGGCCGATATGGAGCAGACGCAGAAAGGAAAATCTGTTGAAAATCAGATACAGGTCTCCCATATTTCAAATAATTAATGATGGCCTCGCCAATTTCGGTTAGTAATGGTAGATCCATATCCTGCCGGGTCTTATACTGAGTGAGGCTGATGATATTTTTGTCCCAGTCAATATTGGTGAACTGGAGGCCGGCAATATCAGATACCCGTAGCCCAAGCCTGGTTGCCAAAAGGAGCATCGCATAATCGCGTTTCCCAACGGGGCTTGCTTGGTCTGCCGATTGTTCAATTTGCTTAATTTCTTCGGAATTGTAGGTTGATGGTAGCTTTTCTCGTACAGGAAGGCGATTATTGCGAAGAACGTACTCAATGTCCTTTTGCAAATACTTTTGTTCATTAATATATCGGCAAAACAGACGCATTGTGTTGAGATAGTTTCGCTTACTGTTTTGTGCAGATGCAATAAATGAAAGAACATGATCTTCCGTTATCTCGGAAACATTAGACACCGAGTTTAGTGATAAATGCCTAATAAAATAGCACAGAATGCGTTGATGTTCATCAAGTGTTATTTTACTACGGCGTTTTGCCGCTAATGATTCAATGCACTTATTCGCAATATCTCCTATTGGTCCGGAAAGTGAATAATTAGAGTATGGTACAATTCTGAATCGGATGCCGCCGGAGTCAAGATAATCCGTAAGTACATGTACACTCCGACGATAGGCTCGTTTTTGAGAGGGACAACAATCTGGGAGAGAAGTGCTGATAAAGTTTTCACCTATATCGGCATTATAATTAGCAATGGAATATCGATCCATGTACTTTATAATTCCGTTTCTCCACAAACCAAAATAGTCAGCAATGCGACTTTCTGAATAACCATTATCCCTCAAGCAGGTTGTACACGACCTTATAAGGGATTTAATTTCTTGTTCTATTATCATATGCTATCTTTTTATGGAGTGTAACTTTCTACACCCCAACTAAAGATAGACACAGATTAGTTTTCTTACTGTTTCTTTTATAAAAATAAATTCCTTTTTATGGCGTTCCTAAATTCGTTATATGCTTTCACAATAACATAATAACGAGACTTGAGCCCTTCGATAATTTCGTCTGAACGTTTATCGTATTCTTCCCAAGGCAACATTTCTCCAGCCGCCTTGTCAATCCAACTGAAATAGCTGTTTTTTTCTGCTTCCATTTTTTGTTCATAAGTCAAAGTTGCAGATGGGTCTATCTCCCAGCGGCTCTTCATTGGTGTGAATTGCCCTGCTGTAAATAATGTCAGATTATGTATCGCGTCCTTCAGTTGGATCGCCTTTTCTTGTAATTCCGATATTAAAAAAACATTCTCTTGTTGCTTTAGGAATTCTTCGATAGAATCAAAGTATTTTAGCTCCCAATAACTTATTCGTTGATTGTTGACTATACATTCATTGGTCACCATAAAAGTTCGCTCATTAATGATTAACTGTTGCAATGCTGCATAAACCTTACGATCATGCGTAATAGTACTTTGTTCATAAACATTTTCATGGAGTTCGCGAGAATATCTAATAGCTTCGAGAATAAAATCAGTAAGTCTTAATTTCGGCTTATCCTCCAAAGAGAAGCAGTTTATACGTCTGTGGCGAATATCAAAAGGGAGGTCATTCACTTTCCCCATATCGGACCTCATCATTAGTATTATCCGATATTCTCCAATAGCCCTTAAAGCAAAACCTGCTTCAGCCATTACATTCGGATTTGGAAGCAGTTTTTCAGAGCCTTCATCTTTCCCCTCTATTACAGCAATAGGGGTAATATCTCCGATAAAAACATCACATTTATTGATTTTTGCGTGAACTGTACTCACAATTTCAGGAGAGCCAGATCTGTTCTGTGTACTGTGGTCATAATCTATGGTGCAGCCTTTCATCTCAGGCATAGCAGCTATTTCTTTTACAGCATCCTTAATTTTCTGATCTATAAAACCGGTATTACCTTTTACATCCGATTGCCAGGAAAAGAATATATGAAACTCATTTTTCATAAAGCATTACTAATTAAATGTTTTGTAAAGATAGCTTTTGTATGTCGTATAATTAAATTTTTACATGATTAATGTTGAAATATTATCGGAAGCAATAAGTTCTAAAGTTTAATCTAACTATCTGAGGCACATTCAAAATAATAACAAACTTTTGATAACGATTTACTTTCGATAATGCCAATTATCAAAACTTGTGATAATTGGCATCAGGAAATAGATGGTCGTGATCGTAACTTCTTCGATTGGGAAGTAACAGCCGACTACTGCCGCCGCTTTGCAGAGGCATTCGGAGTGAAGATATACTTCCAGTGGAAACAGGGCGGATTCTACCGTGAGATGATGAAAGAGAACACCCTGACGGCTCCCAACTATTTCGAGCTTCTCGATGGCAGCATCGATCACTCCGGGGGAATACGAGGCGAGCCACGCACCCGGCTTCGTTTCCCGCAAGCCGTCGCAGATCTGCGCACCCGTTGGTGTTCCAGCTACCTCAAAATAGACGTTTGCAAAGCGGCTATCATCAACCAGCCCCGTTTTCAGGGAATACGGACGCTTGTACTCTCCGGCGAACGGGGCGAAGAAAGCCCCCAACGGGCCAAATACGCGATCTGGGAGCCGGATAGTGCAGACCTTCGCAATGGGAAAAAATCACGTTATGTAGACCGCCACCGGCCTATTCGTGACTGGACAGAGGCAGAGGTCTGGGCTATCATCAAACGCTATCGGGTACGTGTGCATCCTTGCTACTATCTGGGCTGGAGCCGCTGTTCCTGCCGTTTCTGTATTTTCGGTAACAAGCACCAGTTCGCCAGTGCCGCCAATATCAGCCCAGAACGGATACAAGAGATCGCCGGTCTGGAAAAATTGTTCAAATGCACGATCAAACGCAAATGCGACATCCTTGCCTTCATAGCTTCCGGAACGCCATATTCTTACATTACCGACGAACTAAAGGCAATCGCCACAAGCTATAGCTACGATCTGCCCATTATTCTTTCCCCGGACGAAGAGTGGATGCTGCCTGCCGGGGCATTCGGCGAGAACTGTGGCCCCATGTAATAAATAACAAACTAATAAACCTCAATAATATGGATGATATTTTAATTCTACCTGGTAACGAACAAGAACTGTTCGACCATTATTTCGATGCAACAAAGTATGCAGACCTGAAAGAACGTCACTCGCTTCTTCAGCGAGCAATCAACAACACGCTACCGATTCAGGAGCGACGTCGGCATAAACTGACCGGTGAAGTTGCCGACTTACTCAAGGAATACCATCAACTCACCCATAAATTATTCCAGGCGGCTATGTTCTCATTTGCCACCCGTGTCTGTGAAGAGCAGAAAGAAATCTGCGAGCAACAGTTCTGGATTGCTCCCTGCGGTGAAGAGGCTGAATACATTACCGACGGCCGGATGCCTGACTTATGTGACGATCCGGTTCTCTATGCCCGGATAAAAGACTGGTGGTTGGCTCTTGACCTCGAACAAATGAAAGAGATTAGCGCCATCTTCGAAGACGATTTTGGTCCGGTCTATTCGGAAGGTTCGGATGACGATGAAACAGAAAGTTTGATCGGTCGCCGTTGGCAATGCCTGCCTCTCCAATCCCGTAAAAGAATTTATAATCACTATAACCCTAAAAGCTAACCGCTATGCTATTTCCCGTTTCTATCACCATCGACGGCTATCTCCAGGCTGACAGTTATGAAGAAGCTCAGGAACTGGTTTCCCGGCTGGAAATCAGAGAACTTAAATTGCAGGACGAAAACGAACCAGATGATTCGTTCGGCATCGAACTCGAACAAATGGAAATGGCGGATATTTCCGTCCTCCCTGAAAAAGAATAAAAACAACTGATACCCAATGAATAAAGATCGAAGACAACAACTAAGTGATGCTAAAGAGGCTCTGGACGACGTTATTTCCCAGCTCAACGACATCCGTGACGAAGAGCAGGACGCTTTCGACAACATGCCCGAATCTCTTCAAGAATCCGAACGTGCTTCCAAAATGACTGAAGCTGTCGATGCAATCGACCAGGCTATCTCATCCATTGAAGAGACACAACAATCGATAGATGAAGCCGCAGCGTAAAAAAGTCATCGGTTGCCACCCGGATTCCAAACGGTACCATTATTCTTATAAAGAAATCTTTCAATTAAATCAGAAAAGTATGACAACAATCAAAAGACTGTTAGACAACTACTTCGCGGCAACGGAAACTGTATCCGACCAACTCTGCGAAGTCGAACGGCAAGAAGATGAAAAGATCAGGAATATCCGGATGCCGGATATCCATGTACCAAATTATGCGGAGCAGGTAATTCGTCCTATTTTCCAAATGCTGGCCGAAGCTCTCCCGGAATACAGTATCTTTGTTCCTGCGCCGAAAGCATGCAAGCTCAAGGACGGGATCTTCCAGATACGCTCCAAAGCTACATGCCTCGGAGGTTTATCTTATCCGACAGACAAGGATCATAAGCTCTATTTCTTAGCCACTACACATCGTAAAGTAGGTGAGCCGCAGGAAATCGAAACCTTCGAGCAACTGCTGGAGATGATCCGTGCGGAACTCAACAAACGAGGATTGCTTATCCTCCCCAAACATTTATAAAGTTTCAACGATGAATGAACAGAAATTGAAACAGGAACACGAGCGACAGGTCAAATACAGGATTCTGCTCTGCCTGTTGCCGTGGATTGCCGTAATACTGATTGCGGTCATCAGCATACTCAAAGATTATTTCCACCCACCCGATCCGATGGACGACAGCATCAACGCCGCAAGGGAAATTGTACGGCATCTGGAAGTCTGCGATTCCACTCATAACGGATTCCGCGTGGTATATGCCACAACCGAAGCTGTCACGACCTTACGTCTGGAAGAAATACGGTCAAGGGAAGCTCTCAATAACGCTTTCGATAGCTTAGAGCATAATGCAGCAGTCCATTTCGGAGGAAGCCTGCTCCAAATCGACATCTACGACTTTGCAGCATACGCCCGTCATTTCGATGTGGACGACGATGTGCGGATGCACAATATCTTCGTTTTCGGTAAAGAAAAGCAGGGAATGTACACCGGAGTAAATCCGGAGATAAAGAATCCGGCTACATGGATCAACCCCTCGACCGAACAGGGAGTGCAATACATCGATGCCGATGATATTTATTTCCGTAAGCAAAAGTCCGAACGGGTCTATCGATATTGGAAGTGTTACGGCAATAACTCAATCTCCACTACCGACGAGCGTTTCAGCCATTTCTCCGAACCCGAAAGACTGTGGTAGAAACATAGCGTTTACTCTGTAAATACTCCTGATTTGCACCATAAAAATAGATGAAAATTTATTTTGTTTGTTAGAAATGAAAGTATAAATTTGCCGTTATATTTTTGTAATATTGATTGATTCGCAGTTTATTAATTGAACGTAAACCAGATTGAAGAATATGAATAAGGAGTATGATATCAGAGCAAACGCAGCTCAAGTTTGCGTCCTCGGAACGAACGGGCGAACTGATCGGATTCGTATCAAGACATTCCAAAACCAAACAGTTGAGAGGGGTACGTGAAGATTCCCCCTACAAAAAGAAAATTTGTGTGCTTTCAGAAGACCTGAAAGGAAAAATCGTCCCCAACGTTCTCTATGCCGTTGAACTGAAAGCAATGCACTCAGGCAATGGGTTTGTGGTTGTTGCTGCAACCCCGGTACTTTTCAAAGCGATCATCGAGACGCTTCTATCTCCCAAAGGGACATACAAGGTTACAATCAACTTCGGTAACAAGACGATCTATTTCGATCCGCTGAAAGGTAAGACACACTCAAGCCGGACGGTCGCAGGTGTAGTTGCCCTGTTGCGACAACGGATCGACATCGAAGATCAGGAAGAAGTCATCGAACGCTTCAAAATCGAAGCCCAGAAACTTCTTCAGAAAATGGCGGACGACGGAATGTCAACTCTTGATATCCCCGGCCTATGATGCGTCCGGAACAAGGCGTTGCCACCGACGGGGCACATTCCATGAAAAGAGGAGTTACCCGGTACAGAGCCATAGACTTGGCCACCGGAGAACTCCTCTTTGAAAATAATCTGGGTAATCAGACTATAAATATAGGTGAATTTTTGGGTGTCGTTGAAGCGGCGAAATATATCATTGAGCACGACTTCACGCCCCGCATCATCTATACCGATAGCCAAACAGCCCTGACATGGTTTACCGAGAAACGGACTGCTTCCCGCAAGAAAAACTCCGCCGTTAAGAAAGCAGAAATCTTCCTGAAAGTAATGGCCGCAGAAATTGACCGCATCCAGGTGATCCATTGGAATACGACTGAGTGGGGTGAAATACCCGCAGACTTCAACGAGAAATAATCATGGCGAAGCTCAAAAAAGACCTGCATAAATACGTCGAACTACGGGAAGAAGACTATCTCCGGTTAGTTGAAGACGCGATACTGGTAGAGGCTATGCGGTTGGCCGGTATAGAAAAACTACCGATATGGAAAGCCATTCGACGGATCTTAGACGACAAACGTATAGAAATCCACGTCAAACCAATCAATCGCCGCTACTCCGAATAACAGTACAACCAACCAATGCCCGATACATTTCGGGCATTTTTATTACCGATCCGCCAGACACAAAAATCCCCCGGAAACACATATTTCCGAGGGATTAATCAAATCATTCGAGGAATATCCTCAATCTCACAAGGCCATTCAAACAGTATCTTTCAAACTATGTATCTATCTATGAATCCGATACATAGTTCACTTTTATTCGTAAGTGAACCACTGTATAAAAGCCTGTTAAATAACGTCTTACTTTCAACAAAACTGTATATCTTTGTACTCGCAGTTAAAGCTATTATTAACCGGCTCATGTAAACCTGTATGTCGGGAATAGCCTATCTTGCACCAATTTAACTCTGAAACACAGAGAGTTGAAATAAACTAAAGACAACCCTTTTAAGACACCTTCTTTTGTGATCGCGACAGGATTCAAACCTGTAACCGGCTGATCCGTAGTCAGCTACTCTATTCAG